TGTAATGTGTTGGCAAGCTCATTTGAGGTAATGTTAACATAATTGGACGTTGAAGTGTCTGAAACTACCATATTCAATCCAGATATACGTTGACTGATGATGTTAGATGTGTGTTGTAATGTGTTAGCAAGCTCATTTGAGGTAATGTTAACATAATTGGATGCATGCTGTATACTGATTGCAAAATGATTACTTGTATTTTTTACATAATTTGAAGTGTTCAGTATACTAATTGTCAATCGATCAGATACATTCTTTACATAATTGGATGTATCTCTATCAGTAAATGTTCCTGGGTTTTGAAATACTATGTCTGAAAATTTTGACAGGATAAGGTTGTTCAGATAATTTGAAGTGTCTTTAATCATATTACATGTCGCATCTAAAGTGGATTGTAAATTATAAATATCACTTATGAGATAAGGTGTTTGTGGCGGAGATGCAACAATACTTGTTATATTATTCACATATAAAGATCCAAGAACATTCAAATTTTTATCATACACGCCGTCAACAATGTATCTATTAATGTTTCCATTTTGGATTTGGTCTAGATTCAAATTGGCTATATTCAATGCATAATACTGGTTAAAATAAGTTGGAAACAGATCACGAATATATGCATTAATTTTATTAGCAACAAATATATCATCATAATATTTATTTATTTCTCCTTCAGGGATTTCATCTGTACTGCTAATAGTCGTGCCAAAATCAGCTGTCTTCCAATACATTGTACCAATTTCATCAACACTAAGTACAACATTTGTAGTATCACTTGGCATATCAGGCAAAACATAATGAATGTTACTTACTAACATAGGATTCGCATTCAGTGTTATGGCGTAATTCACATTGCTACTATATGTTCCTATAGAAAGTGTATCAGTGTATATACCAGTTTTAACATACAATGTGTGCCATATATTTGATGTATGTTGCATCTGATTATCAAGATCATAAATCTCATTTTCTTTGAATCCTATTGCAGTATGTAGAGCATAAGTGTTACTATATTTGTTATTATTTCCCAAAAAAAGAATTTCGTTATTGCTATAATTATCATAGCGTAGTAGTGTATCACCTACATTTATAACAAAATTAGCATTAGAATTATTGAGATTATATCCAATGATAATAGGTTCTGATGCGAGTAATTGCGAATAATCCATCATTGAATTATCAAAGTTTTTATTCCCAATTATGATGATATTGCTACTGATAGCATCTGATGACAACAAATTATTATTTCCAATAATAAGTGATTCACTTGTACCATGTGGTAGATAATTCTTATTTCCAAAAACCATGTTTTGTAGTCCTTGTATATTGTTTTGAAGCCCGATAGAAATATTTTGATACCCTGAATTAATGTTTGATGTTCCCAATGATATAGAATTATTTTCTGTATAATTTGCATTTCCTATTGAGATGATATCATATATTTCCAATGACTTATCATTATCCGCATTTTTACCAATAATGATATTATTTGAACCAGCGTATACATTCAAACCTGCCTCAAAACCAACAAATATATTTTTACTAACATTTATACTATTTTGCCCAGCCTTATAACCAACAAATGTGTTATAAAAATTTCTAAAAAGTGTAGCTGTATCTAGAATATTTTGTCCAGAAAATTCTCCAACAATAGTGGATTGATTTTCAAAACTTATATTATTTGTTATATTACCTGCATTGTATCTTGCAAAACCAGTTGCAAGAATATTATTCATTATTCTTTTATTATATAATCACTTTATATCCAAAAACAGATATACCTATCAAAAATGTAATAGAATACAATATAGGTACAAGGTGAAAGACAATAGGTGTTTTTGTATTTGATATATTCTCATCAATTTTACACATGACTTTTTGATACTCATAGCTCTTATCATCATTATGACATAAATCAAACAAATATTGCAATTTATATTCAGACATTCTTATATATATCTATTACATAATTTTTATATACCTTATATATTAGATGTCAACAGCATTACCTCAATGGAACGAGATAAACAATGTCAACAACCTACAATATAACAAACCATATCAAGATTTTGATTATAGTAAATACATCAATGAAATTAAGCTCAGCAATTTTGCACATGCAGGAGGAGGAGCGATAAAAAAGAATTCACGTAATACAAACAACAATCGTATTAGTAATGTTATAAAACACATGTATTCAGACTATTTGAAAGGAAAACCTTCATATATGAAAGGAGGAGGTACAACTGGAATGAATTTACCGATTTCGGTACAAGATACATATAATTTAAACAATTTAAATTACAATACTTGCTATAATGCTCCAAGAGTCAAGTATGTATCTACTGTTCCTTATTCAAGTTTTCAGCTATAGGAAAAAACATTTCTTTAGCTACGTTATAAGCTTTCCATTTTGTATCAGGTATATACATTTTTTTTTCATGAATTTTTGCATATTTTTCAAGTGTGATAAGCATTTCTTGTGAATATTGAGTAAATTCTTGAAGACTGTTTGAAATCTCTGCATATGTATCAATACCATATGTATGTTTCAATTTTTCAGGAATTATTATGATAAGAGATTGTATAAGTTCCAATATGTTGTCTTTTATATCAGTAAATATAGACAAATATACTTCTGCATCATACCTTCCTGCCAATATATAAATATACACTTTCATAAGTTTGTTTGCATTTAATATAATATCACCATAGATAGTTTTATTGAACTTCCTGATAAATCTCAGATTAGTTATTATATCAACCAGTTTGGTGTTTTGTTTCAAGTATTTTATTTTCTTAGGGAATTTATCAATGTAAAAATTTTTTTCATTCACCTCCTTTCTATCTTGGATGTCAGTATCAATTGTATTTTGTACATATGCAATGTTTGTTTCTTTATTAGCTGATAATGTATTTAGATAGAAATATAAAGCATATGAAATAAGAATGAGAATAATAACAATGACAAGTTTGTTAATATTTACCTTTGAAAATAAAAAGAATAGAAAAGCAAGTGTGAATATTGCAACATAAAATTCAGTGTAGATATTTGCAATCATCACTAACCTTAAACATTATGTATATAATAATACTATGCATCTGCGCCATCAATAAAATATAGAATAAATGAAAGTATGACAAGAACTATTCCAATGAATATTTTCCTGTCATTTCTAAAAAATATAATGAATAACTTGTTTCTATAATCATTTGTGCTTACATATTTGCGTTCTGCATTGAGTGAAGTGATGTCATTCAGTATATCGACTACAGTTTGAATAGTACCTGTGTACAGTTCTGCAATGGTATATTCATATATCATTTTAGGTCCATTTCTATCAAAATGATTAGGTAGTACATCAAAAAGCTGATTAATTTTTTTTTCAATATTTGATTCTATGTATTTTTCAACATCAGCATCTAAAACATTACTTGTTAATTCACTATTCATTACTACAAAATGATAAATATATTTTCATAGTTATTTTTAGCACACTTATGTTCTAAACTATTTATCAAATAATATGCATCAAGTCTACATTAGAAATAAGATTTCTCCTACAACAATATCTTGTCAATCCCAATCCATCCAAGATTGAAGCAGTTTGAATATTATCGAAATTTTTAAACAGAGGGTTTGTTGTATTTTCTTTTTTATCAGCTTTTAATTTTTCTACCTCCTGTATATAATAGTCAATTTTATCAGCCATGACTTTTCCACATGTAAAACAACGAATAGGGATAATCATCTTTATACAAATATTCTAACAGTTTATATCATTTTTTTTTTATATGTGTATTGTCTGATTTTTTTTATATATATATATTATAGGAAAACATAATGGCTTATGCAAGCATATTGGCTAAATTATCTGAACTTGAAAATAAAATTCAGGCAATGAATGAAAATTCATCGTTATCCAGCACTCCATATAGCACACCTGACGTATCTGATTTATTGAACAGATTAACCTCGTTAGAAGCAGCTCAATTGCAAACACAACAAAACTCACAGACTGTATTACAGCGCATAGTTGATCTTGAAACATCTCAAGGTCAAACACAACAGAGTTCACAAGCTGTGTTAGAACGTGTAGCTGTTTTTGAGCCAAGGTTGGATGTAATTGAATCTAGTATAACTGATATAAATAACAAAATAAACAACCTTGAAACTGTTTTTTTAGATAAATTAACACGAATTGAATATGTAGTAATAGCAGATTTGTCAACAAGAGTAGAAGCTTTAGAATACAAGATGTCTGAATAGCTTAACCAATAATGTATTTTGATTTTTTATTTTTACATGCTTCCAATTGGTTCTGTTCATATTGGAAAACATTTATCGTATTATTCAAAATTTCTGAAGATTTTGCAATAAAACCATGATTTTCTTCTAGCTTTTCACAAGCCTCTACCATGTATTTTTTTGCATTTTCATAGTCTTTGTGTTTATAATAGATAACTCCTAATGTATGGATGCTATCAGGATTGTTCAACTTTTCAAGTTGTTTATAATGCTCGTGAGCTTCAGATAAAGTTTTTTCAGATACATGCTCTATATTTGTAAGTTTTGCAAGATTGACATAGTGTATATTTTGAAATAAGAAGTTCGTATTGTTTACAGATGTTGGAAAAATCCCCATTTTAGTTCCTTCCAGAAAAGTATGTTTATTTAGTACATATGCTTTGATTTCCTTATTATCCCATATGAATTTTGATATAGCATTTTTTAAACTATACTTAAAGGTACTTAAATAGTCGTAAAGTTTACCAGCAACCGATGGTGTAATAAAATATGAACTTTTATTCAGTAAAAATTTGTACTGCTGTCTTGATTCAACGAGAGCAAGTTCTTTGGTATCAATGCTTGAAATGCATGTGAATAATATGTCCCAATCTATCAGTTTATCATCATAAAAACATTGTAAAAGCTCCTTGATATTATGCAGATAATCTTCTCCAAGAAGCACATCATCTTCAATTATAAAGTGAAGTTCGTCATTTGATGTTAAGTTCTTTATAATATTGTATATTTCTCTGTGTCTTTCTATGTTAGAAATTTGGCATATATTCAATGTTTGAATGAGAGTGTTGAACTGGTCATCCGCCATTTTTCCTTCTTCTTTGTCATAATTGACTCTTTTGTTATATTCTTCAATATGGTTTTCAATGTACTCTTTTGTTGGCTCTTTTACCATGATGATTTTGAATTGCATCCCAATATCATCTGTAAATTTTTTTAATAATTCAACTGTACTATTAATGTACTTTAGTCTGTTTGTCAATTGGGTAGAATATATTACATACAAGTTCAAAACCTTCATTATGAGGTATATTCAGTGCAAATCTTTATACCTCGCAAGATAAGAAATAAAAAAATGAATATATAAGATAAGAATATAATATATCTATAAAGATGGAATTTTGCTGTGTATGCAATAACATGCTGTATGTCAAAACAGATGAAGCAAGAAAACTTGTTAAATATTGTAAACATTGTGATTATTCTAAGGTAGAAGATACAACAAGTTGTATCAAGATATCTGAAACAATGTATACAGAAGATGATTTGTTGTACTGTCAAAATATCAACAAATATTTGCGATATGACCCTACATTACGCAGAATTAATGATAGTCAGATAAAATGTCCTAATGCCGAGTGTCGTATAGAAGAAGGAAAACAACAACAGGTATTGTATATCAAGTATCATCCACAAAATATGAAATATTTGTATGTATGCGACCACTGTGGACATATTTGGCGTTAATCAAATTATGTATACATATTTTAGAGCTATACCATTCATATGTATAAAAGGCTTGGAAACTATAAAACTGGCTTTTCTTTTGTGTATGCAAATAACCATAAAATAGTGCGTGATAAAAAACTCATAGAGTGGTTTAAGTCATTGCACATCCCACCAGCATATCAACATGTTATCATAAATAAAGACAAGAGAGACAAAATTTTGGCATATGGATATGATAGTAAAGGAAGGAAACAATGCATTTACAATCCTGTTTTTGTTGAAGAACAGCAAAAGAAAAAATATAAAAAGGTGATTTTACTACACACCACATTTCAAAAAATTATGAAACATATTTTACAAGACATGATGAATACTGACACAATGAAGAAAGAAATTTCAATGATACTATATTTGATTACATATTGTGGTTTCAGAATAGGGAATAAAATATATGAAAAACAAAATAATTCATATGGAATATCTACTATCAAATTTAAACATATTGACATAAATGATGGATATATCACTTTTGATTTTATAGGGAAAAAAGGGGTAAGAAACCAATCATCTTGTGATAATCCTATTATATATAATTATCTTGCAGAGAAAAAACTCAGATTTGCTATAAATGATAATGTATTTTCCAATATTGATTCAAAAGATGTCAACAACTATCTGAAACAATTTCATGATAGTATTTCGTGCAAGGATTTGCGTACTTGGTGTGCAAATCTATCATTTTTAGAATATATTCAGGAATCTGTAAAACTTGGTGATAAGAAACCCGTCAAAACTGCTTTGGAGAAGGTATCAGAAAAGCTACATAATACATCAAATGTCTGTAAAAAAAGTTATGTTGACCCAAATATAATACAAATCATTGAAGAAAAAATAAAAAATGATGATATAAAATAAAATATAGTTATTACATAAAGGAAAAAGAAGATGGAGGTTGACATTATTATCAACAATCTTAAAGAAATGCTTTTGGATAGAGGGGATAATATTGATGAATTTGAGGAACATGAAGTTGATATTGATAGGGATGAATTTTACAATGATAAAAATGTTATTGAATTGCATACATCAAATACAACTATTATATTTGCTTTGACAAAAAAATTGCGCAGAAGCATTTTAGAAGAACTCAGAGATTCTTCAGAAGATATGATGAAATTTGTGGAGAAATATAATAACAAACTCAATGTCATCTTGGTATTTAGTAATGACACGAATTCTACACCTATTGTACAACAGTTGAATAAATATGATAAAATACTTCAAAAACAAGGGGGTACATTGCAATGTTTTCATATTAAGAATTTGCTTTTCAATCCAACAAAGCATTCTCTTGTTCCTAAACACACTAAATTAACAACAAATGAATTATCAGAAGTAATGGACAAATATATTATAAAAAAAACACAAATGCCTTATATTCTTCATACAGATGTAATAGCAAAATGGCTAGGTTTAAAACACGGTGATATAGTAAAAATTGAAAGATTCAATGAAAATAGTGGTATATCCTATTACTATCGTGTATGTATTTAACAGCTTGTCTTATAATATTATATAATATATAGATAAGGTAAAATATTTGATGCCATCAAACCCAAAATTAGATGAAATTAAAAATATGTTTAGTACATATTATAACAATTTTTTCTTTGATAACAGAGAAATATTAGCACATCTGAATGATATAAAACAACCAGGTGGTAATATATATGATGCAACAACAAAAAAAATATTGTGTCTAGAAATAAACAAAAATGGCGAACAATTATTTCGTAAGAATAATACAAACACTGAATTGGCAATCAAATACAATACTATTATGTCATCTATATATGCAGTAATACAAGTTTTGGTTAATATAATAAGAACATCTACAAATTACAATGATATATATCAAAATATACAAAAAGTAAAGTTAATCAATACACCTGCAAGTGCAGATGTATCAGGTATATTGAAATCTATAGACCCAAATCTGAATACAAAATACTTGATTGAAACAAATACATTGTATATCTATGACCCATCTATTCAAATGTTGGAATTTGATAAGATAGGCTATAAATATAAAGAACATCTACATGATGGTATCACAGATAATGAGGCAATAAGTAATCATATATTTTTTATGCTGTCCTTAAACGAATATAGTCTTAAATCTCAAGTATTTGCTTATTACTATTATATTATAATATTAAAATTATTTGCATTATTTTATTACAACTCTGAATATTTGATTGATTCTGGAACAAATGATGAAATATGTGAGTATTTTAATAATGAAGCAATATCCATATTTATGGATCTTAAAAATACCGCAGATGCTATGATAAGCTCGTCTGGAAATAACAGTGTATTGAAAGAATATAATGCTCAATGTACTGGCTTATGTCCAGTTTCTTTTGATATTATCTATTCAGAGAATGACAAAAACGATATAATTTTTGTAAGTAAAGAAGGTTCAATGAGTGATGAATATGTTGTAATTGTAGAACAGCAAATTACAAACGAAGAAACAAAAATTACGCAAACTGTATCACAGACATATGAAATCATGAATGCTACATATGTGAATACTACAGGAGACATAAATTACATGAAAGTTCCTGTATCTATTATTTTGAAAGCTTATGCAACTAATGCACGAGGTTGTGGAATAGAAGGTGTGTATCCATCTATTCATATTGAGCAAAATGAAACTAAATTAATCAAAATAAGACCAAAGACTGTATCAGATATACGCAGAGACTATATACTAAATGGTAAGGAACTTGGGCTATTGAATTCTAATATAATAAAATCAAAAGACAAAATCAATAGAATGGTGAAGAATTATGATAAACAATATAGTATAAATAAAAATATCAATACACGGTTGAATATATATAACTGGGTGTTCATTATCTTGTCAGTTATCTTAGTGACATTATGGATTTCAAATTTTAGTTCATCTATAAAATTAACAACAGTGTATGCAGTTTTTGCAGTTATGCTTATTATATTAGTTATAAACTATTACTTGAATTATGATTACATAGAACATTTCAATTCACCCTCACAAGTTTCAACAGTAAATGCTGTTGAATGTTCTCAATTAACATCAACATCACCTATTGTAAATAGAATAAATTTTATTCAAAACAATATGACACCTTTTATAGAAACTGCATTGCAATTAGTAGTTGTATATCATTTATATTTGTCATCTCTTGATTCTCTTGATTTGTTTAAGAAAATGTCAGGTGCCATGAAGACAGAGATGCGAACTTTCAAAGACCATGAAAAATACTATAAATATAAAGAAAAAATGGATGTTAAAACAATAGATATATTAAAACATGACATGATAGCAAATACAGGTTATATCAACATGATGACATTCATGTTTTTAATAATAACAATTTTCTTTATATGTTATTTTTACCAACCTGAATATGTAAAATCATATGTTGTCATAACACTTGTACTTGTTGGCATTAATTTGTCTATATATTATCTTGTTGTTTTGCAACCAGTACGAACCCGTGCAAGAAATAAGTATTGGTCCAAACCTAATCAAAGTATACTTGTTAATATGTAATCTTCTTTTTTTGAATTATAACCAAATGTGATATGATGTAAAGTATATAAACATTGTTTATGATGTTATATAAAATGTCTGATGATTCTGACCCTGATTATGTCCCAGATTCAGACGATTTATCAACATCATCATGTGATTCAAGAGATAACCTCAAAATAAAAAATAATGCCCAATTGGCATATAACGATGAAGATGAAGAAGACGAAGAAGACGAAGAAGACGAAGAAGAAGACGAAGAAGACGAAGAAGAAGACGAAGACGAAGAAGACGAAGAAGAAGACGAAGAAGATGAAAATAAATCAAATAAAATTATGTTATTTATTAATAGCAATACACAGCCATTGGCTCTTATCATGAAAGATAATACAAGAAAAAGAAAAGAACAAACACAAGATGGTAATGTCACTAAAAAACGTAAATATGATGATATTGTTGGAAAGTATAATAAATGTGAAAAGACCCATTTTGAAAAAATGGCAGATTCTGAGAAAGACGAAATTTACACTTTAGAAAAGTATCTGGAAAAATCAAGTATATATACTCCTGAACCTTTGCGTTTCAAATTTTTGAGATGGAATGTTGTGACTACTGTAAAGAATATTGTTCTGTCAAAATTGGAACAATTGAATAAGATGGTTCCTTGCTCTGGTGAATATTTCAAGCTAAATACATGGATTAATACACTTTCTACAGTTCCAATAGGAAACTATCATACACTTCCTATCCAAAATACAGACACTGATATAGCTTTGTATTTGCAAAATATCAAAAAGAGTATTGATGATAGTATATATGGACACGAAGAAACAAAAGAACAAATAGTTCGTATTTTAGCACAATGGATCAGCAATCCAAAAAGTAATGGTTATGTAATAGGAATACATGGAAGCCCTGGAGTAGGAAAAACAAAACTAATCAAAGATGGCATATGTAAAGCAATGGGATATCCATTAGCTTTTGTATCATTAGGAGGAATTAGCGATGCATCATATTTAAATGGTCATCACTATACATATGAAGGTTCAACACATGGGAAAATAATTGAGAGCCTTATCAAGGCTCGTGTAATGAATCCTGTATTTTTATTTGATGAACTTGATAAAGTATCTAATACATCGCGTGGAGATGAAATAATTAATACACTCATACATATAACAGACCCTGTACAAAATGACAAATTTTCAGATAAATATTTTGAAGAAATAGATTTGGATCTATCTAAATCACTTATCATTTTCACTTACAATGACGAGAATGCTATTAATCCTATTCTCAAAGATAGAATGATAACCATCAAAGTAGCAGGATATAATAGTAAGCAAAAGTTAACTATATGCAAAGATTATATTATACCTGAGTTATTGCCACAATATAACATGCAAAAAAATGATATCATATTTGATGAACAACTTCTGAAAATTATCATTGAAACACATGGTAAAGAAGAAGGTGTTAGAAACCTCAAGCGTGTTATTAATGATATTATTTCTTGGATCAATATGCTAAGGTATGTTCCTATAGATGGTGTAGAAGTAAAATTTCCATTTATTGTGTCAAATGAATTCTACAATAAATATTGCAAAAAGGATATTGTAGAAACTCCAAAATACTTATCAATGTATCTTTAGAATTCAAACATTAGAAATCCCCAAAAACCAAAGAAAAATATTATAACAGACCTTTTCATATCATTTCTATTACTTGTATCATTCCAATTAAATGTGAAAACAAAAGCAATGGCTCCTAATAACCAATTAATGACAATGAAATATCCTATAACATCTCTTACCCAATTACTTTCTGTATTATTTTTTCTCACAACAAGAGGATTTAATTCTGACTCCCACTGTTTATTATCATACAACGTAGAATCTGCTGAAGATGCTTGTGGACTTGGTGCTTGTGGACTTGGTGCTTGTGGACTTGGTGATAGAACAGCATCCTTCTGCATTTTAGATGCATCATCTGATGTAGTTTTGGACTTTCCTTCTTTTTTACATTGAGCAAACAAATTAGTATCATATGACCAGTCATTAGCTTTGTATGCATTGATAACATCATCGCATGTATTACAGTCATTTGTAGAACCCTTTGCACCATAACAAGATGTTAGAACAGCATCCTTCTGCATTTTAGATGCATCATCTGATGTAGTTTTGGACCTTCCTTCTTTTTTACATTGAGCAAACAAATTAGTATCATATGACCAGTCATTAGCTTTGTATGCATTGATAACATCATCGCATGTATTACAGTCATTTGTAGAACCCTTTGCACCATAACAAGATGTTAGAACAGCATCCTTCTGCATTTTAGATGCATCATCTGATGTAGTTTTGGACCTTCCTTCTTTTTTACATTGAGCAAACAAATTAGTATCATATGACCAGTCATTAGCTTTGTATGCATTGATAACATCATCACATGTATTACAGTCATTTGTAGAACCCTTTGCGCCATAACAAGATGTTAGAACAGCATCCTTCTGCATTTTAGATGCATCATCTGATGCGGTTTTGGACTTTCCTTCTTTTTTACATTGAGCAAACAAATTAGTATCATATGACCAGTCATTAGCTTTGTATGCATTGATAACATCATCACATGTATTACAGTCATTTGTAGAACCCTTTGCGCCATAACAAGATGTTAGAACAGCATCCTTCTGCATTTTAGATGCATCATCTGATGTGGTTTGAGGCAATGGAAGTGTAGGTGGTGGTATAACAATATCTTCTGATTCAGATTCTATTTCTTGCACCTGTTGTGTTACTTTGCCTCCTGTACGTGAAACAGCATCTTGATATTGAACTTCTTTGATTAATGATGAAATACCACCACTACTGCGTGATATAGCCATATTCTATTACATCAACCGAAAAGAAAAATGAGACATTTTTTATATAGATTAAAAAATAAATAATTTTGTGCCATTTTAAATCTTCAAGGGTGTATACAGTGTAAGCACTTAAAAATTTACAGAATATATCATATCATGAAACTTCTAAATCTTGTGCTATATTCTAACTCCAGTCTTGAACATCAAGAAGGATATGAAGAAATGCAAAAAACTTTACAAAGATATTATGCAACATTTCCTGATGTTAAAACAATATTCTACAAATATTCTGACGAAGATAAGTTGGAAGATGGAATTTTGCATATCAAAGGAACAGAATCCCTTGTCCCGGGTGTTTTGCAAAAAACACTCAACGTATTTGAATATATTCTTGATGACCTTGACAATTACGACTATGTCATCAGGACTAATATTAGCTCTATCATTGATTTCAACCTTTTAGAAAAAGAATTAACATCTAATCCAATTAATTTTTATGGAGGTGGACAAGTTTTGAATTTACAATGGACTGGTGGAGGTATAACAGACTCTACATGGTATGGTACTATATTTATAACAGGAACATGTATGATTTTTACAAAACAGGCAATTAAATATATTGTTGAAAATCAGCACTTAATACATCTGGATATTGTTGATGATATAGCAATAGGAATTCTATTCAGAGAACACAGACCAGATGTAGTTCCACAACACTTTAAGAACTCAGAACAATACAAAGCTACGCCTGTATTTTATACAAATAATGGGTTTAATATAGATGCCATCAAAAATTATGTTAAAAGCAATAATATCATAGTATATAGAAATAGGTGCTATAATTGTAGAAAAGTTGACGAGATTCAAATGAAACTCATTGTTGATATTCTGCTCAATATCATTTAGTTTTTATATATATAAATTATAAGGGTATTTCCTAAAAATGGATTTGATGAATTTTATGTATAATGATACTAAAACATTGGTCATGAAAATTATTATATTCATTATCATATTTCTTGTTATTCTTGACCAAATAGTTTCACTCACAATCTTTGTATATAATTATAACAAATATTATGATTATGGAACTATGATGAGAACAACATGTGATACAAACTATACTGAATATGAGACAGAAAGATTTCAAGTTGCACAAAATATGATGAAAATCAAATTAGGTAATGATAACACAAATGACAGATATCATATAATTATAATTATATTGTCAATTATTCTTGCATTATACATTAATTATTTCTTGACTTTCATGTATTTGGAAAGTTTGTTTACAAATTTTACATCAACAATATCAAAAGCATTTACAGCAACAAATAGTGCATCATCAGCCACATCACTTGGTTCAAGTTCTCTGGTTGTTATAAACTTTTTCAAAGAAGAAATAAATGAATTTCTTAACAAACATAGTACATTAGAAAAGATTGTAGCTTATATACTAACATTTATCAAAGTCGCAGGTGCTATATATTTGATATTCATGTTACCTATATCCATCATAGTCAAACTTGCAGCAGATGTTGACATATCACCTTTCGCAAAGACACCCCAGAACATCATACCTCATACTATTATGCTGACATTGATTATGTTTACTGGTCTTATTCAAGGAAACAATGTACCTGTCTCTTACTTTGCATTTATATTCTTCTTTGCGCTCTATATTGTCATTTATGAATACTCTATGATTATATCTGATATATATATGCATGGTAAGAATTCTCGTGTAATCAATATATATGAGAATTCTGAAAATGATGAGCTAAAAAATATGACATTTTCACAGTATTATTATGGAAATACAAATACCGGCACTAGTATAATCATGCAAATGATTATGAACACATTTGGAATGAATAATATGAAAGTATCTGATTTTAAATTAAATTTTCAAACTAATTACATAACAAAGGCAATATTAGAATCATTTGGGTATACATTTGATGAAAGTAAAACAAATCCTAATACATATGATTACAATCCAATCAATATTGATAATTATAATGTGGTGTTGCTTTTATTTGCTTTTTCTGTTATGTCTCTCATTGTTGTTTACATGTTATTATTAGCAATAGAACACTTTGATATTACTTTTTATAGAACGTTCAGTGGTAAAAAATTAGATAGCAAGGTAGTATTTTATTTTGCATTTATACCAATGCTTTTCATATTTATAACATTATTTGTTGTTTTGATAACAAAAGAATACAATACCATGGTAAATAAATATATTCTCTATGAACCACACAGTTTATACAAACAGAATATACACAAAGTTAGTGGCATATTCAATCAACTTGTTGATAATGATAAATCGTCTGTTGTTAATGATTCTGTATGCCCAAATATCACCAATGCATTACATCTTGTTTTATATGCAAATTTATTCAAAAACTATGACAATAAAAAGATGTTTGTTCCAAAATTATCATATGTAAGTGTATGCAATACTCATGATTTTATAGATTATACAAAGAAAAAGGAATATGATTTCAAGCATTATGTACAGAATATTTTCTATAATGATTCTAAATGTATATCTGTTAACAATGAATTGCTTACTGGTATCATGAAAAGTATTATACCTAAATTTGCAGAAAATCTAACTGAAAAAGATTATACAGAATATAGGCACAATTTGATTAAGCAATTCCAGTTTGCAGTGTACAATATTATCAACAAAAAGACATATGAAGGCAGCAGAAGACTGGAAATAACTAATGATTATCATAAAAATAACACCATTGTATCACCTGATACTCTTCTCAAAGATATTATTGATACAGATAAGAGTGTATTGGCATACAGTGGAATCATCAATGACATAGCTGACGAATATATAATATATAATAAGACTATTTATACATATACTATAAGAATTATTCAAGCATTGTGTAGATGTAATGATATAGCAGATTTTACAACACAAGGATATGATGTTATTATGGCAAAAATTGATAATACAATTAATAACCAGAGTAATAGTACACTTAGTTTTTCCATAAAAAAGACATACATAACAAAATATAAAGAAATCACAGGGTTATTTTTTGACATACTAAATGAAAAACTAACCAGCAAAATCAAGACATCTGTTGATAACCGCAAATTGAGCAAATATATAATTGATAATTATAACAATTACATAACAGATGAATCATATAAATTCAAGAAAGATGAACTTGTATTGCTTGACAGCAAACTAACGAATGCATTAAATGACACAAACAAATATTCAGACATTGACAAAATTCAAGCGCATATTGAGACGTTGAGACAGAAGGTAGATGAACTGGCTGAATTATTCAAAATTGACATAAAATATGACCCTGATAACCCTGATGTAGCTAAAAAAGAAGAAAAAGAAGAAAAAGAAGATATATCAGAAAATACTACACTAATAGTGGAAAAAACATTAGAAATAGAAGAAATTGTAAATACACTTCAACAAACTCAAAAAAATTATCAAGACATATTCAAAAGTAAATATTATTACAGTCAAGATTTGAATAAGCAATTGATTTATGACTACAAAATGAAATATATTGATTCCATGATTAATTTACATAAAGCATTATCACAAAATATAAGAAATAATTACAATTTCTTTCAAAAATATGACTTTTCATATTCCATCAAAGGCTTTACTGATGTTGATATGTCTGCTATTAAGAAACAAGATGTTCAAGAGTTTGATTACATTAAATACAAAAAAGAATACACAGATATCAAATTATCATACGAGAACCGTTATAATACATTATTCAAATTAGCAAATGATATTTTCAAGATTGAAATGAATGATATCAAATACAAAGAACTTGATAAACAAGAAAAACATGCTCAAAAATTATTTGAGACAGCAAAGGATACTTCATTTTCAGTATATGCACTTATTATCATATATGTTATAATAATCATTATGGCATATTACATACAATAATATTATATTTGTAAAATATAAATATGGATACAAATCATTTCCTTATGAACAAAGTATTAAATAAACAGAATGCTTATTATTTGAATATTATAATATTGGTGTTTATATTTTATTTGATTGTAGAACATATGTTTCATTTAACAAAAATGGTTTATACTTATAATGCTGCAATGGATTATGGTTCTTTTTTGAAAAGATTATGTGTAAAGGAATATTTTGAATATGAAACACCACGATATCAAATGGCAACAAACGAACAAGATATACGCATCAGAAATAGTAATAATGAAGGAAACTATATGACATTCATTCTTGTAATAACCATATTTGTTGCCATATTCATATCCCTATTATTTAGTTATATAGTATACAATACATTTTTGAATGTACCTTATATACTTAATATAGCTAAGTTAGACACAAATATGTGTATGAAGAGTGATATAGCTGATGCGAAAGGGTTCTTTGGAATTTTTGGATACATTCTATCATATGCTGTATGTATACTCTATGAAGTAATTTTTCGTTCCTTCTATGTTCTGGTATATGTTTTTAAAAGACTTTTTGTAAATTCTGATGGTGGTGGAACTACATGGACAAACATTGCATTTTTATTGTTCATTGTTCTTGTGTATATAGTTGTCGCAGCTGTTTTTGTCTTGATGCCTATATATATAGGTTTGAAGGTATCTGAAAGAGATGATATATCACCTTTCAGTAACAGAAAAATAAAAATATTGAATGAAGATGTAAATATATATGTCCCATATATTATTTTACTTAGTATACTCGTTATTATGCGGTTCGCATATAATGTATTTTACAATTATGCTGAAACAGATGTGTCAAAATGGCACATAACAGAGTATTTATCTGATAACGTTAAAAATTTATATACCACAAATAGTACAACAGGGTTCATTGCATTTTTTGTATGCCTTGCTATTTATATTGTCATGTTTTTTATTATTGGAAATGTTGTCAATATGTATCAGAAATATACAGTACAAATTCATGAAGATATCAAAAGTGTATCTGATAAAGATGACAATATGTATGTTAGACAAAATATAGTAAGTGTCTTCATGAACAATGTCATGGGATATAAAGAATACAATCAATTTGAAGTTCCAAATGTATATCTGAATAAAATGTCTGGTATTACATTTGTGGTATTTATTATAGTGTGTGTCATGGCTGTCGTGAGTTATATATGCAATTCAATAGGAACAAATATTAATGTATCTAATTTACTGCAATATGGAATTATTGTGCCATTATTGGTGATATTAATAGTGTTATTTGCAGTCAAAAATATTACAGAATATAATACTGTAGTCAATAAATACATCATAGAAGAACCAGTAAACCTGTATAAACAATATGTCAATAGTACACACACTTCATTCAACAAACTTGTTGCAAATGATTATATAGATTCAAATTATGCTTCTGCATATGTTTGCAGGAATGTAGGAAATGGTATACTATTGACACTGTATTCCAATTTATTCAAAGACATACACACAGTGAGTAGGAATGGAATTAAATCAGACGATAAATATATTGACATTACTCCAGAGTTCATCTTTGAACAACAGTGTGATAACTCAAGACCATTTGATTATTCAAATAAAGAATTGAAAGAATATACTATAGAATATTATTTAAATGGCAAATCCAATGGCAAAAGCATATTTTACACTTTTAGCAATTGCAGCCTTGTAAATATGATAGCAATGGAGACTATAGGGGTCAATCTGACTAATATGTTCACAACAGAACAGTTAAAATCAATATTAACAAAGATTCACGAGCAGTTTTATGGATTGCAAGATTCATCTCTAAAAACCACAGAACCCATGCAATATATAAAACAAGAGGTTCTCATGAAATCAGATGATATCAAAGACGGTTTGAAAAACTTTATGGATAAATTGAAAAAACAAATACATGAAAGTGTCTATAATATCACAAACTCATGTGTTTATAATAATTTTAATAACAAATATGTTTATTACAATAAAGATGATGATGCATTTTACCAAAATAATAACACTGTTGATATGAATATGTATGAAATTCATAATAATAACAACAAACTCACAGATGATTTGAGAGTTGCACCCAATGACCATATGGTACCTGCATATAATTTGATAGTAAATAAGGTAGTTGAAGTATATATGGACCTGATATACTACAATCTGTATATTTTTGCACCATTATATGTAAATGTTACTAATACCAATATTGGTTCTACAGAAAATTTTGGAGCATATCAAGATGACTATATCAGACTTTTGTCTAACAATATGACTGAAATATTCAATATCATAAATAAACTTCTATCTGTATCATATAATAATTTAAAAAATGACAGACTTACAAAGTATATCATAGCTAACTATAATAATGTGCATACTGACAAAATATATACAAAGAATGCTTTACAAGCAGCGTCTGCCACAAATAATGACGCGGATATCAACAGAAATATAGATAATGATATAAAGGTCTATTTCAAGTACCTCAAAGACTTGATGAAAATTCACACCAATATAAAGACACTCATTAAAGATTTTCAAATCAATCAACACAAGTCTGCATTATTTGTAGCAATGTTGTATGATGATAAATATAATATTGAGACTTATATTGGGAATTTTGAAAGTTATGCGAAGAGTCGCATTGAGCAAGATGTAGATATTGACAAAGAATTATTCCAAAAAAATCTTGACCAAATTTTTAGACATGATAATGACCAATATCTTTTTGTATATACTGAATTTAAGACATCAAAGTATACTGCTACAAGTGAGACAAAGACAATACCAAAACGCATGTATGACATGACTATAGCAATGATGAAATTATGTAAGAAAACATTGGATGAAATCAATGCAAAATACAACATTTTAATAAGCAATAATCAACAAGAAAGTGACAGTGTGTTACTTACAAAGTATACTGATAATATTGAATCATATAGAAGTGTATTAGACAGAAATATAAATGCTTTAAATAATGACTATCTGCGTTATACAAATAACGCAAAGCTTCAGAGTAATTCTATTGCAAGTGATAATCTCTCTAGGGATATGTCTAAAAATGTGTATAAAGATGCATACACTACTGACAAATTGATATATTTGGTTATTATAAACTACATTATATCAATAATATTAGCAAATTTAATTATGATATAAGATATAGAAATGACTGATAAAATATATCTTATAGGAAACAAAGATGAATATAGTGCATATTTGACAAATATTAATAACATAGATGCTTTGCCTTTGAAAAATTTGCCAGTAAACTATTTTCCATTTTACTATAATCAAAACGAAAGTTCTATTGAAAAGATGAAGAGATTGGTTCCACTAATTGAAAATTATACAAAAGTAAATGATGCAAATCAGAAAAGTGAGACTGCGCCATATACAATAGATACTGATAAACTTTTCAGTTTGCTTACATCCATGGAGGAATCTTACCAACCTTTTAATAATAAAAATATAATGCATATAAATTTTGTTATCATATTAGCATGGATAATTGCAGGTTTATACTTTTTAAAGTTAATGTATTATATTTTTCAAGATTATTATTCATATTTTATTGTTTTCATGATATTTGTATTACTTGTATTCGCAACTGTATGGTCATTATTCATAACCAGTCAGAGTTTCTGAAATTTTTATCTGCCATACATAAAGAGAGATGTTGTACAAAAACTTTTTTGAAGAACTTGCATTTAAGTTTAGTGACTTGAGTGAACTGAGACCAGATAGCGTCAAAAGTAGATTCAGATTATTTGACAATGTAGTATCTGATGATTTTGTCTACAATGTGAATCCAACTCGTTATGTTTTTTATATGGAGTTCATGCGTGCTTTGAAAAATCCAGAATTACTGAAAAACATTATATATGAAAATAAGTTGATAAAGAATAGCAGAGAATCAGAATCTAAAATCATAGACAAAATTGTTGCAAGACTTAACAGATTGTACACCGATGATAGTTTACTAAATAAGAGTGGTATGGATTATAAAACAAAGAAAAAAGCATTGATGGATAAAGAAAATGCAAAATTGAATAATAGATTAGTAAAGATATTAGATACTTATGACATATCTGATACGACTAATGCAAATAATGTTTTAAAAAAGATAATTGAAGGTGGAAATATGACAGGTGGATTAATTGAAAATCAGGGAATGATACCACAACAGGGAATGATGCCAGGTCAGGGAATGATGCCAGGTCAGGGAATGATACCGCAACAAGAATTAATGCCACAACAGGTAATGATGCCAGGTCAGGAAAATCTATTACAACAGGCACAAGTCTCGTCGCAACAACCAACGGTAGCCAAGATTAAAACACCAGAAAAAGAAGCATATGAAATGATATCTAAAGCAGTTGATGCTATACAAAAACGCATTGATAGCACAGATGACATTGTAGGCGATGCAGAAATCAATGCTCTTGATAATTATCTTCAAGAATTATCTAAATTGAAAGATGATTCAAAAAAAAGGCAAGAAGACAAAGAAGGTGATACTGAAAAACCTCAAAAATACAATGATGATATTACTGAGACAGATATTACAACCCTTAGTGCTAAAATAAATGAATATAGGAGTCAGGTCATTAAGAATATGTCAAAGTTGGAAAAATCTTCAAGAGAACAGTTAGAAACTCAGATAGAGGAGAAAAAAGGGAAAATAAAAGTTGAGAAGGAAAATTACAAGAAAAACGAACAATATTCTTCCCAAAAGGCTGATTATGTTCAGAAGAAATATGAAGACAATCCAAATAACTTACTTCATTTCTTCAGAAAACAATTAAAAGAAACATACAATAATAATGATGACAAAGATATCAAGGTTTCAAAGCTAAAAGATATTATTGATGGTATTGAGAATAATGACTTTACTACTATTGAGCAATTGAAACTTTCAAAATCTGACAGACTTGTCTTTATAGGAGTGACATTTTTGATAAGACTCGTATGTTTGGTACTGATTGATTGGGCATTGAATACAAATTATGTAGTATCATTCACACAAGCCTATGTGTTATATGTCTCATTGTACTGTATATTTGTCTTGATTCTCATTGTTGTCGTAAATATGACATATAATTTCCCAATGAATAAACTATACAATGAAGACCATGGAATCTTTACAGCAATTGCAAGCTCAATGTATTATTTCTATTTGATTCCTGGAAACTGGATATGGGACAGTGCACGTTTCATAATACATTTTACACTTATCATATTCTTGACTGTAATTGCAATTATGATAAAAACTAATGAAAACAATGATGACAATATTTTGAATTATGATTATTCACAGCGAAAGAATATCAGACGAGCTTTGTCAAATTTCACATTACTACTGTGGTTCTTTACATCTATAGTAGCTATGTATATGTTATAAATATTCTTTTTTGTTAGTGTAATTTAGAGGTATTCCATGATTGGAGGTGATAGACCACAATATATAAAAGAGATGTTAATTGATGAAGTTTCTAAAGAAGATGACTATCAAAAAGAAAGCATCAAAAGAAAACTTGAAACTTACTTTGAATTGGAATTCAGAAACAACAAAAAAACCAACAATATGTTAAAAGATTATTACCAGAGTTATATTGGCTTATTAGATAAAGATAGAGAAGGAAAAATTGAAAAGTTTAAGTCTGGGCTATTAGATTATGCAGAAGCTGCCAAAATAAATATTGACAATGTTCAAAGTATTAATAAGAGCCAAAATTTTGATCCAAGAACTATGCAACAAATGCACGCAAATGCAGATATGCTGTCAAATCCATATTACAATTCGTCTGGGATGCATGGGATGAATACTTTTGGAAACGGTATGAATACAATGAATCCATATGCAACAGGGATTTACGGTGGCAATCTAAAACAACAAGGAGGTTATGGTTATATGGACCCTATGATGATGTCAAGTCCAGATTATGGATATGGTATGATGAATCCATATGGATATAATAATATGGGTATGCCTATGTCAATGACACAAGGTATGAATAATATGCGAAAAAAACCACCAGTTAATGCAACAGACTATATAGAATATAAAAGAAACTTGGATAAAATTGAGGAATTACAAGAAAAAATAGATGAACATAACGAACAGCAAGTAGAAAACGTAGATGATAATAAGGATAAAAAAGCAAAAGAATCTAATAAGGCACATCAAAAAAGAATTGCAGAACTTGAGAGAAAAAACAATGAAATCATCAAAAAAATCAGAAATTCCTTGTTTGAGTCAGCATTGATTAAAGGTTTGAAAAAAGATTTGAGAAATGTTGACTTATCACCTGGTGAAAAAATAGAGTTTGACAAATTATCAAAGTTTTTTAAAGGCATAATACAAACTTCTGAATTCAATGAAGAAGAAAATAAAAGAGAGCAAGAATGTCATGGAAATATTCATCAATGCTTTTTTGAAGAATACAAAAAATCAAAAGGATTTGTTGAAAAAGAACGACTTAAGTATGTTGATATCATATCTTTAATTGTTCAATGGATAGATAAGAACCCATATACTGATGCTAATTTTGTCAAATACCTGGATAGATTAGCACGATTAATTTTAGCAAGAAAAGATTTTGACCCACTTGATGATTATATTGAAACTAAACCACATGATGATATGGCGAGTAGGAATACACAGACAAACACTGTACCTCATGTTGTACCTCCTGTTGTACCTCCTGTTGTACCTACTGTTGTACCTACTGTTGTACCTACTGTTGTACCTACTGCCCCGCCACAAGTTGAAAAATACAATAATTCAGACACACAGAACCAAGGAAATACGGAATATGGAATAACACCTTTTAATACACATATACCTTTTAATACACATATACCTTATAATGCACTTGTACCTTCTAATGCAGCACTTGTACCTTCTAATGCAGCACTTGTACCTTCTAATGCAGCACTTGTACCTTCTAATGCAGCACTTGTACCTTCTAATGCAGCACTTGTACCTTATAATAATCACACCCGAACTCAAAATCATTTGCCTATTGATAATCATCAAGCATTTGGTGCTATAGAACCCTATCCTCCTAATGATGCTATGGTACCTATTAAAAACCTGCCAAAACCGATAGGAGATGTGCCAAAACAGATAGAAAATGGGGAAAATCAATCACCTGACCAACCCGTAATAGAAGATAACTTACCAGTGTCTACAATTCCACCACCACAGGATGAAATATACAAAGATATACAAACAAAGAACAAAGAAGATTTACTGGAAGACATTGAAAAGCTAAGTGAGCCTCATAAAGATAGATTTAAAATATTTGAAGATATATTGAATTCTCATACATTGGCTGACTATAGTTTCAAAGAAATTCTAAATATACAATTAGCTTCAGAAACAAAACAATTGTATCTGGAGCTCTTGCATTATATTGCACAAAACATCATCCGTACCAATACAGACGCTAAAAATATAGTTAGTACTAAGACTTATTATGATAAGGGCACGAAATACAATGTAAAGTTATTTGTACAGGTTGCCGAACAAAACCAAATTAATGTTGGACATGAAGTAATCTCAATGATTTTATCAAATGGTTTATATTACCATTTAGATAGATTACAAGATAACCAATTGATCAATACATTGGATTTTCAATTGATACAAGGAAAGAGGGTTCAAATGTGTAGTACATGTCAATTTATATATAATTTCACTAAACAAAATAAATACTATGATATTAATGATATTAATGATATCAAAAATGATAAGAAAAGAAAAGAAAAGTTTAGTGATAAAATCATTAAAGACAAGGGATTAGATATTTTTCAACAATCAACTCGTAAACGCTTTATAATGTCTTTCTATAACATAATTAATGATAATTCTTCTGATAATATCTTGAGGACAACTACAAACAAAGATTTACTCTTGATTCTTGCTGCAATTTTTTATTTAGTGAATGATCATTATATTGGATATCAAAATCAAAAAGGTAATAAAAATAAAGGAATATTTAAGATATCATTTAAAAAGCAAACTAATAACAGAAGGAATCTTTACAAACCCAAAGACACAGATAAATTCTTAGAACGTCTTGAAGACATATTCTTTAACCACATCAAAAAAAATACTATATTAAAACAATATATCATTGAACAATCTAAATTAGACGATGATAGTAAACAAATCAACAAGTATTTGTTTAAATTCATCAAAAAAAATATAGATTCTAATCAAGCAGGTGGTGCAACTGTATCTAATGACAACGACCCCAAAGCTACAAACACACTTGCAAATGCAGCTCAAGTTGATGATGGCAAATATGACAACTATTATGACACTGTTCAGACATGGTTGGATAAATATCAAGAAATTCAAGACAATTATACAAAATTTTTGAGAGATTTTAATGAGAAAATAAATAAATACAAGAATCTCATAACTTCTGGCAAGGATAGCATAAAAACTTTCAAGGATGAATTTGAGAAACCAGAAGCCATTACAAATTCTGCAAAGTTTTCAAGTTTGAAAAGTAGTCTGAATAACATTAAAAGTGAGTTCAAAGAATTTGACACAATGCATTCTATCAAGGACTTCAACACATTATTGGATAACATAACTAATCTTGATAATACAATTGTAGAAAAAATCAAAGGTGATAAAACACTTAAAATGCTATTCAAAGAAAAGGATTTCGAAACCTTCAAAAGAGACACCATAGGAGAACACAAAAGGTTAATATCAAGTATAAAAGACAAACTTACAAATTATTATAATCTTCTCAAATACAGTGAAGTCAAAAATATTGTTCAAAAAATTGAAAGTATGAGCTCTTACATGGGAAAAATAATAATAGATGCAACTAAAAGTTCAAGAAATAGCAATAACAATGATTACCAGAATTCTATAACAGAATCAGCTGCTGAAATCGCAAGTAAACTTACAAAAATAGATACAGAATCAACATCTATGAACACAGGATTCAATTTTGAGAATATTTTAAAAAGAATGAATCCACCACTTGACCTACAAACAAAGACGACAGAAATAACAACCCGTTTGGAAAAACTAAAAGGCAACATCAAACATCGCAACAAGACTGCTATTAATAAAGTTGTTGACAGTATTGATCATGATGACGAAAGAGCCGGTCAATATAATAGTCCATCAATGTATCAGAGACTATGGGATAGATATCTTGAAGATGTGAGTGATTCTGACAAACTTCTTGAAGACTCTCAAGATAAACTCTATTCAGCTTTCAAAAGTAATAACCTTGACCCAAAATCTGCACTTGTTCTTACAAGAGAGGATAAAGTACTATTCGTACTTATTGTTTTCGTAATCAGACAAATTGTGTTGTCTATCATAGATGTTCTCATAGAAAAAGATATAATAACATCATTATTTGCATCATTATTATGCTATATTGGATTTTATATTTTATTTATGATTGTCGTTATGTTCATTGTTAATATGGATGATTATAAATTACGCATCATGTTCAACTATTTTAATATGCATGTGAATAGCAATGGTTTTATTATGCATATTATTCTTATCACTGGCTTCACATTGATTATGTACTCTCTTATATATAATATGAATCATAATCTTGACAATCCTTCAAAAAACATGTTAACAGAAGTAGAAAAATTGCGTCTTACTTATAAATTGGAACTCATGACAATAGCAGTGTTCGTATTTGTAGCAGCATCTGACCTTATCTTGACATAAAGAAAGTACATATACACTGTTTTTGTATTTACATTTTGCAATTTCAAATTAGTCAGTTGGTAATGTGTATATGTACTTTTTTACACCTTGGTAAAACAGTATTTGATGATGAAAGAATACTGGTTATTGGTATTCAGTATCTTGGAGTTAATAAAATCATCTATGACTAATTCATTATTATCATCAATGATTGTCATCTCATTAACTTGCTGAGAATATCTTTCAGCCTTGATGTAATTGATTATTTTTTTGTTATATAGTTTTCCATTATAAGTTCTTATACACACAACATCATTGATTTTGAAATTGTTGTCATAAGAGTCTGTATCTAATAATATTTTTAATGTGTATTCTTTCTCTTTTTTTGATGATACTTCTATTATAGACATGTTATCAGAACCCAAGTCAAGTTCATTATTCATAAAGTCATAGAATTTGATAGACCATGATTTGTTCTGTAAAGAGATGTTTTCAACATCTTCAACAGGATACCATGTATCCCATTTAGAATCTTGTTGTGTCTTGTTGCTACATATGAAAGAATAGAATATATTTTTTGTATTATCTGATATGTTCATTAGCACGTATGGTGTTATATTCTTCACAAAGCCTGGAAAACATATACACTGAGGATAAAATGTATTTGTATATACATCTATTGATATATTGAATTTGATATTATTACGTTGCACATTTCTAGCCCAATCTCTGTTCAGACTATTTATAATAAAGTTCTTATAATGAATCTTGTCACTAATAGATGGTAGTGTTATTGAAATAGGATTTGCCTTATATATGATATTTTGTTGCGGTGTAGATGATTCATATATTTCCTCATGGTCCTCAGGTGCACACGAATAATTCGGAATAATTTTTCTCCTTGCCTCGAGTTCTTTCAACTTATGACTAATTACATCATCATCAAGTGTATCAGTAGTAACTGGTGTATTGTCTTGTATATACTGTTTAGTTGGAGATGGTTGCTGTTCAGGTGTTATTGGTTGTTGTTGAACTGGCAAATTCTGTTTGGGTTGTTGAGACGTTTGCCGCTGGTGTTGCTGTTGCAGTTGGTGTTGCAATTGGTACATATTTTTGATTTTGGATAGTGTTATATTGTTCAATTGGTGTGCTTGTAATTGCATAGAAGCGTACTCTGTCGAAACATCACTTGATACACCATCTATGAGAGAATATATCTTATCATCTGGCAATGATATGCTGAATTTTTCCCGCAACATTTTATCACATGCAGTACTTAAAATATGTAAATTTTGGACATGTTTATAGTCTTCCATACCACTAACAAATAAAATCATAATGATAACTGCAACACATTTCGTATAATATACAAAGTTATAAAAATAATATTGGACTCAAAATATTTAAGTAGTCTTAGCTGCAGCAGCAGCTGCAAGCTTGCTCATGCTTGGTGGGAAATGGTGAGCAATTAGCCTCTGCAAGACAAAGTATGTAACCTTCTCACCATCCTTGACATTGAGAATAGACTTGAGTTTCTTGTCAGGGAAAAACTCTCTACGGTTCTCCGGATTGTTCAAATTATGTTGCTTGACATAGGAATTGATGTATCGTGTGATGTCAGTACGAGACTGCTCGGTGCCACGAGAAATCCCGATGAAATCACATAGCTCATCAGAAATCTTGCAAGGCTTGGCAAATCCAGATGGAGACTTCTTTGCCTTCTCACGCTTTTTCTGAACCTTGTCAATAATCTTCTTCTGTTTATCAAACTCCTTTACGAGTTGCTTAAGAGAAGTTTGAATGGTCTTGAGTTGCGTAGTCATACTTGCAACTTTCTCAAGTAGTCCAGTAATAATAAGCTCGCCTCCACTAGTTTCCTCTTTCACAGTATCTACAGACTCAGTTGTAGCTACAACTGCAGCAACAGCAGGCACTGTAGCGGCTTCTGGCTTCTTCTCAACCTTCTTTGCAACAACTGGCTTCTTGGCTTCTACAGGCTTGGATACAACTGGGACTGATGCGACAGGCTCGGCTACGACAGGTTTTTTTACTGGCATGATATGATACTTTATGATTCATATTATAGATATAATCCTTATATCATTTTATAATATTTTATGAACATGTGTTTAAAATTCTTATCAGTTCAGCTTTGTCTTTTTCATTTAATGCGTCCCACTGAGTATTTTCTATATTTTTTACACAGATGTTTATAATGAAAGACCCCTTGTTGATACCTTTACTGGGTATCTCATAGTATTCTTTTTGAAAACATGGTATGCTGATTTCCAGATTTTTGCCATCAATATATTCTATTTTCTTTGTTATACCTTGAATATATTCTTGTAATGATATGTCTATACTTGTTATGATGTCAATGCTACCATTTTTTGATATTATATGGTCAAAGTTATCTTGTTTTTTTATTTCCATATTAATGATAATTTCATGCAATATCTCTTGTCCTTGTTCATCATCAGTATATTCCTTGACAACTTGAGGAAAAGACGCACAATATATGTCTACAAAAATAGGCTCATCGATATCAACTAATATCAATCGCAATTTCTTCTTTGTATTACTTATGATTTCATTGTATGATACTTCAAGGCTCACTTCATGTATTTTTACGGGTTCAATGTTTGAAGTAGGGTTGTAATATGATTTTGGATATATCTTGCTCTTCACAAATTGATTAGCTATGTCAAAAAGAGTATCTTTAATATTTTCTTTATTAAAAAAATTGGTCCAAACCTCTTTCCAATCAAATGAATCATCGTGATATTCTGAATCCCACTTTGCATAACTACATGAATCACCAACTGGTTTGTTCATAAGAATTTCATATGCAACACTGGCATCTTTGAACCTGTCTATACGTTTTTGTTTATCAGCATCATCTGTTATATGAATTAATTTATCAGGATGACAAGATAATGCTATATCCTTGTATGCCTTTTTAATTTCGTCTTTTGATGCCAATGTGTTTATTCCAAGAATATCATATGGATTTTTAGCACCATACATTTGGTATTGTATTATTGTAATCTTAACTTTTTATATGTCTTATACACTTCATTTAAGAATACATAGATTATATAATCAATAACAATATGTATGAATGCATCAAGAACTTTGAATCTTTTAGACACGGACCCTATGCAGGACCCTATGCAGGACCCTATCCAGGACCCTATGCAGGACCCTATGCAGGACCCTATGCAGGACCCTATGCAGGACCCTATGCAGGACCCTATTGTCAAATCAAAACCATTATGTTGTTGGAATACATTCAAAATTCATTTCATCAACATAATCAAGTATCATGACTATTACAATAAAATTTTCATCTTTTTGCAACATACAAAAACAAATGCATTATTATATGGTGCATATGGATTTCCAACAGATCTTTTCATAGATGAAATTATCAAACACAAATTTTCTTTAACAAACATATATAAAAAAGAATGTGTATGGAACAAAGATTTAATATACTACTACAATCCTATGTTTCTGGAATTAGATCTTATGCACCCAAATATACCAAAGGATATGACTATATTATGCAAGTTTATTCTAAGTGTCATCAAAAACAAAAACATCCATAATGATAAGCATTTTATTATTATCAAACACATTGATATATTAGCAGCTAAAGACTTCAATAGTTTTCGCATAATTCTTGAGAGGTTTTCAAATAATGTATATTTCCTTTGTACAACACATAAGCTGGCAAAAATAGACGTACCTGTAAAGAGTAGATTTGCTTTATTTCGAATGCCTCTATTTGAACACAATGAAATCTTGAAAATATTTAGAGATTACTTACATATTCCTTTGAATCCATTTTTGTCTCAGAATAAGTCAAGAGATATCATCAAAGCATTGTTCATAGCAAACTGTGATTGCCAAGATGAAGACTTCTGTAATTTTAATTTCCCTCTTATTTCCGGATTTTATAAAAATTTGAAAAAAAACAATAATAGTATGGAAGAGTATCGTACATTTGCATATAAATGCTTTCAATTTAATATAGGAATTCCTCAATTATTAAGCGACTTGTTGAAGTTGATACCCAATAAACAAAAACAAAGAACTATCAAAATTGCAGCAGATATAGAATATTTACTACAATCAACTAACAAAGGTAGAGAATCTATCTACATTGAAAGCTTTCTATGCCAAGTGCTTCTGTAGTCCATTTTTGGAATGCATATATATGATGCAAAAAGTCTGTTATCAGCCTGTTCCTTGTACTTTTCATGTTTTTGTATATCAAACGTATGAAATATATGCTCCATATCTATGAATTTATTAGCTTTATAATGTTGTGCATTAAAAAACATGACAGTCATGTATATTTTAGTAATTTTACTGCGATAATAATCTGAAAATAAGAACTGATTATACAGGTCTGTGCCACCTATTACAAATATGTTTTCAATGTATTCAGTGCAATTGCAATACATCATAACATCAAATATATTATGCAATACAACAACGTTTTTGTATGGTACATTGTAATGTATGTCTCTTGATAGTACAATATTTATTCTATTTGGTAGAGGTCTCTTTCGTAGAGATTCCCATGTGTTTCTACCCATGACAACTGCATTTACTTTACCTTTTTCATCAACTTGGGATGTTATCTCTTTGAATTTTTTCAACTCTTCTGGAACATACCAAGGAATCTTCTGATCGTGTCCAATTCCTCCATTGATATCACATGCGAATATCAATGAGATGTTTTTTTGTTTATTCATGCTCATATATTCTGATATACACATATCTTTAGGTATTCTATACAGAATTACGCATGATATAACTCAAGTATGCATAAAAGAAGTATAACATGATTAATGTTAGCATAATATACAAATATTGCATGTCATTGATAGTTATGTATAGATAATGTGAGAATATGAAAAACAAGAAGAAGAAATAAATGACATATGCATATATATAATTTGAATAGCTGTCTAACAATTGTGTTAGATCTTTAAATCTAGTATCTCTATCATATTCTGTATCAAATAAAATATCTTTATTATCTAAATAATACTTTACATAATCATTTCTAGGTATTGAGACAGATATATCTTTTTCTTTTAATTTTTCAGCTATCATATCATTTACTTTTTTGTATATTTGATTATCATGATTACTCTGTAAAAGTTCATGGATATTCTGCAGATGTTTTTGTACAGACATGAACAAAACATTATTATATTCTTCAAGACCTTTGTCCCTTACAAATAATTGTTTTACTTCAGTATAGCATTCATTCATCTGTGAAAAATCATTTTTGTCTGGATAATTATTTGTTAAATACATGTGTATGCTTGTGTAAGTATCCCTTTTGTCAGATTTAAGTACAGAGAGAATACCATCAAACTCTAGTTTTACACTTTCAAAATTTACATAATTATTGCGTTTTATATATATCTCTGATAAATATAAATTTTGTGAAATATCATAATCGTTTGCAATGTCTTCAGGAAGAATTATAAAAGCATTGTCAAAATATTTCAAATAATATGCAGACATTCTGTCAAATGTGAAATATTTTAGAAAGTCAAGATTATCGTAAGACATAAGCTTTACTTGTTTAATCTTGGATGTATTGCTTGAATTTATATATGATGCAATATTCTTTTCAAGCATTAATGCAAATGTCTCTTGAGCTTCATTCAACTTATCATTAGTATATTCAAGCACAACATCTTCAAACGAGTTCAACTGCATAATTGCATTCAGTATCTTGTATGTGGAGTGATATGTTTGTATTACACTATTGGAGTCATGTATCATACTATTTATATGTTCGAACTTAGACAATAAGACACCATTAACAGTTGTATATACGATATATATAATGATAATCACAAAATAACAAAAGTAAGAATAAAGTGTCTGATTGTCTGTAGTGAATGTATTAATGATTACAATGAGATACACAATCAATAGTGAAGATAGAAATGATATAAATATATAATAACTAATTTTATATGAATCATATATGTATTGATACCCTTCTTTCTCATTGAAATTAAATAAAAAGGCATATATATTGTATCTGTAAGTCTCTGCCTCAAATTTAGCCCAATTTTTTTTGATACATGCCTTATCACGTGAGTAGTATAAATCTATGTACCATTTGAAAGACAATATAGACTGAAATGACTGTAAATAAGAGAGAATACCTATTATAATATAGGCACATATTACAAAATATATTGCTATTGGATTCATCTATTATAATATATTTATTATATTGTTATGATTATTATTGGGCATTCACGTTGTTATTTGTGTTTCCATCCATAGTCCCTCCAGGACTAACCACGCATTTAGTAAACGTATTATCATCGCTATTATGTTCTGCACAAGCTGCAGACTCATCTGGGTGTGCTGCACTCAAGTATGCTTTGCTAATATAAGGAATAAATAATGTTTCTACGCCTACAATGGCAGTTGCCAATGCACCAATACCTGATTTGTCTTGTTCTTTGGCTGTATGTTTCATTATTACGAGAGAATATATCAAGAGTAGAATAACTGCAAAGAAAAACATAATGAAAATGTATGCACCAATAGCTACTACCATATTTTTGAAAGCTGGAAATTTAAGTAATGCTGCATTAACACTATCTATTCGTTGATCAACTTGCAGCAACATTGTTTGAATGATTTCTTCTGTTGAATTTTTTAATACAAATTGTTCTGTTCTATATATCTTATTAACTCTGGTTATGCCAGATTTTTCAGGCATCAATGCAATAAATGAAATATTTGGGAAAGATACATCAGGTTGTGTATTTGAGGTTGTTGCAGAAGATTTATTTACATCCATTGATATTGTACCTTTATTTTTCAAATTATCAGGAACCTTGAAGAAAAAAGCATTCACAGCATCTGTATTACTATCAGTTTTTATTGGAAGATTATCATAAATATAAACATATAATGTTGCAAAGGTCAATTCTGCTACTATATTGGACATAGTCGTACTATCTTTTGTTTGTATTGTGGAAACACTAGAAGCTATTGCACTAAATTTAGAAAATGTATTATTTGGAATAGGAATTCCAAGTTTCTTGCAAAAGTAGGCATTCAGTTCCTGATTTCTGCTATTTTTATCATTACCTTTATTTGTCAAAATATTAACCAAATTCACATCAATTTGATTTATAGATATAGTATCAAGGACAACTTTATCTAGTTCAATTATTTTCAAACGAACATCCCTTAATTGCGGGAATATATAATTCTTGAAAATGAGGTGATGTAAACCAAATATAATACCCGCGCATAATAAACCCATCCATACAGGTGCAACAACGTGCTTCAAAAATATATTAGTCCCGGATTCATCGTTGAGTTTACCTGTGTCAAATGAATTCCTTTGCCATATTTTGATAATCATGACAAATAATAAAGCCAGGAATATCAAGCCATATAATAGACCTAAACATATATATAACAAGACTATTATAGTTATTATAAAATTGATAAGAAACAAATAAAAAAATGGTTCTGAAGAACTGTTGAACTTAGCAAGTTGTTTACCTGCTTGGTCACTTAATGAAGAAAACACATTACCATTTGTATGAATCAATGTAAAATCCACATAATCTAAAAATTTGTATTTCAAAGTATCTTTGAAGATTGCATTTGAATCATTCTTAATTAAGAAATAATAAATAACTACTATAAAGAATATAATCAAATTGGCTATACATAATAGTGTTATCATAATGAATGCAGCATATGTTCCAGTGTATGCAAAAAATGTAACTGTTGATAAAATTGTATCTACCATATCTGTAAAACTGGCATCATTATTTGAATCTCCTGATTCAGGAATGTATGAATCAGAAGCAGTATGACTAATTCCTGCATTATTTGCTCTTCCAAAAGTTTCGTTAAGAGAACTTGTCATAGATTTACCTCCTGTATCAGAGGGTTTTATCTTATTTTTTTGCTTTGTATCTACTCCGTCAGGTTTATCTCCGTCAGGTTTATCTCCTTTTTCATCAGGTTTATTTCCTTTTTCATCAGGTTTATCTCCTTTTTCATCAGGTTTATCTCCTTTTTCATCAGGTTTATTTCCTTTTTCATCAGGTTTATCTCCTTTTTCATCATGTACAACATCCATTATTTTTTTTTGGGCTGTGACTTTCACCATATCTTTTGCTTGTGCTTTAATGTCTTCTTTGGCTACTGATAGTACCATTGGAGCTACTGCTCTTGTTATTGGAACTGCTACTGTTGCCATTAACTATACTTGTGATGTATATACTCTATTATATAATCATAATTTATTAACCATACATTTGTCCTGGCATTTGTCCTTGTGCTTGAACTGGTGTTTGTGAACTTCTTATAGCATTGATGTTGGCTAAAATAGATAATATATAAAACACGAAAATAATAGTAATAATAGTTGATATACCCAATCTTCTTGGAAATGATATGTTTCCTATTGATTTCTTGAACAATGCCATTGTATCATCAATATTTGCTGCAACTGCATCACATTTTTCACATATAGTTTTCATATAAACAGCTTCCAAACCCATTCCTTCCAATTCTTCTATGCATTTAATGTAAGTAAAGTTGTAATCACCAAAAATACTATAGTTATTTACACTGACACTTGCTATGATTCGCATGATATCTTTGAATGAGTTTTCATCAAAATGTTTGTTTCTACTATCACTATATGCCTGAAGACCACTTATAATTCTGTAAGTTATAATTGTTTTTACAACTAAATCAAATACAGTATCACTATCATCCATGTTCTTAATATAATCAGGTTTTGGCGCAGACTTGATTTCATCTATGGTCTTGTTGTTAATTAATTTTTTTATATATGTTTGTAAACGTTGTTGATTATTAATATACACCAAATTACCACTGACACTCTCATAACACTTTGCAGATGATGAATCTGAAGATAAAGTTAAATTACCTTTTGCTAATTCACTCATACTACCATCACATTTTTTGTTATCTGTATTTTTTGCAAAATCATTTAAATAGTTGATATAGTCATAATTTAGATTTTCATAGATGATATTTGATAAAGAATCTCTGGATATTCCTACTTGTTGTATGGTATGATTTGATAATTCCATTGCTAAATAACATATCATCACAAATGTACATAATGCTATCGCAATATAAACTCTGTATTTCATTCTGATATAGACAGCATTGTTATGTTTGATATACACGGTTAATGATAAAAAAATACTTGCGAACAAAAATACAATCAATATGATAGCTACATATAGAACATAATCTTGCATGTACCATGATCCTATTTTATACATGTTTCTGGCTTCTTTGAAGTCTTCTGAATCTTCTAAATAATATTGCTCTCCAAACCAAAAACTATACCATATAGGACTTGAATAATATAGTGAAAGACCAAGCAATACAAATGGTGCAATTGTCAGAGTAAATACAAGAAGTACCACTAAAAGTATATATGTCCAACTTGATTTTGTAATAGGAGTTAAAACTTTTTTACTATCAACAACAGTGTTTGCTTTTGATTGCAATTGTCCTTCTATTCCACCATACATAGGAGGGTGCATTCTGTTTAAGGGTTGTATAGGAAGTTCTACTTTGGTTTCAAGAACTGGATTAAGTTCAACAAAATCTTGCACATCTACTTTCATTGTTTTAGCAATAGTATCCCAATTATTGGCAATTTCCCAAAATTCATGTACCAACCATTTGCTCCAACTTTTTGGAGGGTTTTTAACAGCATTTACTACTTGTTTTTCTTTAGTATTATCATTCGAAGATATACCTTGCATACCATTTGGATACATACCTTGCATATCATATGGCATACCTTGCATATCATATGGCGACATACCTTGCATATCATATGGCGACATACCTTGTAGACCACCGGTATGTATTTTAGGTTTTCTCAAAATTCTTTTTGGAGGCATTAATCTATAATATATATTCAGTTTTATTTCACATATTCTCTCCTATATCATATAAAGCTTTGATAGTGTCTAAAAAAGTAAATGACATTGTCAATATTAAGAAAATACATACTGAACTTATTCATTGACATAAAAAACAAATTTTTCATCATGATAGAACATCAAAAATGCAGTTATCACCACGCTTTCCTTATTGAACTTTGTCAAATACTATCACAGACCTTGACAAAGATAGAAAATATATACTATAAATATATATTGCACCCTGAGTTACAAAAACTTTATGCTTCAGTATGAAGGGTCATATAGCTTATTATGAAGTTCATCAGATATGTCATAAAAATTCACATGCAAAGTTTTATTAATCCTATCCAGTATTATTTTTTCGTCAACACAAATCTTAAACGCAGTTGTTTTTGTTCTTCTAACATACCAATTACATTTACCTTTCTTGACATACTGTCTAAGTTTTGCACAGGCTTCTGCAGATAAGTTGCATGTATTATTTACAGGATTTGTACCACAATTGTTTGCAGAACCAACCACTTCATCAAAATCTATGACAACACCTTCTGACGTCTTCTTGTACCCTTTGATATCTAATATACCCATATGTTCTTTCTTGTGACAGTCTTTGCATAATGCTACCAGATTATGTTTGGAATCTTTATGGAATTCTGTAAAAAAACCTTCAACGTCACTATCACACTGATAATTGATATGATGTGTATCTACAGCAGGCTCTGTATTACAAACAGCGCACATAGTCATATACAAACCATTATTATAACGAGATTTTATTGGACTCACCATTAATGTATTATATCCTTGTATTTGCTTTCTGACACTTTCAGCTATCTTCATAAAATCCATAGGCATATCAAGGGTCTTGCATACTTCCACGCCATATGTTGTTGAACCTCTGCCATTCTGTATTTTTCGTTCATATACAATCCTATTCTTATCATCAATGGTTATATGCATATGATTGATACTAATGCGCTTGTCAATATGCATCTTGACTATATCTAAGTCAGTCAAGTCATGCAAATGTGTTGCAAATATAAATGATGATTGTTTCTTGACAAGTGTATCTATACCTGCTGCAACAATGGCAAGTGCTGAAACAGATTCAGTTCCACTACATATTTCATCTCCAAGTACCAAACTATACTTATCACAACGTTGCAAGATGTTGCGAAGTTCTGTCATTTCTACAGTAAAACTACTCATCCCTTTGTAAATATTGTCCATACCTGAAATTCGTGTAAATATGTGCTTGTAAGGGTAGTATCTCATATGAGTGGATGCAACATACATGCCTGCTTGAGCCATGATAATATTTAGTCCAACAGACTTCATGAGGCTACTCTTTCCAGCCGCATTGATACCATACAGAAGCATTCCATTACAAGTATTTGCAGACAGATATATATCATTTCCTACATATGGTATAGTATCGTCTATTCTCTCTATGATAGGATGTCTGATATTATCTGCTTTAATGTATGAAGCTTCTTCATTTGTTATATATGGTCTATAATAACGATACTCATATGCATTCTTTGCATTACAACATGATATGTCAATATCTGTTATGACTTTGATGATATTTTCAAGACATTTGCTATATTTTTCTATAAAATCCTTTACAAACACTTGGTAATAAGCCAATACACTTTTGGAGATTAGTCTTTGTTTATCTTCCATGGCATTGGAAGCAATGGTAATATCTTCATTCACTAATTTCACATTATTTGATGTGCCTACTGGTTTCACATTGAAACCTTTCATGGTATTGGGTTCTTTTGTCTTTGCAGTGTCAAATCTGCGTTTTGTCATATTCAGATGATATCCGTCTTTTTCATTAAAATCCACTCTACATGATGTACTGTCTCCAGATGAATCTATCTGATTAATTTTATTATTAATATGTGTTATTCTTGCATATGCATCATTGAAATCTTGTATATAGGCATCTATTTCAACATATGTTCCTTTCAGGAAAATGTTTCCTTTTATGTCATTCAAATTGTATTTGCTAACCTCGTCAAAATCTAATATTTCTTTATAATGTTTTATCATTTCACTATATTCATTTGTGTCATGGTTTTCATAATATTTTGTCAAGATTTGAATAGCATTTTCAAGAGATGTATTGAACCCACACCAATCATGTGGATGAATCTTGTTTAGAAACATTTTACGCTTTATCCGTTCAAGGTCTAAGATACCACAAAGCAGTTTAGAAACGTTTTGAAACCTATTGTCTTGTAATAAATACTCTATCTCATCATATTTCTTGTTAAGTACATCAGGGTCTGTTATGGGTTTTAATAACCTTTCTCTGAATATACGTGTTCCAAATGCTGTCATACACCTGTTCAATATGTCTATTAATGGTTTATCATTCTGATAAAGACCTAATACATTCAATTGCACTGCGCTATTATATTCAATTGTCATATAAGTATTATCATTAATTATCTCAGGAATATTGATGTTGTTGATAATGTCAACATTATGTTCATATGCAAACTGTAATAGACAACATAATGCTATCCTCGCAGATGCATATTTCTCAATGTTTAATGTTTCTATGATAGATACCATGCATTTTTTCTTTGCAAATGCCTTTTCCAATATTACAGTTTGATATGTAAGTTTGCACATAGATGTAAGATGTTCATAGGTGTCCCATTTAGCATGAGTTAAAATATTGTTTAAATTCAAATGTTTCGTTAGAAATTGCTTCTTAGACTCTTCATAGTTCTTATCAGACAAAATGATAAGCTCACATGGATTATATGTAGCTATAATACGAAATACCTCATCATTTACAAAATCAATATCTTGTTTGTTTGCACCTGCTTCATAAACAAACGAGTTACCTGTAGAAAGGTCTATACCTGCTATTCCAACAACTGGCAAATCTGTTATGAATTCATAATATAAAACCATCATGAAATTGTTTCGTTTTCCTACTATATTGAGATTCATCCCTGGACTAAGTATCTCTGTTATTTTTCTCTCAGGATTCGGGGGTTCAGACACTTGCTCTATTAGCACTATAGTGTAGTTATTGTTCAAAAGTATGGTAGTAAACTTATGCAATGTATACAAAGGAAATCCAGCCATCAATGGATTTGATATAGACACCTCTGCAATATTCTTGTTCTTACGAGAAATCTGGATGTTGCATATATCAGCAATACTATATATATCATCAGATGTGTCATCATTTATTGAATAAAGTTCAAAGAAACTACCAACTTGCATTAATACAATACATTTTTCTCCATATTTTTTCTTATAGGTTTTAGTATACTCTAAATAATCATCTATTATCATTTTGGTAAGACCAATATCATATGAAAACAATGTACATATTCTTTATATACATTTGTATCATTTTATTGCAATAATTATAAAAAATGATTTTGTGCATTATAATAATCGTCTATCAAAATGGAATACTCAAATGAATACGTCAAACAACAACTTGAAGAAAATGGATATTGTGTCATACCAGACATTCTTTCACCTGATGAACTTGCTACTGCACTACAATACTTTTATTCCTGGATGGATTCTAATCCAGAAATGAAGAAAAATCACAAGAAAGTACCACATGGAATTTCCAGGTTTTATCAAGCAGGACATCAACTTCATGCATGGTATGTGAGAACTCGTGTAAATGTTCAAAAAGTCTTCAAATCTCTATGGAATACAGATGACCTTGTAGTATCATATGACGGCTGTTGTTGGCTCAGCAAAGACCTTGATAAAAGAGATACCATATGGACACATACAGATCAGGCTCCAACCAATAAACAACAGAGTTATCAAGGGTTTGTTGCGCTAACCACAAATACAACACGTTCTTTAGTAGTATACAAAGGAAGCCATAAATTGTATGAAAAATATTGCGAAGAAAAAGGGCTGACACACAAGACAAATTGGCAATTGATAGACCATGAATATCTTGAATCTATAAAGGACTTGAAAGAAGTTCTTGATGTTCCTGCAGGTGCACTGGTATTATGGGATTCAAGAACATTTCATCAAAATCAATACGGAAGCCCTGAAGAACGCATTGTTCAATATGTAAGTTTCTTACCGAAAATTGGTAGAACTCAAAAGATGTATGAAAAACGTCTGAAATATCTTCGTGAATTTCGTACTACATCACATTATGCATATCCTGTTAAAGTAAATGGACTGCAACCACAAACATTCAACAACAAAGAAAACAAAATAGATTATTCCAAATTACCAGTCCCTGAATTAGAGCACTTGATGGAAGATATTCTGAAATTGGTGTAAAAACAAATATATTTACCTTTCGGTTTCATTCAACGTAAGTTTTGATATATCTATGTCATATAAGTTATATACCAAAAAACTTTCAAGTGCTCCTGTCATTTTGTTATATAACATATAGAAGAATATAATACTTATATGAAATTTAACAAAACCCTAAGAAGCTATACAAAAAAATATGAATATTGTGTATCACCACAATATTGGTTTGATTACAAATTCATGAAAAAATGCTTGAAGAAAATAAAGGTTGACTATGCAGACATTATCAAGACACATTTAGATACACCTATTGAAACAGAATGTTGCATATGCCTTGAAGGTACACAACTTATGCAAATGTTTTGTTGCAAACAGTATATACATCACAAATGTGTTATACATCTATCTGCGTCAAATTCATTACTATGCCCAATGTGTAGAGCAAACATTCATGAACACATAAGCACAAAATTAGAATCAAGACAGCAAAAATTGGATGCAGCTATATTGTCATTGCTTAGTAGTATTCATTTAGATATCATCAAGATTGAGAGCGTATGCAATAAAAGACTTATCATAAATACTATCACTCTTCAAAAATATTGCCATATCAATTACATAGCTATTATCAAAATATGCAAAAAAATTAAGAAATCTTTGAATATAGACATCTTAAACTATTTTATTGATGTATTAAACAAGAATGCTATCATAAAGCCATGTAAATCCATCAATGAACATCGTTCTTGTGTTTTGTCATGATAATAGAATATGAATCACCTTTTGTAATACATAATCACGAAAAGACGGATGATGGTTTTTCACATCTTCTCCCAAATGAATTAGAAGGGTATTATTGCATTTTTCTATGTGAATATCTTTCATGTATTGTTTCAGTTTTGCTACATTTGCTACAATTACAACTTTTGACGGCACACATAGTATTTCTGTCATACATAACAATAAGAGTAAATACCTGAGCATTTATGCTTTCTATTTCTATTATTGTATAATGTTTATGTACAAAAAAGTACATATACATAGTTATAACAAAGTGTAAATTATCTTTCTTAACATTTAACAAAAACAAACGTATATGTACTTTTTTGTACATAAATAAAAAATGATATAATATTATAAAATAACCAGTATGTCTCTTATAGAAAGAATTATAGATGACCCTATCAATACTTTGAAAACTTTAAATACATTACAAATTGTCCAGGTTTTAGAACAGGCAGATGAAGCATTCTTTAATAGCAATAAAACACTGCTCAATGATGATATATATGATATTGTCAAAGGGTATTTGAAAAAGAAGGACCCAAAAAATCCTTATCTTAAAAAGGTAGGAGCAGAAATAACATTAAACAAAGAGAAACTTCCATATTATCTGGGTTCTCTGGATAAGATTAAGGATAATGAAGCAGAAATAATAAAATGGAACAAAAAATATGTTGGCGAATATGTTGTATCTGAAAAATTGGATGGTATTTCATGTTTGCTCCAATACAACAAAGGTGAAGCTAAAATGTGGACACGAGGGGATGGTTATGAAGGACAAAATATAACACACATATTGCCATATTTGCATAACATTAATATGTCATCATTAACATCATGGGGTAATCAAAAAATTGCAATCAGAGGTGAACTTATCATCTCAAAAGCTAACTGGATGAAGATATCAGATGTTGGTGCAAATGCTAGGAATGTAGTTGCAGGTGTTCTTCACAGCAAGACAATCAATACAAATATACTATCTAAGGTGGATTTTATAGCATATGACATGATGTTTCCAAGACAGAAACTGAGTGCATCATTTGATGTTCTAAAATCACTACAGTTCCCATTAGTAAATTACATTCAAAGTACTTCCTTAACATTAGACATGTTATCAAACACTCTGCAAACTTGGCGCAAACAATCTCTTTATGAAATTGATGGTATTGTTGTATATCACAATGATGAACATAAAATAATGTCAGGAAAGAATCCCAAGTATGCTTTTGCTTTTAAGACTATACTTACACATGAACAAGTTGAAGTAATAGTAGAAGATGTAGAATGGAATGTATCAAAGCACAGATACTTGAAACCTTTGGTAAAATTTAATGAAGTAAATCTTGCAGGTGTTAAAATAAAACAAGCAACTGGCTTTAATGCTTCCTATATTGAAAAGAATAATATAGGACCTGGTTCACATATCATCATTGTGAGAAGTGGCGATGTTATACCACATATCTTAAATGTGTTGACTTCATCCGCAAATGGTAAGCCTAAAATGCCTGAAATAGCATATGATTGGAATGATACGCATGTAGATATTATGTTGAAAGGAACTGAAAAGAACAGAGAACAAGACATTCAAGCGTTTACACATTTCATGAATACATTAGGTATTGATGGGGTCAAAGAAGGTGTAATAACAAAACTATATGATGCTGGTTTTGATAATTTAAGAAAAGTGATTGGTACAACTAAACAAGACCTTTTGAAGATTGAGGGATTTAAGGAAAAGAGTGCAGATAAAATAGTTGAATCTTTGAAGAAAATTAATGAAGTTAGTTGTGATAAATTGATGACTGCTTCTAATGTGTTTGGAAGAGGGTTTGGTGAAAAGAAATTGAAACTAATTATGGATGAATATTCTTATATTCCAAATAATAAGGTCAAATCATTGCAGTTAGATGTTGCAGATATCACAAAAATAAAAGGCATGGCTGTTGTGAGTGCTCAACAATTTATACAGAATTTACCAGAATTCTTTGCATTTTATGAAGAACTTGGTATTAAATGTAAGAAGACTGTCATTGTGTCACCCCAGAATACAAGTAATTCTAAATTGTCCATATTCAAAGATAAAAAGATTATATTTTCTGGGTTTAGAAACAAGGAATATGAGGACAGTATTGAAAGACATGGTGGGAAAATTGTTTCAAGTATATCAAAGACAACTGATTATTTGATAGTCAAAGATAAAAATGAGACAACTACAAAAATTCAAAAGGCAATGGACCTTGGTATAAATATTATGACCAAAGAAGAGTTGGAAGCTCTGTTATGATTTTTGCAAATACTCATATAACTTCATACAAGTATCTTGCAAACATTTACCACCTTCATATCTTTCTTTGTTTTTTTCTAACATGGTCTCTTTACTCCAAATATGTTGTCCACCCCATCCTCTCGCAAGGTCTTGTTTTGTCATCTTTTCACCTATTTGCATTTTTCTGGCAAGCAGTTGGTCATTAAGTGGATAAAATCCAAACCATACTATACAAAGCTCATCTGTATTTTGAGATGGTAAGTATGTGGCGTGTCTACCAATATGATATGCACCATTTGGATAGTTGTGTAAAATGCGTGCACTCCTGTCCTTATCATCCATTTTGATATCATCATTCAAAATATTTTTGAACAATTCTTTTACATTACTTGGGTGATATTTCTGGAGAGAATGAGGACTATATGTCTTAATATTTAGAGCAACTTGCGTATTTGAATATTCTTGCACAATTTCTTTGAGTGGTCTAAAAGGCATCAAAAATTCAGTGGTATTTAATACAATTTTGAAAGCATTAGCAAGTTGTTGTTCTATATGCATGAATTCTCTTATGTTTGCAATAATATCAAAGTCTGGATTTGATGTTTTGATAATTTTCCAATGTGGACATATTTTTTTGCATATCTCCAGACTTTTGTCTGTGCATCTGTAATTGACAATTATTCCAAAGTCAAACATATCCTTATGATGATTCAACCAAAACGGCAATAAATATTCTTCATTATATATATTTGTTATACAAACCACAGGGGTAGACATTAGTTATTATACTATAAATTTTGTATAACTTTTAAGTGATAAAAGTACATATACGCACATTTGCATGGCTACTAACATATTTTGTAAAAATGTATAGAAAAACAACAAACATGTACTTTTTATATTCTGGAATAGTTTCCCATTGTGTTGCAACTTTTATTATAACTATCAAATAAATCTTTTTGCAAACTGTCAAAACGTGGATATATGATATCTTTTCTCTCTATATGTGTTCCCATAACTGTATCAGATAATATACCACTATAATTACATTTTAGTTTTTCATGATGTAAATCATGATGACCCTTATCGTAATTTATATCATACCCACTGTGGCATATTACAGTATTCATTATAGCTATAACCGAAAACATTGTGAAAAACGCTGCATTTACACCCAACAATAATGGACCAATAGCAAATGGAAGAATGTCCCAGAATATGAGTTCAATAGGATGTGCATCAAATGCAGAAACTGCAACAGGCGCTATGTGTTTGTGATGCATACTGTGAACATTGTCCCATAGCCATGGAAAGTAATGTAATGCTTTGTGTATAAACCATGCAGCAAAATCTGTTATAACATAACATATCAATAAACTTGCAATCCAATAAACTGGTGATGATAAATCTACATGTTGGATACTGTATCTTTGTTGCAATAAGAACAAAACCAACATAAACATTGGAGCAACTACAAAAATATATTTCAAAAAGGTTCTTTTGAAAACTTCTTTATATTCTTCTATATGCAAACATGCATCTTTCTGTAGCTTTAGCTTATATATATAGGGTTGTCTTGTTATGTCAACATATGCAAAGAAGATAGATAATGCAAAATATAGTGTCCCTATAAGAATATTGAACCAAATAGCAAATGATAGGCTGTATTCAGCGTGTTCTAGGATTTTGTAAACACAAATTGCAAACAATATAATAAGTATATACACAAATTGCATTATAATCTTAGAGCATGTTTTTATTCTATGTAATTAGTTCATTTCAGGCGCAATATTGTCAAGAGGCACGTCTAATGGAATTGATAAGGATGTGTTGGAAAGTTCGTTTTCATATTGTAGTCCAGAAAATGTATGAACTCTGAAAGAGCTTAGAACTACATCTAAAACAATCGGAGTTTTATTACAGCGCAAAACATGCAATTTTATTTTTTGACCAGGCTTATATTTGTCAAGCGTTGATAACATATCTACAGAGTTATTGATAGTATTATCATCAATTGCAATAATAACATCACCTAACTTTTTTGCATCCTTATCAATACCACGTAAACCACTTGCAAATGCAGGTGATGTTTTTGGTACATCTGATACAATAACACCTTTGTTAACTGGACCATCTTTAGTCAATTCTATTGGTAGTTTTTCAACATAGCTGATACCCAATACAGCTCTCTGTACCATGCCATATTGTATAATTTCTGATACTGATTCTTTGACCATATCTATAGAAATAGCAAAATTCACTCCAGAAGAGACACCCAATCCGAAAGTTGCTGTATTCATACCAATCAAATTTGCAGAAGAATCTAACAAAGGACCTCCAGAATTTCCTGGATTGATAGCAGCATCTGTCTGAAGTACACTTTTAATTTTTCTACCAGTAGGAGAGGATATCTCTCTGTTTTTACCTGAAATAATCCCCATTGTAAATGTATGGTCTTGGCCAAAAGGATTGCCAATAGCATATGCATGTTGTCCTACTTTCACATCTTGGTCTGAACCAATAGTAATGGGTATTAGAGTATTAGCATCAATTTTCAAAACAGCTATATCACGGTCAGGGTCAACGCCTGTAAGCTTTGCTGTATACACATTCATAGCTCCTTTACTATCCAATAATGTCACATCAGCTTTGTCAGCTTTGTTTATAACATGAAAGTTTGTTACAATATGTCCATTAGTATCCCATACAAATCCTGTTCCTACACCTTTTGGCATATTTTTAATATCAGTATCAGACATTTTCAGTTCACTTGCAATATTTTTATATTCAGTACTGATATAACAAACAGATGGAGAACATTTTTCATATATATTTATGTTATGTAATTCATCTGTATTATAAGATTTAGCAATTTGAGATCCGGAAATCAAAGGTGTAATTGTAGTTGCGAGTAGCAATGACTTTAGAATCATATCACGTCTTTCCATCTTCATAACACATGGACAAAATTGTTTAGAATCTGAATGCATATTTGGAAATGCCATAGGAAATGCAAAGGATGATACTTCTGTTATCAAAAGAAATTGCAGAGACAGTTTCAGTAATGCACTTATCATGATATAAGACTTATGTATGTAAATTGTTTTATTCTTTATGTACATAAAGCTCTTTTTACTTTGTTCACAAGTTTTGGAGTCATTTGGGTATATTATTCCATTCAATATTGGTACAAGTATATCTCAAAGGCAAGTTCTTATAGGTTTACCATTGCAAAAATTGAATGATGTCAAACATATCAACAGTGCAACCAAAAATGAATTTGAAAAGGATTTGGTAAATTTTAACATTACACATCAAACGTCGTCAGACCATTGTATTGTTTGAGATTTTTGTGTAGTTGCATCATATAGTTGCATGAACTTATTATATTGAATAATTGACCATTTTTGTTTTATTCTCCTGTTTATATATCTGAATGGTATATATTTGTATCGTTTTCGGATTGTATGCAATACATGATAATGTAATTTGATATAATCGCTGTGTTCTTTTGAAATCATCATAGTATATATTATTTGAAGGATGTATCAGTTTTTATTTTTCTTCAAATAATTTGTATGAAAATGTTACATAATTGGAAAAAAATGATGATGTGATTTAACAAAATATTTGGTACAACAAAGAAGAACCCAAACGACGAACGACAAACATGGACAGAAGTGAATTAGTCTTGTCAATTGTATTTGACTGTAAAGAGACTTTCAATCATCTCTCTCGACATGATACTGCTAATGTGATATTGGCAACCAAGATGTCTGAAACAAATGAAAACATCACTTTGATGAAAAACAAGTATACCGCAGAGCACTTGTATGACAAGTTTCATAGTGCTGCGACATCTCTTGTCTTTGCAAAGAACAAGAATGATAAAGACAAGGAAGAATCTTCAAAAGAGAAGATTGACAACGTCTTTGACATGCTGGAGAATTCAAGCAACGCAGTATATAATTACTTCTGTATGCTTATGATGGCTGAATACAAAGAGATGATATTTAATAGCATATGCGATCCTACATTTGATAACATAGAAGCTGATATCCTCGGAGAATTCAATAACATTATTGACAACGACAGAGACCTGTATCACATTGCACGAAAACATTACCATGACCCATATCATGTAATCTTTCAGAACAAACCGTCCTACTATAGTTTCTACTACATGGCTGAAGCAAATGGTTTGAATATGATAGAAATGTATGAAACAGGAAACTACGACGACTTGATTCATTACGACGACAACGATAATGACGGCGACAACGATAATGACGACGACTTATAAACTAAAAAACACAAAAAAGCCAAAATTTTTGGCATTGTAAAGCAAAATTATATAAGGATTTGCTTATATTATAAGACAGCAATAAAGCACACCAAAATACATATAACTAAAAATGCCTTCAAGATTTCAAGAAATGCTTAAGACACAGAGACTAAATTCAGAGACTTCGCGTGCTGGACTCAAATGGGAGTCAGATGAAGATGATAAACTTTTGACTATGGTATCTAACAATGTTAGTCCAGTAGAAATTGCAAAATCCCTTCAGCGTACAGAAGGTAGCATTAAGACACGTTTGATTGTCTATGCTCTTGGTAAGATGGATAAAGAGAATCTATCTTTGGAACAAGTTGCACAGCTTGTAAAACTTGATGGCAAAGACATTACTGATTATCAGGAACGTCAAGCCATTCGCGAGGAGAGAAAGCAAAAACGCACAAATCTACCTAAGAGACCCACCAATGTTACTAATACAGAACTATATGATTTGCTTCAGTCTCTTGATAGAAAGTTGGATACCTTGCTACACAGGTAATTATGCTTATTTTTTCATACAAATATATTTTTATTATATTTGCCCAAAAATAAAAAAATGATGTTATGCTTCATGACAATATATTCATGAAGCCTATTTCAGAATTTCGCCCTCATTGTATGAATGCAAATGATGTTCAGTCCTTATTACAAAAAGGATATGCTGTATTAGATCAACAAAATGTGCATATTAAAATAAGAAGAGTATTATCAGAACAAGATTTATCTCTTAAACAAAAAACAATACAATATCAGTCACCATACATATTGATGATATGGAAAAATCAAAAATAAAATACAGTCAATATATAAAAAAATGAAATGATATGTTTATATCATCGTATACAACCATTATGGATGAAGAATTTGCAGATTGCTGGAATTTGCTTGATGATTTCAAGAACGAGATTCATAATATAGAAAATAGTAAGTCTGATACAGAAACATTGACATGTTCATGTGGTTCAACTGATGTCATAACAGAAGATACTATGCAGATATGCAAGACTTGCTGTGCTGTTTTAGGACGTGTTATTGATAATGGTGCTGAATGGCGTTATTATGGAGCAGAAGATTCTCGTGATAGTGATCCTTCACGTTGTGGATTACCTACAAATAGTCTGCTTCCAAAATCATCACTTGGTTCTATGATAGGTGGTAGCAAACGTGATAGTATTGATATTAAACGTATCAGAATGTACCAAATGTGGAATTCTATGCCATATGATGAAAGAACATTATGGTCAGTGTTTGAAAAATTGACTGCTAATACAGTAAATAATGGTATTCCTCAGCGAGTTATAGATGATGCCAAGGTGCTCTACAAAAAGGCTTCTGAAAAGAAGATATCTCGTGGTGATAATAAAGAAGGATTGATTGCATCTTGCATATATCACTCTTGTTTATTGAACAATGTCCCACGCAGTTCTAAAGAAATTGCCACAATGTTTAGTATCAGTCCTGTAGTACTGAATCGCGGAAATTCGCGTTTCCAAACACTACTCAAAATAAATGTAGCTTCATCTGGTCCAGAAGACTTTATTTCAAGGTTTGGTAGCAAACTATCTATGAAAATGAATGACATAGATAATTGCAAGAAACTTGTCCGTTTTCTTGAAAAGCATGAGATAATGAGTGATAATTCACCAACATCTTCTGCTGCTGGTATCCTGTATTATTATTCTACTGTGGAAAATTTAGCATATACTAAAAAGCAATTCTCTTCAGTATGTAATGTATCTGAAGTTACTATTATAAAAAATTATAAAATCATATGTAAATATAAAGAATTTATAGATAAATACAAGCAAGAGATTTACAATGATACACCAGGAGTTATATAGTACTCTATGTCAAGCAAAGATAAAAGACAGTCTTTTTTTAGTCTCAAAGCTTATTCTACAAGATTTGGACAAAAATATGGATGTTATTCAGAACACATTTATTGCAACTTGTAGCTATATAGGTTCTTATATATCATTAACAGAAATTAGACTCTTAATAGACGCTATCAATGATGTGATTGCTTTTATAGAAGACGAACAAATTGTCATTAAAAATGTTTATGTTCTGGTAGCAAAATTATGCTTACTTTGTGATATGTATATCAAGACACCTGTAACAAGAACGGGAACTTTGAACATCCGGATATTGCGTGACAAGATTATAGACATGTTTGAGAATGATTCTTTCAAGTTGTCATCAAGTGGTATAAGCAAATTTGAAGGTATTATTCCACCTACTGACAGCCCTTCTTACAAACTTGCCACACAAATCTTGACAGGATATATGCATATGTTAAAGCAATTAGAAAGCATACCCAGTACAGATATAAACAAATTATCAGACATAGCTAACAAAATAAGAAACTCGTTTGATTATATCATAAGAAAACGCTATACATTTGAAACAAAATTTTATGAGAGTGACAATGATGCTGTATGGTTTTTGTGGGGTATACTTTCATTACTATATAACAACAATCCAGAAATGGACAGTGTATATCAACTTTTTAGTCACGGGTATTCCAAAAAACTGAAGAATCATAGAGTGGGATTGTTATGGTTATCTGGTATCTTGTTGGTGTATATTTCTAAAAAAGATTCAGCAAGAATTTGGAATCAAGGTGAAGTAAAGGCTATCAAGAAAGTAGAAGAACTAAGCTTAGTGCTCTATAATGATATCAAACGAGAGCTTTTGAAAAATAATGAAATTCCTGAACAGCAAGTACAGGAAAAAAACACAAATGTTGATGGTATAGATTATATATCTTCATATCGCCCTGTTATACAAGAAAGAGGTATAGAAGTACCTGTTACAATATGTAATACAGTCAAGGAGATAAAGTCAATAAGATGCAAGAGAGATTACATGACATAGAAAAAGTACATATCTATATATTTTTTGAATATTCTTAATATTTTATTTTAGTTGAGTCCTGAACACTGATATGTACTTTTTCTGTTATGACAACGCCAAGTGCATGTAATGTCTACCATCTTTCAGATTCTTGAATATGGTAGGAAGATATTTATTGAAAGTGTCAGTGTTTGCATTCATGATTATGTTTTCTTTGAATATTTGTTTAACATTATTATAATCATATGACCTATTGAATGTATTGATTGCATTATATATACGTGTCAATTCTGTTAATTTGGCATTGTTGATTGTTATCTGTTCACTCAACCTTTGCACTATGGCTCGTTTGTTGTCTATACTTTCTTGACTAACATTGTTCACAAGCATTTGCTTTTCAGCTTTAATCATGCAATCAAACTCGCTAACATCAATTTGTCTTAATTCATCTAATTGTTCAATGAATGTATTGATTGAATAAAAATTGTCTAAATTCGTTTTTTCCTGTGTATAGATTGGTACATAATTCAATGTGGATGCATTCAGTAATGTCGGAAGCTTTAGCATGGTAAAAGTCAACATGCTTGGTTTATTAGGTAATGTTGATATAGTTGGAAGCTTAGGACATGTTATATAAAATCTCTGATTAATCTTTCTGATACCTGGGTCTGGTGATATAACAGAGCATACAATACCATTGTATAAACAATATATTTCATATGATGATAACTCTTTGGAATGTATACGCATATCACTATAATTTACAGTTGTCATTGATGTATGACTATTGAATAACTTGACAGTTTTGCTACCAGTATTGTAAGTAAAATTCTTCTTTTCAAACTTGAATTCACCATTTAAATAAAACTTCATGGTTTTGGTTGTGGTATTGTATGTCATGGTAAAGAAATTCCATTGATTAAATGAACATGGTATTGTGTTAGCTATGGTGTTAACTGTTTTGTACTTTTTACAAGCATATGTAACAGATTTTGTCTTTTGACACGTATATGGTGAACAATTATTACCATTTTGTAGTGCAGATACATATCCAAAATAATTATTGTGTCCTTGGTTAACTAATGAACCTATTGCAGATGAATATCCTTCCAAATGTTCACATGGTCCGCTGTGCCAATTTTCACTAGCCCCATTATCATAATATCGTGTACATGTATAAGAGTATGTAGGGGTACAATTTTGACATGTATCCTTATATGTTTCTTCTTTTGTACACGTATCATCATATTCTTGTTGTTTGGTGCTGTTCTCACTAAATAAATTGATATAATATATGTCCTTATTCTCCAAATCTTTTTGCACATTGATGAATAAATCATCACCAATGCTTGCAATTTTATTACAGCATCCTGTAGTATATGCCCAAAAAGACCAAGTAAATGTTTGAGGCACATTGATAGTTGTTGAAAATTTGAAAGAATCTTGATTTGCTTTTGCAGTAATCTTCAATGAACTTGGTCCATATTTACGGGTCGTAGTGTCATATGTAAAATCAGACGGGTTTGTAGAATTATTATTGAAGTTAGCATTGCCAACTCTGCTGCTTAATTTGGTATCAAAATCCCACCAATAACTTAAGAAACTACTTTCATCATACAACAAAGGGAATTGATTACTGAACCTTTGTGGTTCTGTAGGGACTGGTACAACATAAGGAGTAGCTGCTTTTGGTACAACAGGTGTTGGTACTGTAGGGGATGGAGATACAAATGTGAACAAACTCTGGATTTCAGATACAGATAATGCTTTGTTATATACACGTAAATCATTATATGATACAGACACTGCATTATCACTTTGTTGACTGAATAATGAAAGATTCATAATACCAGGGAAAAACCCATTTTTGTTTTCATGCTTGAATGCACCATTGTAGTACAACTTCAGTGTTGACCCATCATATGTCAACACGAAATGATTCCATTTATTGAAGTCTGCTTCAATTTTGTTCACAATGACATTATTGGGTACATCAATCAATTTTTCTGAACACTCTAAACGTGTTGAAGAAATAGAACCACAACTCGTATCCCTTCTAGAACCATTTACATTTTCAGTGTATCTTCCTGATGCTGACCATACTTCAAATTCATAACTACCTCTTTCCATACATCCAGATGGAATACTGTATGCAACTTCATCACAAACATTACGCATTTCCTGTCCTTTTACAATAACATTGCTACTTATGCCATTGACGTAGAAAATATTCTTATCATTATTAACAGTATTTTTTACTGTTATATCTTTTCTTGCACTAATAAACAAATCATCACCTATGCCTATAATCTTATTACAACATGCTGAGGTTTTACACCATAGACTTACACTGAATGTTTTTCCAATGCTTATACCAGTACTACATTTGAACATATCATCATCGTATTTCTTACTTGCAGTTATCATCAATGATTTGCTTCCATACTTTGTATCTTCAGTGAAGATATAAGTTCCATCATATACCCTTCCACTATAATAATTTGTTATATTGAATGTTTTTTTTTTCACATCATCGGTAAGAGTGTTATTAAATTTCCACCAATGCATTAGGTTCTTGCTTTCATTTTCAAACGTAGGATACATAGGCGTCACAACAACTGGTGTAGCCACGACTGGTGTAGCCACGACATTTGGAGGTGGTACATATGTTGAAACAGCAGCAGGAACAATAACAATGGGTGTACTGGTTGAATTATAGTACATAGAAATCATGGTCATGTCAGATATTTCTTTGTTATAGTACAAAATATCACTTACATTCTTTGCTACTGATATGTTCAAATTATTTGCAGCCTTGTATTCATATACTTCATTTCCAAATAGACTATAACTTGCACTTGCAGTATTAAGTTTGACATACTTCATGTTCAAATAATTATTTCGCAGGGTCTGAATGCCTCTCAAACTTCTGGCATAAAATGCATAATATCCATTATTGTAATTGCCATCAATGTATATAGGAAGTTTTGTTGTATTATTTCTGTTATCATTACTCTTTGCAGCAGGTAATGCAGCATCCTTTCTTAATCTAACATCACTTGGGTTGCTGGGATTTGTATAATAATAGCTTGCAACATTTTTGAAAATCATTTTTTTGTTATCATCTGTGTCCGGATAGCCTATGAAAATATCAAAACATTCCTCCTCAATCAAATCTGTATAAAAGTGATAGTATCCTGCTTGTAGCAAAATATTTCCAGATAATTCAACAAGATAATACTGCATACCTGATGCATCTTTCATGTATTTGTTTTCATAGTAATACGGGTTTCTATTTGCAGAAATTGACACAAAATTTTCAGCAATGCTGTTGTTCATAATCATGCAAGATAATTCCCTTTCACTCTGAGGTGCATATTTTGTTATAACACCTCTATTGTAAAAATTGACACTAACATATACCCCTTTTATGAATATACCAATAATAGTTTCAACAACATTTTGATATATGTCAATCAATGTGTCAGAAGTTTTGGTGTATTCATCTTGTAGTTTTTGATTGACTGTTCCACATAAACCCATGCATTTGCTATTCTCGGATGTCAAATAAGTATCAAAGATACCTGAAGATACATTCTGTCCAGACCCTATTAAAGCCTTTCTTTTGTTGAATTCTTCTTCTATTTTAGTTTTGAGTGTCTTAAGTGCTTCCAAATATGTATACAATGCATTGTCAGTATCTTTGCGACTTTGCAATATACCAGAAACATATTGTTCAAATTTTGTAAACTTGTCTCTCGTGCCTTTCATATTGTCTGCCATAACTTTCACCAAATTGCTCACTTCTGTTTCAATAGCTGACTTATTTGTGTCAAGTTGTGTATTTTCGTTGTTTATCTTCCCTGATAGTTCATTAATAATTCCTAACATAAGTGTCTGGTTATCACTATTAGCATCAAGAATCTTCTCATCAAATTTATCAATCAATTCAGGAGATGTATTGAGAACAATATCAGTTGTTATATTTGGGATGTTATAATCCCGAAAAGTAAAGTTCACATTTCGCAGAATATAATTTTTTATATTTTTACATACATCATAGTTGATAAGATGAGAACTCATGTCAAGAACTCTTGGACCATATACAATCCTTTTTATATTTTTATCATATGTTAATCTAAATAAATTCAGAAATGCAGAATTTACTGTTGGTGTCAATTCTAAAGAACTAAATTTACCTGAAACATATTGTACAAAAGATATATCATATATTTTCAAATATTCTTGTGATTTATATTCACAATGTAATACCATAAATATTATATCACTTGATATAATGAGGGGCTTGTCTACAGTTTGTTTATCACAGAATGATTTATAAACATCATTATAATTGAGAGAAGGGTCAAATGACATAGAAACATAGTCATTATCTTGTGCATGGATATCCTTTATGTTTTTGATAGGTGTTGTACATGCAGCATTTACACTTGGATTGAAACTTATCTTATTTAGATTGGTATTTGCTGCAAAGCAGCTATTCCATAATTTGAAATTGATTTGCTTGTCTGCATTATTGACATTCTTTTTAGGATATACATAACTTGCTGTTTCAGGTTGATAATGTTTGTCATGATAAGATGATATTTCTTTCCAATTATCATATTTGATTTTACATTTCTGAAAACCATTTCCTTGCAAAAAAGTCCTAATTTCTTGCAGTTTAGGCAATAATTCTGGATGCTTATCTTCAGCTATCTTAATAGCATAATCAAGTTGTACATCTGTCATATCATAGTAATCAAAATAATCATCGCATTGTGTTTCTTTTGTAGGATCAATGAAATATACACCACACTCTCTCATATCTACATCCATTTCATATTGTTCATGTGGAAAGCAGCCTGTTTCAGATTTTACTATGGGTTCTGAAGCAGGTGCTTCAAAGTGTTCTTTTGATTTCCTGCTACTTATATAATAGTAATAATATACAGAACATATTAATATACAAAATAGTATAATGTTCAAGATTAGATATGATTTAGATTGAAAATTACATTTTTCAACCATATTCTAATTATATTCATATATTATTTATTGAAATAGTCATGAATGATGCCTGTAGTTTGCATACACAGTATGATAAAAGCAACTATAAAAGCTATACAAGCCATTCCAAATATAATATACACTATAGACCATAATTGTATGCCACCTAGAAAATAATCATTAATCAAAAATATGATAATAAATGCCATTACTATGACAAATGTTATGAGAGCAGCAAGAGCAATTTGTTCTCTAAACTTATAAATAACATATATGATTGTGTAAGATAATATAACAAATATCCATGCAATGTTAAGCATCATGAGGTGCACACGTACAAACCCGTCTCTTATTGTTTTTACTAGTAAGGCTACCAACATTAGTGCACCAACAAATGCCATTACATACCATACCATATCCCATGTTCGCATATCTTCATTGGTTTGAATAAGATACATGAGATGTTTGTATCCAGTTATTAATGATCCTCCAATCACAAAATACAGTATAACAAGAACAGCACATAAAAATACCCAAAACATGAGTTTTTGTGTACGACCACTAATAATCATTCTAAACACAAAAGCTGTTATCAGACATATAACAAACAAAACAAATATAACAATGAGTGTTATGTATAATGCATCATTCATGAATTATGTAAAATCTACTTTAATGATATATATTTTATTCTGCTCCCAAGTTTGCTTTTTATAGCATCATTCATATTATGTTGTGCATAATAAAATATTAGACCTTCTTTTAATATGTCTTTCTTGAATTTATTGAGAACTTTCACTATAACATCATTGCTCACTCTTAACAATTTATTTTTGATAACACTTCTTTCCACAATAGGTAGTTTATACAAAAGATATTTGCTATAATATTCACTGTATGATGTCAGATTATTAAACTTTTGAAATTCATTCTTTACTATGAATGCAGCTCGTCCATTATTGATTTGTTCATCAGACAATTTGAGATTCTTGATGATATCTAGTACAACCTTTAAGAATTGTGGAAGCAATTTGTAGTTGACACTTGTTTCTATATAATAGGAAGATGATATAGGTTTAGTCATATCAACATATAAATTCAATGAAATATTGTAAATAAAACCTAATTGGTCTCTTAAGACTTTGTAAAATACTCCTGTTTCAAAGTTAAATAAAATTTCTTGTAGGTACATCAAAGCAAGATGTTCCTCTGACAGATATTCAATACTATCATCAACTACAAGACGCATAGTGGCGTTTTCTATTTTGTTATTATTCTTGATATGTATGACTTTCAGATACTTACTATTGTATTGATAAATAGGATACTTAATCTGTGCCTTTTTATTGCCATTAGGTATGTCAAAATATTTCTTGGCTAGTTTGAGTGTATTAGTAACTTTGTTCAAAGGACATGTTATAGTGACTACTGTATTGTGTAGCAACACATGACTTTTAATGAATTTGTACATGTCTTGTATGCAAAATTTCCTGATATTATTGATATGTTTTTGATGGTCATATTGATATGCATATTTACTATACATGTATTTCCATATTTTCATTTCAAATGTATAATTGGTATCTGAAATATAATTTCTAAGTTCTTGTATAACTGCATTCTTTTCTTTTTTAGCAAGACCTTTATCTATTTCAAAATGTTTCAGAGTATTTGACAACAAATCAATGAAAAACTCAACATCTTTGTAGAATCCTTGTATCCAGAATTTGGTTTCATATTCATCTACTGACGCATTTGTTATAGCACCTCGTTTATTTAATTCCTTGCTTATTTCTTTATGATTATTGTACTTTTTAGATGTGAAACGACCCATTAAATGCTCCATATAATGTGTCAATTCCATTTCATGGGGTTTTTCATGATTTTGACCAAGCAGAATGCACATAGAGACATCTGTCAAATCTGTAGGCATAGGAACAACAAGAATTCTTAACCCGTTTCTCAATTTCACAATTTGTTTGTTTGCATTATCCATTACTGTATACTGAAACGAAAAAATAAAATTATTAAATGACTATTTGTTTATAATGTCCTACGCGCAAGTCTGTGTCTAACATTATCTCATAACCTACTTTGATGATATTCTTGCAAAAATTTACATCTTCACCTGATATATCACGCATCAGCATTCCATCGTCTCCAACAATTTCTTGCAGTTCTCCATCAAAGTACGGATATTGCAACTTATCAAGTACTTCCTTGCGACAAGCAAAGAATCCAAGACCAGTATAACTAACTGGCATATACTTTAATCCTGTTTCTGACTTCCACTTTGTCACGGAATCCTGAGTCAAAAACTCAAATACTCCATGTTTTGCAAAATAACTTGTATCCCAGTTCTTGACTACTGCAAAATTCTGCAAATCAGACATTCTATACATACCAGATACAACAGGATGCTTATCTGTGGCGTCAATAAGTTGAATAACGAGTTCAGGTGTAAAAATAACATCACTGTCAATAGTCACCCAGATGTCATAATTATCACCATTGAAAGGCTTCTGATTCACACCTCTTTTAACATCCAATCCAAGTGTTTGCATTCTAACAAAAGATACAAACGAACCTGTTCCTGGTGCAACCATAATATCATACTTATCCATATTCCACAATGTTGCAAGTGTATTTGTCCAAGAAATTAAAAACTTCGAGCTGAAATTGTCTCCAGGAAGTGCAAATACAACCTTTTTCTTTGTCTTCTCTTCTTCAACAGACTGCATTATGTATTCAATACATGATAATTCTTTATATATATTTTGTTATTATGAAAAGATTACTTCATTTTGAAGTTCATCTGCATTTTGTCGGATAGGTTCTTCTGTATCTTGATGTTCATTGTTCATTTCGTGTTCATAGCATAAATGATGGATATTGAGTACATCTGTTCTACCCACTCTTTGAGCTCTGCCAATAGCCTGATACTTTGCTAACCCCATTGTGTGATATATGATAACATCAGTTGCATAGCTAATGTCAATACCGCTACCTGCAAAGTGTGTATTCAAAAGTATAACTTTGATGTTTCCTGATTTGAATTTATCCAACACGTTCATCATATGTGCAGTATTGCCTTTCAACTCAGAACAAGTAATGTTATTATCCATCATTATATTCATGATTTTCATAAATCCACTATCATATTTGCTGAATATCAGATATTTTCCATTCGGGTTATCTTGAATAATCTTTAAGAGAGTATCTTCTTTACTATAAGATTGTTCTTTGGGTTGATTTGTTGATTTTTTATTGACTATAGCTATCATTTTATCAGCATCTATATGCTGTCTGCATTCTGGACAATTTATGTTGCTTCTTTGTGAAGAAATCCATTGCATAATACATGAAGCACAATAGGAATGTGTACATTCAAGAATGATAGGATGTTCCATAAGACACATGCAAATGGCACAAGTTTTTTTGTTCAACTCGGATACCCTCTGTCTCAGATTTTCAAGTTTCAACTTATTATTATGGATATCAACCTCTATATTTTTCATTCGCATGGTCTTTTGTTCTTCTGGTATATCCAATGATTCTATGTAACTCTTTTCTTTTTCCTTATTCATTATGTCTCTTTTAATTTCTTTTGATACCAGCTCTATAACATTGTTTTCAGTTTCACTCTTACCTCCAAGATCTCTAATTGCACCATTTATGTCATTTGCATTAATCTTTTCCAACACTGTAGCACTAATAAAGCCTCTGATGATACCAACATTTGCAGGCATCTTGCATAAATAATATTTCTCATTCGGAACAGGAATCTTGAAACTATTTTTGACAAACTCTTTTGTGCATTTTACAATAATCAAATTAAGTGTATCATAATTGATAGCATCTCGCATATGAAATATGATACTATTATATGACCTTGATGAATATAGTAGATTTTCATAAGTACCTGAAATGAGCCATAAAAACTCATAGTACATATCTGGAATTTTATTGCAAATGTCATGAGCCTCATCTATCATGATACGTTTCCAACGTTTCATAAATGATAACTCAACATTCCTGTCATATACATGTGCTTGTTGGTAATAATTTAATAATATGCCCAATGTAGTATTTTTAACCAGAACCACATCATAACCATTAAAAAAGTCTACAATGGCTTGAACATTGTTGTCTTTGTATTCTGGGAGATGTTTCTTGATGAAGTTCAAGTTATCAATTGCCAAATATTTCAATTTAGTATGATTTTCTAGAGCACGTTGCCACTGAACATATACAGGACCTCGTGGAACAATGATGAGTGTACTTTGAATGATATCATCAATGATGTTTTCATTTGTTGTAGAATAACTAATATAACTATAATGTTTACTGTTGCTGTAGCTTACATGCATATTGGGATTAATATGAATGTTCTTTGATTCAGCTACAATAGATAATGCTGTCAATGTCTTCCCATAACCAACTTGGTCAGCAAGCACACCAATATTTGTACTACATCTTACATTATTTTTGATATTTTTGTTATGATATACAGTATTATAATTAGATGAGGATTCTTTCAAATTATAATGAATGATTCCAGTTTCTTCCATACTAATAGCCTTACCAAGGCATGCTAGTTGATGAGGTTTTAATGGAATATTAATTTTGGCAGGTTGTTGCCAACGTGGTGCAATCTCATTCATTTCAATATCATATTCATATGATTCAGTCATTTATAATATATAACACTACGAACTTTTATATCATCAAAGGATGTAAAACAAAAAATGATATAACTAATAAATCAATACAAATGATAACATAATAGTATAGAGGTTGATTCAATGGTTGATTCAAGAAATGCTAGGCGTGGCGCCAATAACATTAATATAGAGAAACTTAAAATAGAATTGAGAAAATTGAATAGAAGCTTATTAACATCAGATTATTTCCAATTCTTTGATGATGTATGTCCCAAAAATATGAGTTTAAAACAAAATTATTATCTCAGGATTGCTGCAGAAGTTGCCATGAACTCAGAAATGAATCACAAACATGGAGCTGTTTTAGTTCATAAAAAAAATATCATAGCAGTTGGATACAATTATTATTTAGCATCATTCAGTATACATGCAGAAGTTGCAGCTATTTCACAATTGAAAGGGCGAGACAAAGATGTGCTTTCTGAATGTGAATTGTATGTGGTCAGAATAGGACCGCAAAAATATGATAATGCTTTGAAATACTCCAAGCCTTGTCTCAATTGTCAAAATTACATAACCAAAAAAAGCATAAAAAAGACATATTATTCAACAAATTATGAATTTGATAATTTACATAAATGTATGGAATGTATGAGTATCTAAAGAATTAAAGATACCTTAGGAATGACTCTTTTGATATTTTTCTTTACAACAGTTGGTCTCTCATCATTAAATATAGCATTATATAAGTCTTCACCTGATAATTGAGGATTTTTAAGAATCTTGTCCTTAACATCGTGTATTTTGACAGGCAGTTTCACTTCTCTCATATTAGCCTTCAGGCGTCCATGTTGTGTATTTAAGTCATTGTATCCAAATTGGAACATAAAATCCTGTATTTTGGAATTTAGTGCCTTTTGATAACTCTTACGCTCTTTAATAGCAATCACCAATTTTCTGATTTGGTCATCATATTTAAACCAATCTTTTACAAGATTTTTGAATGATTCTAATTCTTCATCAGTTGGTTCAGGTTTGTCTGACACAATAGCAGTTATCAAATCTTCTGTCGCAACTGTACTCATGTATAATAATATCAAGAATTCCTTAAACTTATTTTGCTTGTTGTTTTGCTACGGTACCCTCCTGCTTTCTTAGGAACATCTATAACATTTTGCTTGATAAATATATCCAGTTTTTCTGCAGTTCTTTCTCCATTAAATTCCTTGCTTTTTTTGCCATTCTTGTATATAATAATGGTGGGAAATCCTTGAACTCTATGTTGCATATCGAGTCCATTCATACCTTCCAATTCAATATTTACAAAAAATACTTTGTCTTTGTATTGTTGTACAACTTTTTTCCATAATGGAGAAAAGGCAGAACAATGACCACAAAGTTTCCAATGATAATAACAAACAATAGTACCTTTGGTCAAAATATTTTCAAACCTTTGTTTTGCTGTTCCAGGAATAAGAATATCCTCAACTGGCATATCCCTTTTATTATACATTATATTTTTGTATGCAATATTTAGATATATGAGTTTGCGTGAACAATCATCTTTGCTTTCATGTTCACATATGATAGCACTGGCGCAAAAAGAAATAAAAGAAAATCATGATAGATTCATGCAACATATAACAACTCCAAATGTTCAGATTCTTCCATGTGATAGTGATTATGTAAATACTGAACAAATATTGCAAAAAGGAATGAATATCAGGAAAAAAAATTGCATATATAAACAACCTGATTATGAAGAAGGTGAATGGAAAAAACAATTTGAACTAATATTACCTCAAAGTTTTGGTAATGGATTTAATGTCAAAACCAAGAAAATTTAGCTACGACCATGTTTAAATTCGCATAACTTCTTGATGATGGTAGCTTTTTTGACATACACAGTTTTGCCACTCTTCTTCTTTGTTATTTTTACTCCTTTGCCAGATGCAATCTTATGCAAACGTTCAGTGCTAAGTGCTTCAAGATATTTTTTGTATTGTGAAACACCCATTTTCTTTGCTCCTCCAACCATAGACGTAGACACAGGTTGTTGTTGGAATACAGGGGTTTCGACTACACCATTGGTTTGAACTGTTTGTACAGGTGGCATGGATTGTACAACTATGGGACTAGAAGGAGGTCTAATCATTTCACATTGACCACACTTCCATTCATTGCCACCAAAGAATGGCTTTGAATAAGAATGAGCATTTCTCAAACTTTGCATACCTCTAAGTCCCATTGTTTCTTGCATTCTTCGCATACCTGATAAATTAGACAACCCTTTCTTTGAACTCTTTCCTTTTTTTTGTGCACCTCCAATTTGTGCATTGCCAAGCAAAACATTTGCACTAGCCATATCAACCATTTTACTATTTAAAGGAAATATTTTTTTTATTTTTTGAAGCATAAATCAAGGGCTGTTTCTTGGCTCAAATCATCCTTGGAAGTTTTACTGGATTCTTTCAGAAGTTTTTTGAGTTCCTTCTCTTTTTCTTTCAGCACCATTTTTTCTTCCTTCATTTGCTGTTTTTCTTCTTTGGTTTTGCCTTTGACAACTTTTCTTTGTTCTATCTCTTTTTTAACATCTGTTAATTCAGCCTGAATTGCTGCATCATCCTGTTTGAGGGATTTTGACATATATGCCTTCACCTTGTAAAATACTGGATATGCAAATTGCCTAATATCCTTTTCTCTATTTAAATAAGATACAAGCCCGGATATATTGTCAAGATATTTTCTTGCTCCAGTATCTGTAAATATATAATTAGTATCAAGATATTCTTCCGCAAACTCTTCAAAAGATTCTGGCATATCATCTTCCTTCATCAAGTTTAGTATTTTGACAAGATCCATGGGATCACTTGTATATGGTGTTGCAGACATCAATAATAATCTTACACTATCTGCACCAGACATTTTGTAGGAATTTTTTATTTTTTCTTTCAGGAGTTTCAAATTAGGTCTTTCTGCCACTGGAAGATCTGTTGAATATAACTTGTGAACCTCATCAATTATAACAAGTGTTTTACGAAGCGGGTCAACAGCACCATTTCTCTTTTTCATTAACCTGAATATATCATTCTTTTCTGCCAACATATTTGTGAACTGCTTATAACTAATTGGCATGACCCAACTTTCTGACAAATATTTAAGTGGGTTTTTTTGAACATTTTCAGGAATATCTTCACCTTTTATAATGCGCCTTCTTAAAGTAGCAGAACATACACTTCCAAACATATTCTTCCAAATATCAGTCTTCAATGTATGCCTTGTGACCCATAATACAGTATATCCATGTGGCTCAAATCCATGAGATGCAACAGCTATAGCAGAACAAGTCTTGCCTGTTCCAACTGAGTGCCATAACAATAATCCTTTATTTGCAGAACTTTTGTCAAAATACTTTGATACAAAGTCCTGTGTAGGTGTGTAATTTACAATACGGTCTATTTTCATGTCATCATCGACAATTGTGTCTACACATTTGTTTTCAAATTTGATATTGTCCCACTTCATTTGCATAAACCTTTCTCTGATATATTTTCGCATTTCAGAGAATTTTTTGGATTTTTGTGGTGCCTTATGTAAAAACTTATTCATCCCTTTTTTCTTCTTGCCTTTAATACCACCGCCTGGTAAAGGAGATGTTTTTGATAAAGGTGGAGATATATCCATTGGTGATGGTTGTAATGACAGAGGATTTTTCACTTTCTTTCCCATATCTGCTGCAGAAAGTTTCATACCAATAGTTCTATAGTTTATGTATTCATCCTTAGAATCTTTTAGTGCCGATGATACAATATCATAAGAAGGTCCTATAATGTTACTCAATGTCTTTGAGTCAGGTACATAGACAGCAGAACCATCACCGAATCCATGAATATTTTGTGTAAGTTCATAATCAACAGCACCATATCTGGATATCTTTTCTAATTCACTTGCAAATATTAATTTGCTGAGGTTTAGTCCACTATTGTCTATGAATAGCTTATGAATCTCAGATGCATTGTATTTCTTTTGATCTTCCTCGTCAAAATATAGATTGTATCTGAATACATGAAGTGGCCACCCAGTTGTTGCATCAAAATCTAACCCCTTCTGTCCACAATATCGTGTACCTCTTCCAATAGCCTGTTTCTCATCTCCTTCAGTTATTAGTGGTTCAAATAAGTGAACATACTTTACATCAAAAACATCAATCCCTTCCTTAAATCCCTGGTCTAATATCAAAAATCGTATTTGTTCTCCATATATATTATCAGGGCGCTGATTGAATGTTGATAGAATAGATTTCTTTAATTTGATAGGAAATGGTTTGTCATAGATTGCCACACTACACAAAAGTGCAAAATTCTTGTAGGCATTTTCTTTAATAACACTATCGTCTAGTTTGAGACGTTTGTCATAAATATTGGTCAAACCATTTGCAGTTAGACCCGCTGCTATCATCTTGGAACCAGCTGATGATTTCTTGACATCTGTATATATGATATGCTTGAATACCTTCTTATGATTCTTCATATCAGCTGCATCCAATGCATTAATAGTCTTAATGAGTTCTGCTAATTTTGGAGAAGTTATGTCAATATTTTTTTTGAATTCTTGTAAATTGAAGTTAGATTTGTCTATTTTATCTGTTGCTTTTTGCTTGGAGTAATTTGCCACAGTCCGAATACATTCCCCTTTTTTGCTGATTTTCATATGTCTTTTATTATAAGCAAATATAATTAGCACATGACAAAAACTGTTTTTTCATACACATTACTAAGATATGTATCAAATTCGCAAGCAAGAGCAAGAGGGGTCTTATTGCTATCTTTCATGTAATTATATAGCTCTGTTCCAATAATCAATCTTGTTTTTTCTATTTTATTCGTATTTATCTTCATATCCATATATTGTGTAATAAGAGTAAATATGTTATTTTTATATGATGGAGGTGTATATTCTATGATATTATTATCAAAAATATTCATGACATCATCAATCAAAGGTATTGGATGGTTGTGCAATATTTGTATAGTATCATTTTTCTTTATGCATAATATGTAATTATTATTATAATGAATAATAACTTTATTATTTTTGAAAAAGTTTGATTTATTATACCATATAACTTTATCTTCGTCAGAATCTACACTTACCAATGAAATATCAGGGATAGAGTAATACAAAATGGCTTTCTGTAATTCAGTTGATACAGTTGAATACATTCCAAAACCTTTGTAAGACTGGTGCATCTTACCAAGTTCCCTCATATTTTGTGAAAGTTCTCTGAGTTTACTGTTCATGTTTTATTGTATCTTATGTAAAACATTCTTATATATGCTTAAAGATTATACACAGTATGCATGACATGATAGTGTATATTGTAGGGCATAAAGGATGGATTGGAGGACTTTTCATGAAATGTTTGCAAGAACACGATGTTGTGTATAGTGATTATCGTGCAGAATCAAGTGAAATAAAACAAGATATCGTTGATAAACATGCTACACATGTCTTATATTGTGCAGGAAGAACATCTGGTGGTTTGTATAAGACTATTGACTATCTTGAAGACCCCAGTACATTGAGAGAAAATCTCAATGACAATTTGTATGGTCCTATGACAATGGCGTTGTTCTGCCAACAGCAAAACATTCATTTCACATATATAGGTACTGGTTGCATATACACTTATGATACGGAACATACACCCGAAAATCAAAAAGGATTTACAGAAAAGGATGCTCCAAATTTCTTTGGGTCTAATTATAGTATTGTGAAGGGATTCACAGATTTACTATTGCAACAAACAAATGCATTATCACTGCGTATAAGAATGCCTATGACAGATGAAGAGCATGCTAAAAGTTTCACTACAAAATTGGTGTCCTACAAGAAAATTCATTCTGTTCTGAATAGTATGACAAATCTGGATGTTATGATTCCCATTGCTATTAGGATGATGGAAAATAAGGAACATGGAACATACAATTTTACAAACGTAAATGCAACACATGACGAATTATTAGAAGCTTATAAAAGAGACAAAAATTCAGAACATACATGGGAGCTTGTAGAAGGAAATGCTCTTGATGTGAAAGCTAAGAGAAGCAATACACTACTTGATACTAGAAAATTGAATGAATACCTCGCTATACAACATATGGTAAATGCAAGTATACAAAAAATATTGTTTCCTTGAGATACAATAAAGTACATATACAGTGCATTTTTTGATATATATAATATTTTTGAATGTGTCCTAAACTACACATGTATATGTACTTTCACAACATAAATATAAAGATTTGTTTATAGTATAGTATACAAAGCATGTATACTTTTAATGCATATGAGTATCCTGCTGCAGAACGCATTGTAGTTATTGGAGATTTACATGGAGATATTAAGAGACTCAAAACAATTCTTATAGATGCTGAAGTAATTAATGACAGTCTTGAATGGGTAGCAAATCCTCATCACACTATGGTAGTACAAATTGGTGATCAGGTTGATAGTGCAAACAGAGACCCGAACTTCAAAGATTGGGAAGTACTTGATGATGTACAGATGATACATTTTACAAACAGTCTTGATAATATTGCTAAAACAAGAGGAGGGCGATTCATTTCTTTAATAGGAAATCATGAGCTTATGAATGTAATTGGTAATTTTTCTTATGTATCTGCAAAAAGCAATGATGAACATAGATATAGAAATTTCATGCCAAAAGGTACATTATCACCTATAATAGGCAATAGACAATTGGTTTTGAAAATAGGGCAACTATTTTTCTGCCATGCTGGAATTAAAAAGCTACATTTAGATGTGTTGCATGCATCAAACAAGCCCATATCTTATTTGAATGATATATGGAAACAATTTGTCCTAACTAATCAATTAAATCAAGAAGATAAGAACATATTTGACACAGTTATATTGGGCATGGATGGAATTTTATGGACACGTAATATTGATGAAATAGGTGAATTCAATAATGTTTTAGAAAGATTAGGATGTTCTTATGTATTTGTAGGTCATACACCTGTAAATGGTATTCAACTCATGCATGAAAGATTGTGGCTTACAGATACCGGTATATCTCGTGCTTTTGGTAATTCATCATATCAATACATCAATATTCATAATAATAATATATCTATCAAAGAAATCAAAGATATATAAAAAAATGATATGATTATATTACAATATATGTTATGTCTGACCTTAATATAACATTTGATACCATTCTTAATAATAAACAAATTGAATTACTTGAATATGTTATCAAGTGTAAAACAAAAAAAGTGATAGAAACTAGTAAAGTTGATGATATCAACTACAACGTAAAAACAACATTAGCTAAAATCCATGCTGAACAAGATAGAAAACTTAAAATGTCTAAAACATATAAAAAAAAAGAATTACAAGAAGACCAAAACAATCAACTCAAAATGCAAACGTAAAAACAATATAAGTACAAAACGTGTTATTACATCACGTGCTATAAAAATGGTGTTGGCAAAACTGATTAAGAACCATAATGAAACAAGTCTACAAAACAGACTGGATATGGCAATTTATTCAAACAATACTGCAATATTGCAAGAATATTCAACCGAAGTAGTAGTGAATCGCCAAAGAAAATTGCAAGAATATATGAGTAAACTTGTAGCATTACAACAAATTCCTTTGATAAAGCAAAGATCAGTAGAATGGTTTGAACTGAGAAAAAATAGACTAACTGCATCAGACCTTGATGATGCCATCAAAGAAAATAATTTAAGCCTTGCTAAGAAAAAAGCAGGTGTTGTAAAAGATAACGTGAATTACAATGGCATTCCTGCTCTTAAATGGGGTGTTATGTTTGAATCAATGGCAACCAGATGTTACTCGCAGATGAATCAGAATATTGTCATATCCGAATTTGGACTTATTCCAGATAATTGTCTTGAACACTTTGGAGCATCGCCTGATGGTATTAATGACATTGGTATAATGATTGAAATCAAATGTCCTTATTCACGTGAAATAGTGGACGGAAATATACTTGAAAAATATTATATGCAAATTCAAGGGCAACTTGCAGTATGTGGATTAAAAGAATGTGATTTCATAGAATGCAAATTCAAAGTACATGAATCTGTGTATAAATATATTGAACAATTCAATGAAAGCAAAATGATGCATGGAATCATTGCTGAATACAAAAACAAAGAGTCTGGAGAATATACTTATTTATATTCTAAAGCATTTCTGACAGCATCAGATGCGCTAAATGATATCAATAAGCAAGTATATATAATGGACTGCAGCAATACAGAATTACAGTTTTTAAAACTCACACCATGGAGTCTTGAAAAAATTAATGTACAAAGAATAGAATTTGATGAAGAGCTATGGCAAACCACTGTTCCTAAAATCAACAAGTTCTGGGAAAAAGTAGAGGAATGTAAAAAACTTCCCATAGAAGAACCAGTGTCTAAGAGGAAAAAATACACATTTATTGCAGATGATGATTAAATAATATAATTTTTTGTGATAAATTTTTTTTGAAACAATGGATTGAATTTGTTTACAGCATATATCATACCATAATCAAAATATTCATTATCTAAGTTGATACATTTACTTGTATATGCATTATCCACTCTTTTTTCAGAATTCAGACAGCCGCATGCGTAGCCATTTACACCATTGCATTCAATAAAACATAATTTGTCCCTAGTCATTCTACTGTCGTTGAAATATTGCTTGAATGCTTTATATCCTTCTTCATTTGCATATGGTAATATCTTTGTTGTTTCCATAGGGTCGTGATAATAATAAGGATACATGACAAATATTTTTGTCACTAAAGGTTTTTCACCTATGCTTACATTCTCAACATTTTGTTCATAAGATGGTTTGAGGTTATTTACAGAATCGTGTCTTGCAATATAGGTTTCGTTATTAAATTGAAAGCGAGGAGCTTGAAATATAAGAAAATATACCGGGTCTTTCAATTCTTGACCATTCATCTTGTCCATAGTTCTATCAATATCTTCTGCTACTTTTTGTGTTATATCATTCATTGAAATAGAATAGAATTCATGATATGATACATAAAACATTTTCTGTAATGTTATAAGTAAATCATTTTGCGTGATATTTTTTATACATCCGTATGCAAAAAAAGGATTGTTACTTTTAACATCGGAAAGTTCAATATATTGCTGATAATATTTTTTAGATGTATTATGGAAATCCACACCACTCTTATAATTTTCTAAAGAAGTGTTATATATATCAGCTATTTTCTCATCATATCTCCTTTCTTTTTGGTCCCAATTAATCAGATAGTTTGTAAAATCCTCTTTAATTGGTTTAGATGTGTCAGAATGTATATAATTGATATAAGTTTCCATTTCATACTTATAGGTGTGTGTGTTATATAATATTATTAACATACTGATAATTGCTAAAAACATTATAACAAACACGATATATATTATGTAATTCATGTTCTTTTACTTTACACCAACAGAAAAAAAAGCCTAAAAGCATTATGTAAAAAGTCAATTTTTATGCTCTTGTTATAGCACCGTTTACATTACCATTCTTTGGTATGAGATTTTTATAAGAAAATATATCTATACCATATAATTGCAAGAGAATTTCTGTATTTTTAGCTATATTCTTGTTGATAACTATTTTTAGCATAAGCGAATCATTTGAAGATTCTACTATGGATTTTGTAGTATCTACATTGTCTGTCATAACATTTTCCAATGTGTATATTTTTGCAGTTCCATCTTCATTGTATCCTGTAAATGTACCATATACAGATGATGGTATTGCATATAGTATATAATCATTTTTTCTCAAATCAGCACCTGATTGTATTCTCATGGAAAGTGTATTAATGATATATGAAGGACTTGATTGTGACGCAGACTGTTCTAAAGTTGTTTCTGTTGCATTTACAAGACTGTAATCAATTCTTACAGCATATTCTTCCAAAGTATCATGAATTAATCTCCCTACATCATATATCTCTTCCCCTGTTATTTTGAATTTCCTTACACTTTGCAAATCATTATTGGTATATGTTTTTCCTGGCTCTTTAATTAAAACACTCATATTGTTTACATAGAGATTACTGTCTTGTATGAACATTGGAGCATTCATATCACTGCCTCCTAAATATATACTATTGGTTTGAAGGTCAAAATTAGCTAAAGTGCTATTATTTCGTGAATTGATTGTTAAGTTATTGACATTAATTGGTGTTATATTAAATCTGTCATTTTCTACATTCATACTCATGCAATTGTTTTCAGCATTACAGACTTTGAATGATTGATTACCAGATGTTTTCACAGTTAAGCCACTAACAGCATCAACTTCTGTCAATAATTGCAAATTTGGGTTGATACCACTAAATGTATGCTGAAATATTTTATCATTATCAATTCCAACATTGTCTTCTGAAAATTTGAAATACTTCTTCAAAGCTGTGTCAAACTGGTTCATTTTATTTGAAACCTTGTTTATGCGTTCTTGAGACTTTGAAACATTGCTTTCTACATTTTGAACTGACGTTTCAAGTACACCAACTTTTGCAGACTCATTTGTCATATCATAATTGATTTGATTCACGTTATTTTGTATATTTGAAATATCAGTTCTGGCATTTTGCACAGAATGATTTAGTGTACCATATCTTGAAGATACATTTGTTATATTAGATGACATGTTATGTATGTTTCCATAGATGTTTGAAACATGATTGTGTATATTCTGTATAGAACCTTGAAGTGCTGCGGTTTTACGAGCTTCTCTTGATATATTAGAACTCAAGTTACTTACGTTATCTTGCATGATTCCAACAGATGACCTCAAATTGTTTGCTTCATCTTCAATCAGTTGAGTTTTTGTTACTACTCCATCTGTTCTTACATTTAGGGTGGTTATATTTTTGGTGTTATTGTTAATACCTTTTGAAAGATCTTCAGCAGTTGCATCAATATTGTCTGAAACCTTTTCAAAAGTATCATTAATATAATTGGTAGAGATTTCAAATGCAGTATCTACATTGTCTTTATATCCCATGTAGTCATATATTAAGTAGATAGTAACACCAATTATGATTAAAAACATTATGGCAAATACCACTGTCATTAAAATATCCATGTATTTTATTACCTATCTAATGATTATAACTAAAAAAAATTATGTCAATTTTATGACTCTAATATCTTCTGTGTCTGTTAGCAATCCTTCTGTTTTTCCCTCATTTTCATCTTCATCGTTTCCTCTATTTGTGCTATTTGTATTATCAATTGTTGTATCTGCATCATCTAATTCATCATCTTCATCATCTTCATCATCTTCATCATCTTCACCAACTTCATCATCATCATCTTCACCAACTTCATCATCATCATCTAATTCATCATCTTCATCTAATTCATCATCTTCACCAACTTCATCTAATTCATCATCTTCACCATCTTCACCATCTTCACCAACTTCACCAACTTCACCAACTTCATCTAATTCATCATCTTCATCATCTTCACCAACTTCATCTAATTCATCATTGTCACCATCTTCACCAACTTCACCACCAGAATATTCAGCAATTGGTATATTCTGAATAGTATTTGCTTGAATTGCACCTCCTGTCATCAAATCCATATTTGCAAGTTGCATATCACGTATATCACCAACATCTTCTACATTCAATCGCATTTCTATTCCCATACTCTGCAATTCTTGTACTAATAATTTGAATGCATATGGTGTTTCCACAACTGCTAAGTCATCTTTATTACATAATTTACACTGGATAATCCGGTTTTTTCTGGATGGATTGTATACAGCCAATGTTCCACATCTTTTACACACAGCCCATTTGTATTTATCAGACCTTTCCATCATACTTTCTTTCATAAATAGTGATGCTCCATGACTGAGTACACTATCACGTTCCATCTCACCAATACGAAGACCACCGCCTTTTCTCTTTCCAGATGTAGGCTGTCTTGTCAGCATAACTTTGGGTAGCTCATTTTTGTCCCTGTCGTGTCCTCTTACATTAATTTTATCAGCAACCATATGCTTCAATCTGAAGTAAAATGTTGGACCAATAAATATCTCACTTTGTATTTGTTGACCAGTGAATCCATTATAAAGTATTTCATTACCATGATGATTAAATCCTTTCTCACCTAATTCATTATATACTTTAGATTCATCAAATGGAATAAAAACAGTACCATCCCCTATAGCACCTTTCATACAACATAACTTAGCAAACACGCATTCCACCAAATGCCCAATGGTCATTCTTGAAGGAATAGCATGAGGATTAATAATAATATCAGGTTTTACTCCATCTTTTGTAAATGGCATACTTTCTTCAGGAATTATCATACCTACTACACCTTTTTGACCATGTCTTGATGCATGTTTATCACCAAATTCAGGTTTCCTAATTTTCAAGAATCGTACCTTACATACAGAAGAATTATTACCAACAGTTTTAGTTGAATAAAATACCTTATTTACAGTACCAAATAAAGAATTATCAGTAGTTAATGATACATCTGTATAAACTTCTTCTCTTGCAAATTCTGTGAATACCCCTTTTTTAACCTCTTTGTATACATCCTTTATATTTAGCATACCAATGACAACAGCTTTCTGTCCTTTAGATACAATTGAACCTTCTTTAATAAATCCATTTGTATCCAATAAACTATAGTTTGCATGTTTTATTCCTTTGACTTGTATACCTTTATTAACATAATCCATGGGATTTGCAAAGATAATCCTCTCATTTTGATTGACTTCCTTTGCAGTTGCTGAAACAGACTTAAAATAGGACAGGTTAAACAAACCACGTTCCACGCTCTTCTTGTTAATCATAATACTATCTTCTTGATTGAAGCCAGTATATGTCATAATTGCAGCTATAACATTAAACCCATTTGGCATATTATCACTACATGTATATTGCGACAATCTGGTACTGACCAAAGGTCTCTGAGGATAATGATGAACATACGACATTGTATCAAATCGTTGGTTGAAATTTGTGGCATATACACCAATAGCTTGCTTGCTCTGTGCAGCATGAAAAACATTTCTTGCAGACTGATTATGATTAGATAATGGTATATTTCCACTTACCACACTCATCATGGTAGCAGGATGGATTTCAAGATGAGTATGAAAAACATTGAGATTCTTCTCTTCCATAGCAATATAACAGGTATCCTCTTCTTCAATGTCCAAATATTCCAAACATGCTGCATTTTTCTCAAGGACTTTCAAAATCTGCTCCATACTTTTGTCTTGAAACATTGGTAATGTCTCTGGGTTGATATATTCGCTTCTATAATAGAATTCATCTGTTTTGTCAGCATCAGTTAGTTGTAATGTAGAACCACATATCAAATCAAACCAATTATCAGTCTTTTTGATATTCTTGTGTGCTATGATAAGAGGTCTACAGGGTCTTCCTGCCTCTGTCAGAATTCTGATTTCATTTGCCTTAATATTCCAAGAAATAGATACAAGAATATTAATCATACTATTTCGTCTATATGCTCGTAATATTCGGATGGTTTGCACTGGATCTTTGCATATACCAAACCATGTTCCATTAATAAAAACCTTTGCAATATCTCTAGAAACAGATACATCATAATATTCAACAGGAACTATGCCAATGTCTAATAGACATCTCCTGATATTATCTGTATTTGTCCCAGATGCTATCTTTGTAAGGAATGCCAAGTTCTTCAAATATCCAACAGAACCTCCATCTGGGGTTTCAAAGGGACACATAACACCATATTGTTGTGAATGCAACTTATGAGGGCTTGTTAATTTTATGCTTCTGTCTAATGGCATATTTACTCGCCTTAGATGAGATAAGAACCCAATATAACTTATACGAGCAAGGTCTTGAACCTTTCCCAGTTCAGGGTCTTCTTCATTCACAATACCCCACATACCTTTCAGAGATTTTGCAAAAGTCTGTGCAATGATAAGATTAGGTATCAACTTATAAATATTATGTTCGGTTATAAAATTTTCATAGTCCTGTTTCTGATTCCATGATCCAAAATGGTACATAGAATCCATCTTGTCCCTGATAAATTTACGAAGCTTCATATATGATTCATGAAACAATTCAGCAAGAAGATAACCACTGATATCCACCCTCTTGTAAATATAACTGTCTCTGTCGCTCACTGGAGCAATGTGCATACAAACATTAATGAATTGTTTGACTAAATATCCAAGATATCTGCCTTTATTAGCATATAACGGTACATTGGGAAATACATCAGTTGTCAGAATACTTTTAACGTGTTCTATATTATTGTACTTTACTAATGGTCTGAGATATTGCATAGCAGCATCTTGTGTATATATATTGTATTCATTATTACAAATACTTGGTCTTATAAAATTGTCAAACATATTCTTCTCAATTTCATTGTTGTCCAATCCAAATATTGCCTCATAAATATCTTTATCACTTTCTATACCAAGTGCCCTGAAGAATGTACATAATGGTATCTTTCCTAGAACAGATGGCAAAGACACCATAATAACCCCTTTCTTATCTCTGTAATCTTCTGCAACATCATCTTCTGTATTTATATCAGGATTTTTCACAAGATAGAATTCAACAGTTCTTGGAGAGAGCATAGTTTCTCCTGTTTCTCCTGTACATTGGATAAGTCCTTTATAGCTAAATGTATTATCATCTTTGATTTTTGAGGCAAACAAGCGATTGGTGGTTATACGTTCTTGAGCAATTATCACCTTCTCTTTACCATCAATTATGAAATAACCGCCTGTATCATAGACACATTCGCCTAATTTCTGTAAAACATCTGCACCTTGTCCGTTTAATATACAAATATCACTATGAAGCATAATTGGTATGCTTCCAATAGCTACATTTTTGAATTCTTTTTGTACCTTTTTGTTGTCAATATCAGTTATTTCTACAAGTACATTAGCGTATAAATGGCTTTCATATGTAAGATTACGAAGCCTTGCATCATTTGGGGTTAACAACTTTGCATTTCCACCTTCAAATGTTATAGGTCTATCAACATAAATATTAGACCCGTCCTTTCCACCAATAAAAATGTCTACTTTCATCAATATATTTCCAAAGTCATCATATTTAATCATGGTTATAGGATTATAGGATTTTATGGTATCGGGTATGTATGTTTTGATTAATTCTCTGAAACTGTCCAGGTGATGGCTTGTAAAAGGATACTTATGATTTTGAAAGTAAACATCTAATATATTCCATGCATGCATGATATTTTGTATTCTACTACTATTTTATATATTTTTATGATGCAAAAATATTATGTATCCATATATAAAGATATTATCAAACACATTATTTGCATAGACATGAATGATGATGTCATTCAATTATACAATATAAGAAACATTGATGAAATAAACCAGTATATTGATAGAATGCCGGACTCATTGACACATTATGATGCTTCTATTATTATTTATATGATATTGAAAAACATGTATAGATACATCGGAAATGGTAGATGGGAGTATATGCATTTGAGCCTTCAGATGTGGAAAGCAGATGATTATAAACGAAAAATGAAATCAGATATTAGAACAATTGTATCAGATGTCTTCTTGAAACGTTCCATGTATTGGTATGACCTTAGTAAGGAATGTTCAGATATTAATGAAAAAAATGCTAAAAATTATGTGTCAAACAAATTTTTGTATTTTAGTTCAAAAATGCAAAATGACAAATTTATATCTATTGTTATTAAAGAAGCACAAGCTTTTTTCGATATTCATAGAAATGATTGATATACACAAACTTGATTACAATAGTGTATCTATTTGGAATATGAAATATACTATTACAGAATATAATGTAAATAATATCAAAGATATGTTTGTATCCGAACTTAAAACATCTCATTTCTGTCCAGATAAAATACGAGATTATGCCGAGAAATGTAATAAATATATACATGTATCATGTGGACCTATCACATTGCATTTATTATATGTTGATACATTGCACGAAAACTTGTATAAAATTCTGCGGACTCTTAAGCATTGTATCTTAATTCATAAATTTTTCAATATGACAGAGTCCTTCAACATTTATATTATGTTTTCTCCATATAAGCGATATATATGTCAAAACAAACCAATTGATGTTATTAATATAAATGGTGGGTTTACAAACCCTAATAGAAATAACATATTTATTATAAGACAAGAAGAGTATGCAAAAGTTATCATTCATGAAATGCTACATCATGTGAAAAGTATACATCATGACAACTGGTCTGTATCAGATATAGCAGAATTGAAGAAAACATTTAACATAGCCAAGCAAACTGTTTTGATTCCTAATGAAGCAGTTGTAGAACTTTGGGCTACTCTATTTTTTATATCATTCGTGTCATCCGAATATAATATAAAATTTAAAACTTTATTACAATCAGAGTTGAAACATAGCTTGTATCAAACAAGCAAAATATTAAAAAAACAAGGAAACAATTCATGGGTGGAGTATTCAAATGCATATTGTTACATTGTATTCAAGACCATTTTATTGCATGCATACATAAATAACAGATTACCTGATAACACACCACATGATATAACAAGATATCTCATATTACATAAAAATCATTTGCCAAAATACATTCACAGAGATACACCAGACAAATCATTGCGAATAATGAAGCTATCAGATTTGTAAGTAAATACAGTCGTCATTTGATATCAAGAATGCATATTTATCATAGGGTATAGGAACTCCAAATGTACCTAACATATTATTAATTTCATCAAATGTGAAGAAAGACGATTTAAGTTTATTACTCAATTCAGTGTATGTTATATGCTCTTCTTTTTGTTTGAGTAATAGATTTTCTAAATGAGCCTTTTCAGATTTCAAAATATCACGTTTTGATAGTAAATATTGTTGCCGAACATTGCATTTCTCATCTCTACATTCCATATCTTGTAATTGATCGTAATTTTTCATGATTTCAAGAATACTCTCATCATATACTTGTATTTGGTCATTAAGACTGTTATGATGTTCAATGATATCATTTATTTTTGCATTGATATTTGCTTGAATATTCTTATCTTTTTGCGGCAATTCAATATTATTTTCAACAAGTTTTGGTAGCATATTTGGAAATTCTTCAAAGGAAAAATCAATTGAATTAGAAATAGTATATTCCTTGATTCGTTTGCATATATCAAATGAGAATGTATAAATTGATAACGACATTTTACTAAAACCTAGAAATAATTGTTTGTTGTTGTATTGAAATTCAAAGAATTTTGATATTTCATATGATGTATTTGGTTGAAACCTATTTAATTCAGTATTGTATGATACAACATCTATTTTGTGGATTTTTATTGTATTGTTTTCCCCTACGTATGCATGTAATCGCATGAAGTTCAACACACTATCTAAAGGTACAAATGATGAACCTGGTTGTGTACTACAGTATAAATCTTTGATAGATTGTGCATCAGATGTATTGTTCAACTTATGTAATGTATATAATTGTGTAGATGAAGGATTTGATATATCTTCTAAATAGTCAATATGTCCATTGTTTGTAGCTGCATCAGAAACATCATAAAAACAATACCCTGATAAATTACTTGTGTTATATTCATTATTCTTTGTTATGAATTTGTAAGGATATATTATGTTTGATGTTGATGTATACGTTTCTTGAATTTCTTTCCATTGGGATAATTGTATTTTACAACTATTCATAGGAAGTATCTGTTTTACAGATTTGACATATTGCAACATATTATATGCAGTCTTATCAGCATTGTTTGTTTTCATTGTATTTAATATTACCTGAAGTTGAGAATCGCTCAATTCATAGATATCTGAAAGTTTATCACATATTTCATCATCGTTTGTAAGCTGGATTGTACATGGTCTCATTTTAGCCCGTATATGATTGGAAGCTGAATGCATTATTGATGATTCAAACCCTTCTTTTGCTTTTATAGATTGCAAAATAATATTTGAAATGATTATGCATAGTAAAATAAAATTTACATAATACATAAGTCTCATTTAAGGAATTGTTTTATTTACTTTTCTAATGTCAATAGAAGATATAAATTATTTAAAAAAAAATAGTATCAAACAATCTTATACTTTTCTGATAGATAGCAAAGATAGGGATAGAAAGGTATATCCAGATCCTTCTGAATATACTTTAGAGTTTACAACTCCTTTCAAAAATGTGATAGGTATAGAAATTATTGATGTGAGTGTCCCTAAAACAATGTGTAATATAGATACAAATAACAATAGGCTCTATTATTATATTGCTACCAATGATGAAAATAACATGATCCCTGTCATTAGTGATAAAGATGGTAAAAAAATATATGATAGAACCATGTTTTCTCATATAGATGTGCCTGTAGGTGATTACACAACAAATGTATTTATTAACAAACTTAGAACAACATTTGAAGAAAATGGCATAGACCTTGACATAGTTCCTGTAGATACCCCTGCAGAATTAACAAACATGATATATTTTAAATCATCCAAGCCTTTCATATTAGACATGAGTCAATCTACTATTGCCGAAGCATTAGGTTTTGATTTATACACATCTCGTAAGGAAACTACCAAGTATCACTATGCTGAATATAATGATGTTGATGGATTTGAAAAGTTATATCACAGTTATAAAGATACGACTGGTAGACATGTGCTGTATGCACCAGGTATGATGTATCTAATAGGAAGTAAATATCTCTTAATTAGATGTCCTGAAATAGAGCAACATTTATATAGGTCTTTAGCATATACAAAATATAATAATGGTCTTGCAAAGATACGAATCAATAGTTATGGATATAATGACGAAAAAACATCATTTTTAAAAGTTCCTACAAGAGAATTCCATCCCATTGGAAAGCTTTCCAGACTAACACTGCGTTTTGAAACAGAAACAGGAGCATTGTATAATTTTAAAGGTGTCAATCATAATTTAGTATTTGCTATTTATTACTATGAGCCTAAACAAGATAATGCTTTTCATAATTCTATATTGAACCCGGATTACAATCCTAATATAATAAATTATTTATACAAACAAGAAGAACAAGAAGGTGAATCGGATGAAGAAGATGAGGATTTCTCAAGGGATAATTTAGATTTATACAAAAAAAGAGAATTAGAATATAGTCAAAAAAATATTGACAATATGAACAAAATGATTGCTTATAAATTCACTCAAGACAATAAATCAAAATTTAACTTGAATAGAAGATATACTGAAGAAGATGAAGAAGATGAAGAAGATGAAGAAGAAACATAAAAAGGGTTATGCAGATTTTTCATTTAGTGCTAAATATTTGATGATATTATCCAAGTCTTCTTTTTTGAACTCCCCTTCTTTGATAATCTTTTGTATAGTTGGATTATCTATAACACCACGTTGTACACCTTCAAGAATTTCTTTTTGATAATCTGATAAAACAGGTTTATTTTCAATGTTATCAAATCTTTCAAGACATTTTTTATTGGTTCCAAAAATGATAAAGCCAATAATAATGACACAAAGAACAATGTTAAAAATATCCAAGTATGTATTAGTATATTTCATATCTGATATATCCAGAGAATAAAAAAATAATGTTTTCAGAATATAGTATTAAGATGGCAGACTTATATCAAGCATATGGTGGAGGTTCAGATGACTATTCTACTAACTTTTTCGATGAAGAACAACAAATGTCTGCTCCTGCAAGACAAAAGATGGCACAACAAGATGTCTATCAAGCACCACAAGTACAGCAAGCACCAGCACCAGTACAGCAAGCACCTGCTCCCAAAAGACAACAACCTGCTGTAGAACAATTCCAGAATCTTGACAATCTTCAGGATTACTACAAACCACCTGTACCTGCTGTGGCATACAAGCGGAATCCTTCTTATTCATTCTGGGACAGGATGTCCATGAAGAGACCAGAGGTCATTAAGCTTGCTGTTTTTGGCTTGGTTATTGTCCTAGCTATTTCATTAGAAAGAATTGGAACTCATTATCTTGGTAAATATTTATCAGATAATATGCTAACTGACTTCCAAGAATTCATGCTTAGATTCTCATACCCAGTTATGGTATTCTTATTATTATGGATCATCAAGGCTATGTAATACTAATGTCTTCATTATGATATAACATTATTCAATGCTTTTGTCATATCTTTTTTAGAAATACTAAGAGCACCTGTTACATAATGTTTTGCTGTATTTTTGATGATTCCTTTGTTTTCTAAGACCTTTATGTGTTTGAGGTTGTCAAGTTTAATGAAATAATGGCTATTTATATTTCTGTCAGGCAATGAGACTGTATATATTTTACCAGCATTAGAGCCTACTCTACGAATCGCTATATCTGCATGCACATGGTCTTTGACATAATGATAACCATTTGGAATGACTTTGATTGGTTCTTTGCGCAGAGTATTTCTGCGTTCCCATATTTGAAAGACAGAGGGTATATGCACATCTTTGTTGTGGAAATTGAATGAATTTTCAGGAAGAATCCATGAATACTTCAAATGAAATTGTAATGGGACAGAATGTTGCATACTTTTCTTTTCAAAACTTAAAGGCAAAATAAATGATATAGTATCCGCAAATTGAGCAGATTTCTTTATAAATTTGATAGCCATTGAACCTTTGAATCCAAAAGGAGGATTTCCTATAACATGTATCTTTTGATATTTTGATGCATCGTGATGATATGTTAAATAATTTTGTTTTGTTATTATGGTGTTGTCTGGTTTGATGTCAATAAATATAGTATTCTTGCATAATGTTTTCAGACCTTGAATGAATACACCATTGCCTGCACTTGGTTCTATGACACAATCTTTTGCATACTCTATATCAATCTGCTCTCTAACTAATGTGCAACAACGTTTAGCTATTTTTGGTTTTGTGTAGAACTTTTGCATTTTTATCTACTTGTTTAACAGCAAAAAACTTCTTTAGTTCCATCTTTGTATTTGGTCTGTAAAGTGTGTCCCTTATCTTTAACATATGGTCATCATCAATGTAAGGATTCCCTAATATTTCCTCAAAAGATGTATTATTCTTTTTCACAATATGTTTATTAATCCATCGTATCTGAAAGACCATGGAAAATACACCACATTCAGTATTCTTATATTGGTGTTGTTTCTTATTTAAGTTTATATTGAAATCTATATGTGGGTATAGGGTATCGCATTGTTTTTTAACATCTTGTAAAAAGGTATTCAAGTATGATGGTATAGAATTTCCTGTACTATCATAGTAATATGCACCATATGTTTGCAATGACGGGTCAATAACCATAAAAGTAGACGTCCAATGAGAGCCAGATTCATCATGCTTATCCAAATTTGTTATAAGACCTATAAATTTCTTTCCTCGTTTGATGTAATCCTTTATGTTAATATGACAAAATTCACTGTATAAACATACACCATTTACAGATGCTACTGTGAAATCTATAGGGAAAACTCCTAAAAATGCATATTTGTATTTTTTGCAATCTGAATACTGGAACATGACATTCTGTATATCATAATTGGACAACCACGTTTTAGGATTTTTATACCAGGATTCTGGTTTTTCTGGTCGCAGATTCTTCTTAGCAATCATTCGCAGGTCCTTCTTTGCTTTTGTCAATTGATTTATAGTTTTTATAGTCTTCTGTGTTTTAATTTGATTGGACAATGTGTTTATTTTTTTCTCCGCCATTCTCTCCATAACACCACACCATAACCAATATACATGAGGTTTCAATTTTGTTTGTAATGCTTTGTATATATCACTTACAGATTTGCATTTGATTTTATTTTTGTTGATAATGTTCCAAATTATTACCATTTTCCTTAATGATGTCTCTGTAAAACAATATTTATTCATCTCATTTGAAGGACTACAAAATCCATTCATATTTTATTCGAGCCCTGTTTATTATAAATAAAATAAAAATTGATTGTCTTCTTAACAAACTGTTAAGGTATCTATTGCTTGGAAAAAGAAAAACTGACATACAAACATATATAAAATAAAATTAATATATATAATTAAGATATATACCCAAGATGGGCATCCAAGAAGAACTCAATCTTTTCATAAGTAAACACAAAATAGAAAAAGGCAAACCTTATAGCAACACCAGTTTGGGAAATCCCAGGGCAGCCTTTTTCATTGCAGATGAAAAGTATGATACATTCTTGAACCTTTATGGTCTTGCTTTGACCAACGGTATATCTCTTCATTATACAGAGAAGCCACTTGAAGTAAGTCCTATACGCATAGATTTGGACTTCAGATTTCCCATTGATGAAAGTAGTAGTTATGATGAAAATAGGCAACTCAAAAGAGTATATACCAACGACCATGTGCATAATATAGTCAAAACTTATATGCAAATTATCAACACTTATATTCAAGTTCCTGATGATTGCAATTTAGCCTATGTTATGGAGAAACCCAAGCCATCAGAACATAGAGGTAAAAACAAAGATGGCATACATATTGTATTTCCACACATCATAGTATCCAATAATGTGCAACACTTCATACGCAAGAAGATTCTTGATGTTGCTAAAGACCTCTTTGGCAATCTTCCTATATGCAATGAATATGAATCAATTATAGACAAGGCTATCATTGATATGAACTGTTGGCTAATGTATGGTAGCAAAAAAATGGAATCTGATTCTTATCGCGTATCTCAAATATACAAATATGTATCAGAATGTAGTAGTATAGAATTATTGAATGACCCTATCACTGCAACTGACGAGATTGGTTTTATAAAGTTGTTTTCAATGAGAAAAAAACAAGATTCATTGACACCAGTGTTTCCAAAGCATGTGTCTGAAATAGAGGAATATATTAAACATGTATTACCTGCTATTGATGTCAAGTATAAGACAAAATTGCACAACAATATATTTGCTAAATCCTTGAATATCAACAAAAATTACACATCTGATGATGAATTGATCATTATTAAGCGTCTTGTATTAGAATGTTTATCCAATTGTAGAGCAGAAAAATATGATGACTGGATTAATCTCGGATGGGTGCTCCGAAATATTGATTACAGACTAATTGATACTTGGGTTGAGTTCTCCAAAATTGGCAGCTCTTATGTAGAAGGTGAATGTCAAAAATTATGGAACAAAATGCGAAAGGACCATATGGGTATTGGAACACTGAAATGGTGGGCAAAACAAGATAATCCTATGAAATATGACGAAATTATTAATGATTCTATCATACCTCTCATTGACAAGTGTATTCGTAGTGAAGGAGCTCACTTTGATATTGCCAAAGTAGTACAAGCAATTTACAAAAATGAAATTAAAACAGTGAATAGAACAATTTGGTATAAATATGATAAGGATAAACACCGTTGGAAAATAACTACAGAAGGCTCTGCGCTTCGCATTATTCTTAGCGAAGACATATGCAATAAATTTCTTCAAAGAGCTCATTATTGGAATTGCCAGGCATCTTCTTCACATGATGATGATAACCAGAAGGATATTTGTAGCGATAGGTCAAAACATTGCACAACCATTGCGAAGCAACTGAAAAATGCAACATTTAAGACAAGTGTCATGAAGGAATTACAGTGTCTGTTTATGGATGAAAAGTTTGATGAACTTCTTGATAGTAGGTCACATCTGATTGGATTTGCAAATGGAGTATATGACCTTAAAATGCACTTATTCAGAGATGGAATGCCTGATGACTACATATTTCATTCAACAAAGGTGAACTATGTTGCTTATAATGTAGAATCACCAGAGAATGCCGAAATACATGATTTCTTCAACAAACTGTTCACTGTTGAAAGTGTTAAAAACTTTGTATTGGATGTATTGGCTTGCACCATTGATGGTAGCATTGCACAGGAAAGATTCTATATATTTACAGGTCAAGGCAGTAATGGTAAGTCTAGATTGCTTGATTTAGTCCAAAAAGCTATGGGGGATTATTACTGCATATTACCTATAGCACTGTTGACACAGAAACGAGTTGCATCCAATAGTGCTCAGAGTGAGCTGGAAAGAACAAAAGGAAGACGATTTGCAGTTATGCAGGAACCAGGTAATGATGACAAAATCAACATAGGGTTCATGAAAGAGTTGTCAGGTAATGACAGGATTATTACACGTGGGTTGTATAAAGAGCCTACTGAATTTAAGCCACAGTTTAAGATGATTCTGACGTGTAATGAATTACCTGAAGTTCCTAGTGATGATGGAGGAACGTGGCGTAGGATTCGTGTTGTAGAGTTCAAATCCAAATTCTGTGAAAACCCTACAAAACCCAACGAATTTCATATGGATTTGGAACTATCTGATAAGTTTGAAAGGTGGACAGAGGCATTTATGAGTATGTTGATAGAAAGGCATAAGTATATCAATCCAAATGCTATTCCAGAGCCCATGGAGGTCAGAATTGCTACAGAGAGTTATAAGAATAATAATGATATCATTGGTCAATTCATTAATGACCGTATTGAGATTGATAAGAATGCAGTAGATGACAGACTGGGTATTCAGAGTTTATATAATGAATTTAGAGTATGGTCTATGGAGAATGTTCCAAAAAATAAAAAGAGACCAGATAGAAATCAAATTAAGGCATATATTGAGAAAATGTTGGGGGCATACCCTATTGATAATAAAGGCTGGAGATGCATGCGTTATAAGGCTGTTAATAATGATGATAATGAAATCATTTGATGAAGACAATAGTCTGTAAAAATAAAAAATGATTCATTGAATTCTTTTTATATATCATCTGATTAAAGATGTCTATCATGGGATATTTCACAGAAATTGAAATGTTGCAAAACAAAATTAAAGAATTGGAGAAAAAACTACAAGAAGAACGAGAAGAACATAGGGATGTATATGCCCGTATGAAAACAAATAATGATATACTTATAAAGGATAAGAACCAGTTGGTTCTTGAAAATATGATGCTGAAAGAAAAGATAAAAGAAATATGTCATGGAGATGGTGATGATGATAAATAATATTATATGATACTATGTGTCTAAATTAGAAAACAAAGAAAAAGCCCTTTTTTTGCTGAAAAGAGGGCTGACTGAAAAAAAAGGGGTCAAAATGAGCAGTTTTTTCTGCTAACAAATGAGCACAACATAACATAGTTTACTTACCAGTTATGATGACCTGCTCATTTTTATTTTTATTGTTTAAGACGTTGCTCAATTATTATCAGATTAGTAAGAAGAATTATACTTAAATTATTACAAATATGCAAAAATGTCAAAAAATATGGATAAAAGTGTAGCCCAAATAGAGAAAAGTGTAGCCCAAATAGAGAAAAGTGTAGCCCAAATAGAGAAAAGTGTAGCCCAAATAGAGAAAAGTGTAGCCCAAATTGTTCAAATCTATTTTCTAAATGTAATTCTATTTACAACATGCTTTAAAAATATGAAAGTTAAATGTAATAAGTTTATGTGCTCATTTTTATATAAGCTTTGGGTTGAAATGACCTTTTGAGTAAAATATACAATTGTGTATCATGATTATGATTATAAAATATCATATTATTATCATAAAAATATTTAAGTTGCTCACTTGCTCATTATAATATAAAAATATTGCTCATTATAATAGTATAATAAATGTATAAATGTAAGTTTTGTAATTATTCAACAATTAAAAAATATAATTTCGACAGGCATTGTAGTAATAAACATCTTATAGATATAGACAAGATTATACACAATCAAGAAATAGACAATATTATGAATGAACAAAATACAGATATTAAATATCATTATTGTTCTAAATGCTATAAAGAATATACTAGTCGTAAATATCTTAATGAACATGAACAAAAATGCAATGGAATGGATATTTTAACTTGTCCTACGTGCATGACTACTTTTGCACATTATCAATCCAAATATAGACATATAAAGAAAAATAATTGCACACCAAAAAGTAAATTACATTATCAAAATCCTAATATATCACAAGTAAATAGTCATAATACTTACAACACTAACAATGCTAATAATACTAACAATACCAATAATACCAATTGTAATAATATTTATAACATTACAATCAATGACTTTGGTAAGGAAAGAATAGATTATATAACAGTCGATAAATTAATCTGTATATTACGTTCCAATAATATAATTCCTAACTACATAGATTGCAAACATTTCAATGAAAATTTCCCAGAGAATCATAACATAAAATTTGAAAATAATGTTTGTTATGTCAGAAAACATGATAAATGGCAACCAATAACAATTAACAAATTATCATCATCACTATTGCAAACTAATACAAATGAGTTAGCTAAGAAATATAACAGTGCAAAAGACATCATTGAAGGCATTATTCAAAATGTAGATGTTATGGAATATATTGAGAAAAAATTTGATTATTTGGATTTAATGACAAATAAAAATAAGTATAAGGAAGCATTGGATGATATCAAATGTCTTATAAAAAGCAATAGGGCTTGATTGTGTTCTGATAACATAAGATGAGGGTAAAAATGTATCCAAAGGTCAAAATGTTCATAATGAGGATATTACTGTGTTTGATTTGATTTTTATTGATATTGTTCATCATTTGTTATCTGTTATTATTTGCTCATACCTACCATCCATTTTTTCTGACACGTTTTTTCTTCAAAAAATAGGTGTTTTGTTGTTTTCTGTTTTTTATACTCAAGGGATTAAATCTATGACTATATTATAATGAAAGTTGTCAAATGTAGGTTAGTCAAGTTGTTGGTGGCTGTTCATAAAAACTCTCTTATGCATATACATGTATTGAATGATTTACATAATGATTGTGAAAAATACATTAGATTCATATTATTTGCTGACAAGAACATGGAAATAACCTTCAAATTTGACGATGCTCCTGGATATGTTCAGTATATATTCAATTTTATCAATAGAAACAACAAAATATCACCAAGTTCAGACAATCTGTGTTATATTTTGCAAGGTCCTTGTTGTGATAATCAGGCAACACACATATATCAATTAGCACAAATGTATATACCAGATTACAAAAGAATGTTGACACAAGAACACGAATTCATATATGAACATAGTGTATCAAACCTACTTGCAACACAATCACTTAGACCCATTTATGATATAATTTCTGCTAATGTAAATATGCATCCAAATGCATCATATCATCCAGCATCTCGTCAACCTGCATCACAACATCCATCATATCAACCTGTATAACATCATCATCATCCATCATCACGACATGTTTCTAAATAAAGGAAATCAATATAAGAAAATAATCAACATATGATTCATGAGAAAAGTTGCTTTTTGGCTTAACGAACTATGTGAACGCGGAACTGGTGTCGCAGTGTATGATTATGCTTTCTTTAACCAGCAAATGTTCAATAATCATTCCTATATCCTCTATGAAAAAGACAATATTAACAATATGCAACAAGTAATAGACAAGTTTCAAAACCAATTTATTGTGCATGGACTGAATGACTTTTCCGAAGTTGATGCATATCTTGTGAAACAAGGCATATCAATATTATATGTAATCAAGGCAGGAGGCAATGATAAGAAGATAAGTAAAGTTGCTAAAACATTTGTACATTGTGTATTTGATTGCACAGAACCTCATGGTGATACATATGCATCTATTTCAGATTCTGTAGTAGGTTGGGAGCAACATATTCCTATTTTGCCACATATGATACATTTACCAGAACATTCTGAAGATATGCGTTCCAAGCTGGGAATACCCAAAGATGCAACTGTATTCGGTAGATATGGTGGGAAACAGCAGTTCAATATCATGGGAATACATACAATTCTATATCAAGTTGCATGCAATAACCCAAACTTATATTTCATCTTTGTCAATACGGAAATGTTTTGCCCCTCTCTTAGAAATATTATACATCTGAATACTATAACAGATTTGCACGAAAAAAGAAAATTTATTAACACATGTGATGCCATGATATGGGCTCGCAGTGATGGAGAAACATTTGGTCTGTCTATAGGTGAATTTTCAACATGCAACAAACCTATTATAGCATATAAGCATGAAAACATATCATCAAATTTTCATATAAAGACATTGAAGAACAATGCATTATGGTTCAAAACAGCCGACGAATTCGTACAAATTCTCACATCATTTAATCGTGAAAAGGTGAAAGAAAATGATTGGAATATGTATACAGACTATACACCAGAAAAAGTTATGGACATATTTAATAGATTGATCTTAGAATAGTACATATACACAAATAGTCTTAAGTAAGATGTGACCTTGAATATATTTTCATAAAAACCATGTATATGTACTTTTTAAGGTTGTGAATGCTTTCTGATAATGTGTAAAATACATGTAAGTAATGCTGTTTTTATGATTCTATATAGGATAAATAAAAAAATGATATTAGAATAAAGAAAGGTAGTATATACAGACATAATGCAGAAATATAAGGCACCGGCTTTTGAAGATTACAACAAAATTATGGGAGGTCTTGATAAAGAAAAAATATCAAAACCTATCATGACAAAATATGAATTTTTCCAAGTTGTTAGTATCAGAGCTACCCAGTTAGCTCTTGGAGCACTACCCTTTGTAGATGTATCTGATTTGAAGATACATTCCAATATGGAGCTGCGCAAAATAGCGCTTCAAGAACTTAAAGAAGGCAAACTTCCTTATATCATCAAAAGACCTTTGCCAAATAATAAATTTGAGTATTACAGAATGCGTGATTTGGATTTGGTTGCAGTACAGCACATGATGAGATAAAATTATTACATTAATGTATATATAAACACACATGTTGTGTGCAGAGTTGTAGCCCATATTATATCATATAATGCAACTGATGCACTGTAATCTTTATAGATAGCTAAACACGTTGTATTATATAACCCGTTAACAGCTAAACCAACTGTGCCACCATATAAGAATGATTTCAAAAGCTTATCCCAAATAGTATCTGATTTTTCTAAATGCAGTTTAGTAAAAGGGATGGCTATATATAAGCTAGCAAACAGAACAAAAAAATATGCCATAAATGCATAATAATAATTTACAATTATATCAGATTTTTGGACTGCTTTGACCGCATCTGTATACATGCTCATATTACTTCCTATCCACACAACATCTAACAATACAATGAGCACACTAACTACAATATATTTTGTTATTTCTGTTGTCTCCATACCATTATATCCGAAAAATATTTGATATGATACAAGTAGACACAATGTACTCTATTTTTTACGTCCTTTTGCCTGTAATTTTATTATTAATATATATTTTCTATAAAATGACAAGAAGGTTCTTCAGTATATCTAATTTTACTTCAAATGCAAGTGAAAATATTATATTTTTCACCAAAGATGATGTAGCAGTATTTTTAAGCCAAGATAAAGATAGGTATGTTTCAAATATGTCTGAAATAGATTTCTATGCAAGACGTGTCAAGAATGCATCTGAATATATTCAAAATATAGTTCAATGTACCCAGGACTTGAATGAACTACAACAGAAAAAATTGAGAAGATGTGTAAAGAAGGCAGATGAATTTTTGGCAAATAACATATACAAAGGCATATTGAAATGCAAAGATATAGCTAAGATTCCATGGAAATTTGCTCTAACAAACAAAAGTGGTAAAATGGAATATGAAGAAGGTCTTCCACATACCAGAGAAGATATTATATTCCTGTCTTCATATACAATTAATGATGCCATAGCTGTTGACAAAAATGATGAACATCTTGTTAGCACACTCATACACGAAAAAGTACATGTATTTCAAAGGTATTACCCTTTAATTGTTGGTAATATTTTGATACAATTAGGATATAAACACGTAGACCATGTTAATACAGATCTGAGAAGAAGCAACCCAGATATTAATGACAAGGTTTATACAAATGCAGAGGGACAAATCTTGTTAACATCATATACGTCAGATAGACCCAGTGGAATCAATGATGTAAAAAACAGTAATCATGCTATGGAACACCCTTATGAAATGATGGCATATGATATAGCGAATGAATATACTAAACAAAATTTGATAAGAATGATGGTACATTTATAGAATACATTTAGTAAATTGCATGTGTCTGTATTGCATGTGTCTGTATTGCATTAAATTGATATAATTATTTGGCATATGATAAACTCTGCAATCATTAGATAATTTATCATCTTGTATTGGTATCAATGTATTTTTGTACCAACTTGTTTGCAACCCATGTAAACCAATTGCACTCATTTCTCTGGTATTATAACCCTTAATATTTTGAATATCGTAATATTCACTATTAACAAATCTGTTAAATTCATTTTTATTGTATATCCAAAATGCACAGTAAGGATTTACATCATTTACACAATATTTTTCGTTATCAACCTGAACGAATTTATTGAATGTACATATTATATCAGTCATATACTCAATATTATTGTGATCAACTTCGATTCTTATAAATCCCAAATTGTAATTCAGATCTATCAATTTTTCATTATATTTTAGCCAATATTCTATTGCCTTTTTGGGAATTAGTATATCATCTTCTACATATATAAATATGTCATAGTCATCTCGTTGCTTTTTTAATAAATCTCTACATTTCCAAGACAAATAAAATGGATGTATATTACTTAAATCATGATAAACAATTGTTATGGTACCATTTGTATATTCATCAAACGAATCTTTTGTCAATGTGTTATTGTTTGTATGAATAAAAATGTCTGTAGCAGAGTTATATGTATTTGTCTCATGAATAATTCTGTTTATGTATTTAATTCTTTCTTCTATATAAAAAAAACATATATGTTTTACAATCATAATATACAATACTGTTTACTGTTTATATGTTATGTTTTTAGAAGACATTGCAGACAAATACAGCAATGATAGCAGCTTGGTAGTAATATTTCAACATTATTATCCATACATATACAACATGTATCTGTTAAACCAAGAATCTTTTTAGTTGATACCACTGGATTATCAGCCCTGCATACAGGACATTTGACATTATATATGTTTTGTATTGCTGTATTTGGTTTATTTTTTGGACATTCTGATTCTGTATGTGCTTCTCTTTTTTGGCACTCTGGGCAATGATGAGCTTCTGTAGAATGTAATTCGTAGTATCTACAATCAGGTACACTACATATTTTATTGTTAGGCATAACATCTTCATCATATTGTCGTAGGTTTTGTATTGCTCTAATGTTATTACATTCTGCATCTCCGTGTCCATATCTTTTACAGCGACCACATTTGTGTCCTTTGGTTACATGTGTTTTGTTAAATCTACAATAAGCAACTTTGCATAAACACATGATTGCAAGTCAGAACAGTATAATGTAAGTAAAATTGTTTTATCAGTTTTTCGTTTTTTCAGGAAACTACAAATATTGTCAAATTTTCTTTTTTTAGCTATCAAGCCTTTATGAGCTTTATACCCAGAACTGATTAGCATGAATAAATTTCATTTGCATTCTTGTAGCAGAGGTTTCATCAACCTTGCTATCACCTACAACAATGCATTTCTTTGGATTTAGCTTAAGGGTCTCAACATAGTGCATAATCATCCCTACTTGAGGCTTCCTACAATAGCAAACTATAGGTGCTGGGCTATGAGGACACCACATTATAGGCATATCTTTTTCTGTCAAGCCAAGTAGTTTTCTTGTTTCTTCCATGCAAGCGACTACCTGGTTTTCTGATATCGTTTTTTTGGCTATACCAGATTGATTTGATATACCTACCAGTTTGTAGCCTTCTTTTATGTATGTTTCTAATTTCTTTTTCATTATTTCATCAGAATATAATAATTCAACTTGAGATGTTTCAACTGGATATTTGAGAGGCAGATGTTCTGTCTTTCTCAAAGTCCCATCAATATCAAAGAATATTGCCTTATTCCTATATCTGCGTCCATCCCATTTTGTTTCTATTGCATCTATTATAGTTATTTTATCAAATCCTTCACTTTCATTTGGCTCTTCAAAATGTTTCCTGGCAGAGAATAATACTGCAGGTGGAAATACACCTGCATCTGTATGAGCCACATCATTCTTACATGGTTTCCCTGTTAAATATATCTTCCCATACATTTCAAACATGCGATGCAATGCCTTCACTTGACTGTCTTCAATCATGTTTCTGATATGAATAGCATGAACTTGCACTCCATTCAATTTTCCCAATTCAATAAAAGGCTTTCTGACCTTCTTTGTAAGATTCGTATTATCTAATATAACTGTTTTTCCCTTTGTTAGCTCTTCTTTTACATATGGTAGTAAATCTATTGTATTACCACCTTTATCATCACGTGATATGATAACAGATTTCAGGGTTTTATTATGTAAATTTAGAGCATATGTAGATTTACCTGATGCAGGAAACCCAATGATGATTATAAGCTTATTTGACATATATACATGATGAACAATATAAAAAATCATTTTTTAACTTAACAACTTATGACATCTACTCGATATATTATCCATCATTCATCTTGTCATTTTTTCTTCAATATTCATTAGGAATGGAACAAAAAACTATAATACTCTTGGCTTTGTATGCAACTGTATTTTTCTTTGTTATATACTTCAGAAAATATGAATGGTTTCTTATAAGTATCTTATCACTGACATGTATTATAGCAGTGTATTTGACAAATATAAATATACCAATATTATTGTTATTGACACTTTTGTTTGCTGTAGTTGAGAATATATGTGTTTATTACGGAATGTGGAAATATAATACACAGTACGCTATGCCGTTTGTTCCTGTTTGGATATACTTAGCGTGGACAGTTTCTATAATATTCATTGTATACACCCTTGAAGATTTAAAATGAGACATAGCATCTCAAAAAAATCTAAAAGGTTAGTTCATTTCAGAACTATGTATATTTTGGTTTTGTTAAAGCGACAACTTTAACTGAAGTATTACTATCTGCATAGATATTTAGGTCTTTCTTTTTTTTGTATCATATTTTTTACTATCCTAAATATATTTGTTGCTCCATTTACATCTCTATTCCACACAGCATTACATTTCTTACAAATGAGTGCCCCATGAACAAGAATATCAGCTTTCTTATAAGGTTTTGGATTTTGTCTTGTAATGAACTTTTCGCATTTTCCTTCACAACATTTAGAACACATACAACTAGTCTTGTATTCATCAACTAAATATATCTTATAACCATTCTCTCTAAAAAGCTTCCTAATACCTTTACCCTTTGTTGGTTCTTTATATTTCATATGTTGTTTTTGTTCCCAATCCCCAAACGCTATTATTACATCTTCTTGAGTACCAAAAACCTTTTTGAACTTATTTATCATTTTTTGTTCGTGCTTTTTCTTATTGATATAAGCATTTAATTTTAGTTTTCTGAATATATACCTTTGATAGAAAGAATAGACTTTGTTATTGAGTAAGCTTTTTGTCTTAATGTATTCTTTGAAAGCATCAGCGTGAAGAGTTTTTCTATTTAATTTTGAAAGTTCTGTTTCGTGTTGTATAATAGTCTTTCCATCTATCTTTTCCTCTTTGAATTGTAATATCAATTTAGAATACTTCTTTATTTTACATTCCTTTCTTCTGCTGTCTTGTGTATATCTAAACTCATTAGCATCTTTAGTATCATGATCAACACAATAAATAATATCAGACATTCCAGGATCTATAGCAACTATTTTCTTATCTTTGATACTACTATAATCTTTCAGCTCATCTATATATTGTTCTGTATTCAGATTTACTTTAGCATTTGGTATTCTTTTACCAATCATATCATTTCTTAACATAAGTATAGAAGAACTCACGCCATCTGTTTCAATCATATGATGAAATGAATATTTAAGTTTATGAAAACATTTTCTTTCGGTTCTAAAGAAGAAGTTCCATATTTTATCTTCATTCTTTTTCAGATTACCTTCTGTTAGATAATGATGTTTCTTACCTTGCCTATCAGTAAATAAAAGATTTACTAATGTTGTAGTATCCAATTTAATAGAATGTGGTATAACATCATTACGCATAGGAAAAACATTATACATCATAACACCTTCTTTTTCAACTTCTTTCATCATTCTTATCATACAAGGTAAATAGTCTTGAGAACTACATTGCAAGTCATAATACAAATTGTCTTTTTGGTACTTTTCTTTATTAGGAGTTATGTATTCTTTTACTTCTTTAATCCAAATATGATATTTTTCATCAGACTTATATTCATTTGAAACATCTAACACATCAAGCTTTATCTTTCTTAACTGCCTACAAAACTCATTTATTAAGTTTGTTTGTGTTATTGTATCACTATGTTCTTCTTTTATTTTTCTGATTGTATCCTTCTTTTTCCAAACTACATTAATGTATCTTTCTATATATTCAACATAGTGTAGTTTTATGTTATTCTCATACATAGTAATAATACTGATTGTAAGATATTCTAATACATTATTAAGGTGTGTATAATCTAATGTTTCTTCTTGAATGAAAGGTTTGAAATCAGTATTATAAAATGCTGTTAATTGTTCTTTCAACTCTCTTACTTCTTTTTTGGGAGGTCTTCCATTTAATGTTTCCTTACACATTATCTTCATACAAGAATTAACAAATAGTCTATCAATAGCAGGTAATCCATTATTCTTTTCAAAATAATCTAATAAATAGAGTTTCATAAACATTAATGTATTGATAACAATTTTATTACATCTTACTACAGCATTTGTAATTTTTGGAATGTTTATTTCAGGGTGCTTCACAATATGCTTTAATGGCACTTTGACACATTTGAAATAGTCTAAATGCTTGTCTGGAGGTTTCTTATTTTCAAGAGAACTCATAATTATATTTAAGTTTGTATTCTTTAAGTACATTTTTATTTTCAATAATATAACGCCAGAAGTTAATACATAGAAAAATAATAAAAATTGACACATTATATAAAGTTTTGTCAGCATTATGATATAACTATGGAGACTGAACCTCTTGTACCCTTTGGAAAGTATAAGGGGCAACCTATCACAACATTATTGAATGATACAAAGTATTTGGATTGGTGTAAGCAACAAGAATGGTTCAAGAAGTTTCCTATTGTGTATAACATATGTGTAAATCAAACTATTGTCAATCAGAATGAAAGTAGTAAGACACCAGAACATAATAGAATACAAAACTTATTTTTAGAAGAAGAGAATGTAAAAAGATTGTTAGGCTTGAAATCTTTTGATAAGTATAATAAATGCATACAAATTATACAAGACAGAATGAACTGTGATGATTTTCATAGATATTTTGAAGAATATAATATTGATAATCTCACAAAAAAAAATATATTTATGAATATCGAATTTGAAGGTAAGTTTAATTGGGATATTGTGATAAGATTAGATTCAGATGAGATTGTAAATTTTACTTTCAAAGAACAATACAATAATGTAGACAGAAAAGATTTAGAACTTTTCTTTGTTACAGTTTTCCCCTTGCATAAAAATGAATATTATATCAACTGGTATAATGGAAGAAAACACGCAGGTTTACGCAGATACTCCATCTTTTGTTCAACCACTTATATTGAAGTCAAACCATTATTGGGTGATGATTATCCTTGTGTGTTGAGAAAAATGAAACAGCAAATCTCATTAACAGAAAAACTGAATGATGTGGGTAAATATGTTCTTCTTGTGAAAGATTTCTCTTCATCAACAACATCAAAAGAACAACTCATACAAATATTTCAACAATCAAATATAAAGGTTGTATACTTGAATGATGTCATAGAAAATTCTAACATGCAGATACAATCATATTCATCTGATAATATAAATGAATTAAAAGATAAAATAAAAAAACTTGAAGAAGAAAATATGATGCTTAAAGATAAACTAAAACAATATGAAACTTCTATTTGAGAATAAAAACATACCTCTTACTTCTGATATCTTTTCCATCTACTTTCAATCTACAATCTTGTACCAATATGTCATACTTTTTTTTACATAATTGTTTGATAATTGATAAACAAGGTCTTTTTGCTCTATAAGGTTCTGATGCTCCTATTATTGTTGAAAAACTAAAGAACTTCCTAATGTCTGGTATCATATTCATTATCTTATCTTGCTTTTCCATATAATTATCTAAATCATATAATGTTATACTTTTATTATCATCTAATTGTAAAATATCTATAATCTTTTCTATTATTTCTTCTTGTTCTTGTCTATACAAGATACTTTTTAAGTTCATATTTATGTAATAATATGCAATTAATCCTTATAATTCTTCAGTTTTCTTTTCAAGGTTGACGACTTTCTAATAATGTGTTTGAATGCCTCTTTCTTGTAAGCATAATTGAAATATTTAGCATAGTTTGATGTCTTAATTTTACTGATGGCTTTCTTGATAGCTTTGTTTAGTTCATCATATTTCATAAGTCTTTTATTAAGTCTAAGATAATGCTTTAATTGACTAAACCAATTTTCTATAGCATTTACTTGTGGATTATATGGAACAGAAAATAAATACTTATTACCACTATTGATAATTGCTTGTTTTACATAATCATTATTATGACTACCATCATTATCTAAAATGATAAGGTAATTGTTATATTTATTGAATATGTTTTCTTCTAAAAACTCTACAAATCTTTCTTTTGTTGTTCCTCCTTTTTCATATAACTTATATCCTACACATTTAGAACTTGTTATAGCACACAATAATGTAAAACTTTTGAAAACATAATTATCATTAGACCTTACAATACATCTTTTACCAAGATAACACCTACTATATTCTTTTATAATAATAGGTTGTATAGCAGTCTCATCTAAACAAATGATTTTATTGATAGGGTATTTACTTACCTCATCATAAAAACGTCTTAAATCTTCCTTCAGATTAGTGGGATTTTTATGTCTAATTTTAGGATAATGCTTATGTTTTGTTCTTTTTCTGGTTATGTTATTATCTCTTATTACTTTACCTAAATGCTGTGATGTAATATTGTACGTCTTATATTTTTTATTTATTTGTGTAGATAATTCTTTCATAGTAATCTGTTCGTTTTTATTTAACAAACTAATAGCATATTTAAGTTGTTGTTTAGTAATTTTGTAAGATATAGGTTTTCTATTTTGTCTTTGTAATGTTTTTATCAACTTGTATTTTTTAACCCATCTATACAAAGACTTTTTAGAACAATTGAAAATGTGGCAAACTTCATCTAAACTACTCTTACCTTTCAAATAATATTTGACAGCAGTTAGTTTGTAATCAGTACTTTTATGTTTTGACATTCTAAATAAAGGATATAAAAATGTCTCATTTTAAATCTTCAAGGGTGTATATGTACCCAAGAATATTGCATGTAAAAAAGAACATATAAAAAATACTTGATACAATAAGAAACATGATTGAAAGCATTTTACAACAAGCTCCTGAAGGAGTGACGCAGGAACAGGTTGAAGCTTTGTATAATAAACATGAAGGAAACTCTGTAGCTGTCTTGTCAGAACTCTGGAATTTACCCGCTGACATTAAGAATGTTGCATACAATGAAGAAAAAGATAAGTGGAAAAATATGCGTGAGATTTGTCAAGCACACGAGGAAGAAATGGAGAAATTCATGAAAGCCCAACGTGAAAAAGCTGTAAAAATGTAATGATATATATTCCGTATTTTGAACAAGCAAAAGCTAAAGTGAAGAAAACCATATAAGATTTATTGTTCATAGCGTAAGTAGCATAGCATAAGATATGGTAAAAACAAATAATAGTGAATATCTTTTGAATATAAAGACAATTCAAGCACCTATCTTCAAACAGGTCATAGATGCTTTGAAAGATATTCTTACAGATGTCAATTTAGAAGTAGATGATAGTGGTCTTAAGATAGTAGCAATGGATAATACAAACATTGTCCTGATTCATATGAAACTTGATGCTGACAAATTTGAAGAATATTTCTGTGAAAAGAAGATGTATATCGGTGTTTGTATGTTGAAATTGCACATGCTTATCAAGACTATAGGAACAAATGATTTGATGTCTCTTTATGTTCGTAAGGATGACCCAAGTATATTGGGTATCAAAATTATTAACAATGACAAGAATGTAGAGACCAACTACAAACTATCAACGCTTGACATTGATATTCTCAATATTGAGATTCCTCCTGTAGATTTCCACACCATTATAACAATGCCATCGTCATATCTACAAAAAATCATTAGAGATATGCATAATTTAGCAGACTACATTGAAATACGCAACGTAGCAGAGCAACTTGTGCTCAGTTGCAAAGGAGATTTCTGTACACAAGATACTATATTGGGGATAGAAAAATCACAAAATATAAAAATTTCTAAGAATGACAATACACATGAAATTATTCAAGGTGTATTTAGTCTCAAATACCTAACAATCTTCACAAAATGCACTAATCTTTGTTCCAATGTGGAGATATATCTCAAGAATTCATATCCAATTATATTGAGATATAGTATTGCATCATTGGGAGAAATCAAATTATGCTTGTCGCAACAAGAGTTCTAAATAGTATGACCTGAATCTTTTTTCTTATATAGTTCAATGTGCTTCTTTGACATATATTTGATGAATCGTGATGTATAAACATCTTGCAAAATACTAAAAGACATGTTGAATACACTGTTGATAGTAGGTATGATGAAATTGTGCACAAAATTATGTCCTAATAGTGCTTCACTCAAACTAACAATACTCTCATTGATGTGCAATGTATTCTGTTGATAGATATTGGTTATAATATCATTATTTGATGCATTGATAATGACATCATCATCATCTACATCACCTGCGTTCACAAGTTTCTTGTTGAAATGTATGATTGTCATATTTGGGTCATTCTTATTGACTGTAAACTGTACATATAAAATGATTTTAGTATCTCCTAAAATCTGATAGATATAATAAGGATCCTTCAAAATAGATGTATATTTTATCACAAAACTGGTATCACAATTCTTGATGACTTCATGGCAACTATCAAATATAATATCAATATTATGCAAATTTGTCTGAATAATATTCATAAAGTTATCTGGGATTTCTATCATATCAGAAACAACATTCAAGTCGTTATGGTTATACGCTCTTTTATATGAAATATATTCATTGCTTGCTTTATTTATAACTGATTTATCCCGAAGCATGAAAATTTTATAAATAAAGTGTCTTGAGCATACAATGTTATATATATCTTTTAGTTGAGCATGCACCATAAGAGACATTTTCGTATATGATTATCTATAGATTTCATTATATCTTTTATATCTATTTCACATGCAAAAGCAAAAAAAAATGATATCATATAAATAATATACATCTTATAAACTCATGCCTAAAAGATGCCAACACGATGGTTGCAATACACAGCCCGCGTATAATTACGAAGGACAAACCAAAGCAATGTATTGCAATGCTCACAAGCTACCAGTTATGGTGAATATAAAAAGTAAAAGATGCCAACAGGATGGTTGCAACACAATACCTGCGTATAATTACGAAGGACAAACCAAAACATTGTACTGTAATGTTCACAAACTAACAGATATGATTGATATCAAAAATAAAAAATGCCAACACGATGGTTGCAATACACAGCCTGTGTATAATTACGAAGGTCAAACCAAAGCAATGTATTGCAATGCTCACAAGCTACCAGATATGGTTGATATAAAAAATAAAAGATGCCATCAGGATGGTTGCAACACACTACCTGTATACAACTATCAAGGACAAACCAAAGCAATGTATTGCAATGCTCACAAGCTACCAGATATGGTTGATATCAAAAATAAAAAATGCCAACACGATGGTTGCAATACACAGCCCGCGTATAATTACGAAGGACAAACCAAAGCAATGTATTGCAATGCTCACAAGCTACCAGATATGGTTGATATAAAAAGTAAAAGATGCCAACACGATGGTTGCGATAAACGGCCTGTATACAACTATCAAGGACAAACCAAAGCAATGTATTGCAACGCTCACAAACTAACAGATATGATTGATATAAAAAATAAAAAATGCCAACACGATGGTTGTAATACAAGACCTAATTATAATTTTCAAGGACAAACCAAAACATTGTACTGTAATGTTCACAAACTACCAGATATGGTTGATATCAAAAATAAAAGATGCCAACACGATGGTTGCAACACACTACCTGCGTATAATTACGAAGGACAAACCAAAACATTGTACTGTAATGTTCACAAACTAACAGATATGATTGATATCAAAAATAAAAAATGCCAACAGGATGGTTGCGATAAACAGCCTGTATATAACTATCAAGGTCAAACCAAAGCAATGTATTGCAATGCTCACAAGCTACCAGTTATGGTGAATATAAAAAGTAAAAGATGCCAACAGGATGGTTGCGATAAACAGCCCGCGTATAATTACGATGGTCAAACCAAAGCAATGTATTGCAATGCTCACAAGCTACCAGATATGATTGATATCAAAAATAAAAGATGCCAACACGATGGTTGCGATAAACAGCCTGTATATAACTATCAAGGTCAAACCAAAGCAATGTATTGCAATGCTCACAAGCTACCAGATATGATTGATATCAAAAATAAAAGATGCCAACACGATGGTTGCGATAAACAGCCTGTATATAACTATCAAGGACAAACCATAGCATTGTACTGTAATACTCACAAGCTACCAGATATGGTTGACATCAAACATAAAAGATGCATATCAGAATGGTGCTCTACACTTGTCAGTAATACATTTTATGAAGGATATTGTATGTATTGTTTCATGCATCTGTTTCCAGGCAAACCAATAGCAAGAAATTACAAAACAAAGGAAACTGCTGTCGTGCAATTTGTGAAAGAGCAATTTCCTGATATAGAAATCACAACAGATAAACGTATTCAAGGAGGGTGTTCAAGACGTAGACCAGACATATTCATGGACCTTGGTTATCAAATTATAATAGTGGAGATAGATGAGAACCAGCACACAGATTACGACTGTTCCTGTGAAAACAAACGCATAATGGAATTATCTCAAGATGTAGGACATAGACCAATAATATTCATCAGATTTAACCCAGATGACTATGAAAAAAATTGTCATACAATAACATCTTGTTGGAGCAATAACAAACAAGGCATTTGTTGTGTAAAAAAGAGCAAGCAAAAAGAGTGGAACAGTAGACTACAAGTACTACAAGAAACTATAGCCTATTGGTTACAACCAAATAACAAAACAAACAGATATATACAAGTTGTACAATTGTATTATGACGAATGAGATAATTATATACACAATAAGTAAAAGCAAATCATGTTACATCCTGCAATACATGTATTGTTGCCTGTATTAGCTGCATGCATATTGAACGGATATATATACTTGATGGGGTGGAATAGCACCAAATCTGAAAATCCCCTTTTACCTCCTGGATATGTTATAGGAATTGTTTGGATTATTATTTTGGCATTATTGGGTTATGCACATTATCTGGTATATCCATCGTATTCATCTTGGGTGATTGTTGCTGCAATTGTTTACTGTTTGATGTATCCATTTCTGACAAATGGTCTCAAAGATAGAATGATGTATCTATTCAATGGTATAGCATTGATATTTGCAATACTGGTTTTTGCAACATGCTATTCTACTGTAGTAGAATCTGCTGTATATACAGTCCCATTTTTGTTATGGTCTGTATATGTGAACATTGTAACCATTGCATATGCATTTGGGTTCGTCTAGACATCCTCTGAATGTGGTTTATACATGAGTGTTGAAAATTTAGGAATATTTATGTTATAATTACCTTTGCACGCATATTTGTTTTCTTTTATCCATATTCTGATAATGTAATAATTTTTTTTCGGACTGATAGATATACCATTTACATTTGTAGAATACTCATTATTTTTCCCAATAGTTTCTCCCAAAATCTGTGTACATGTTTCGAAAAACTTCTCTTCCAATGTAAACTTGTTTAATTTATAAGAAAAACATCCACCATTCTTATTGTACTCATCTTCCCAGCGTGGCATGATATGCTCTCTCATAATAAAAAACATCCCTTTGTGAAAAAGGTCTTTAAAAGTTGCAAACACTTGAGCAAATTCCTCAATGCTGCTTATAGTACATATGAATTTATAGCTCTTATCCTCCCAATTATGGTCAAACGGGTCATGAAAGTATATGGACCATATATCATTCAAATAAAGTGCCATATCAGAACGATATATCTTGTATATACAGAAGTCTTATATACACTAATCACTATCTTCGTCTTCGTCAGTATCTATATCAAATTTGCCATTCAAATTCATTCGCGTAAACTCTTTCTTGGTATGGGTGTCTGAATCATTATCAGAAATATCTCCAAAATCAATATAGTTGTCATCAATATGTTGATGCGAATCACTTGCTGTATCAACTGTTTTATAACTATAGGAATTACAAAGTATCTTAGAAAACTTGCCTTCATTCATCAAGCATTGAACCTGATCTGAATTATATTTATGTACCACATCAACTTTAGATTCTTGGTAGTCTCTTTTGGAAACTACTACTATATCTCCTGATTCTATAATAACCCTGTTATTGAATTTCCTCAATGTTCCTCTTATAATTCCAATTGCTTCTATACCACTATTGGTTAACACAAGTACCCTACAATTGCCTAGCAACTTCTTAACATATGCATATTCTTCATATTTTGAATCCATTTCATAGTTGTCAGTGCGCACATTGTTAAACTTTTGATGCTTCTTTTTTTGTCTAATGCTTGCTTGATACATTTTTTATTAGCGTTCTCACTTATATAATATACTGATAATCTTTATATATATATTTTTCATATTTAGGAATATGTAATTGGAAAAAATGAAAACAAATTATTCAATTCTTATTGAACAAAAACAAAAAAATGAAATGATGCATAGAAAATTATTCCACAGTTCATTAAGAATGACAACAACTGAAACCAACACCCGCAAAATCATCAACAACTTCATGAATAATGTTGATAATAACAAATCATACACTCTTAAACAACTTGACAATGTTCTATGCAAATCATACAAAACATATGAAAACAAAAAGGCACCAACTGCATACAATATGTACATCAAAGAAAAAATGGCTGAACTGAAGTCAACAAATTCTGCATTGACTGCAAAAGAACTTATGAAAATGGCTGCTTTAGGATGGTCTGAACAAAAAAAACAAAATCAGGATAGTAATACAATTGTACCTGTAATTGTACCTGAAACAGTACCTGTAATTGTACCTGAAACAGTACCTGAAACAGTACCACCACCATCATCACCTGTCTCACCCGAACCTGTAGAAGAACCCAAAACACCTCGTACTGAACCCACACCTCCAAAAGCACCAAATGCTCCCAAAAAAGCTACAAGAAAAGCAAAGTAAAACAACTAAAAAGATACTAAAATATAAAAACCTAAAAATAATATTTTTTAGCTTTGAGTGTCATTATTTCTGTTCCATAGCAGTTTTTTGATATCTTGTATCTTCATGTATTTGTTTATATTATTCAGTTCAAATTTTTGTTTTAATTTGGATTCATAATTCTGAATAGCATTGTGTTTGTCTATATCTATTTTCCTTATTGTGAAATCAAAATGCGCTTTATATTTATTAAATTTGAGAAACTCGTCATTGCGAATATATTCTAATATATTGATTGTTTTAACATCATTATCATATTGTGAAATTTTTTCATTTATATCCTTAACATCTTCAATTGTTAAATTATCAATAGCCAGAAGATTCAAAATTGTTTCATATTTTTTGTTATATTTTTCACGATATGTTATGAGTAAATTCTGTTTATCTTTCAATTGCTCAAGTAATTCTCTATAGTTTTTGAATCGTATAACACTGCTTAATATTGTGATAACTGTTCCCATAGTAAGTGTCAATATATTCATGATAAAGGATATTACATATGTATCAGTAGATACACTATCGCTATTGTTGATAAACTCTATGATACTAAGTCTAAATGCCTCTATCAGTGTGACAATAGATGACAATATGAGTATAGACAGAGATATTGTATAGTATTTTTTATATATTTTATCATATGCTGCTGATATTATGAATAATTTATCATTTGTTTTTTCCTTATCTTTTGTTATGTGATCCAATAAATCTACAACAGCTTCGTTATTTTTTTTGAATTTCAAAATGTTCTTGATATAATCATTTTGTAATAAGGAATTCAAATTTACAATATTATTATTATCATCTGTTGCTTTATGTGTATATGCTATTGCATTTGTATCTTGTAGGTCTTGGATGACACCATCTGCATTCATGCTATCTACTCATTAAATGGATTAAAAATTCCACGACCTATGTCAGGTTTTTGATTCAATACATTCAAGAGAAAATCAATAAGTTCTTTATTTGTTTTGTCAATATTGTTCAAAATATCTTTGTTAAAATTGTCCAAATTATTGCATTGTTTTTGAATATCCTTAAGTAAAACATCCATACAGCTATCCTATTTCATAGAAAGAACAAAAAAGTACATATACATATATTTCTTTGTACAAAAAAATAAATATTTATATTCTTTCTCCATTATACTGATATGTACTTTTTAGAGCCTAGGAATAATATTTTTATGAAAATGGTCAACCATTGTCTCCCATCTGTAATGAGTTAGGATATTTTCTCTCCCTCTCTTACCATGTTTTTCTGCCAATTCTGGATTGCTTAGGTACTTCCAGAATGCCTCAGCATATTCGTGTGGGTCTGTCAATTCAGCTTTGCCCCCAATTCCATTAGACTTATTATCCAAATAAATAGAAATTGTCGGCTTCACTAAAATAGCAGTTTGTTCATTGAGAAATTCTTTAATACCACCAACATATGCAGATACTTGAGGCTTTCCTACACCTGATGATTCAAACCCAGTTAGACCAAAACCTTCTCCGTCGCATGAGTTCAACCCTACATCAGTTGCATTATATAAAATGTTGATTTCACGGTCAGATAATTGCTGAGGCATTGGAATAGCTTGTATAGTTGCTTTAGCATATTCCCAAGGAACATCTCTGAACTTGACTTCATTTTCTAATACATCCATTAAATCCCAATACCCACTTATCTGTGTTCCTACTATAAGTTTGACTGGTCTTTTGGTATGCTTGTTCACTTTAAAATCTCCTTTTTTGTTCTTGACATTAACTTGATAATGTCTTTCTACAAACTCTGCCCATGCCATAATAGTGATATCCCATCTCTTTCTTGGCTGATTTCTGTTCAAATTGAGAACCATGAATGCATCATGTTCAAAGTTGAAATACATGCGGCATAATCTGGTAGGGATAGGATAATACAAACGTGTGTCAAAACCATGTGGAAATATGTACATGGGTATACTTTCCTTAATACCCAGCTTTCTAGCTATGTCTGCCCAATATGGTGTAAATGCTATAATGGCATCATAGTGCTTATTGAGCAATTCTATATAAGATTTCTTTTGATATGGATAAACTTGATCCATATAAGATACAAGTTTGAAGTTTTTGCGTTCAGACCCACATTCATTCATAATATTGTTTGTTATGGCACTTGTTACCACATTATCATTAAAAATAATGATGATATCTTGAGGATTCTGTTTCAAATATCCTGCTATCTCAAGTTCCCCAAATCCATTACGTTTAGGATTCTCTGTTGCATATGCATCATGAATCTTGACAGTACTTGGTATGTCTTTACGAATTGCTGCACCCAATGTATTTGCAAAATTCTGGAAACCATACACTGTTAATTCAACATCATCGTGTGCACCTAAATGTTTGGATATGTAATAGACAACCTTGGAATATCCATTACTCGTTCCAATAGGATATGTTCCGCATAACATAATGCGTTTCTTTCCATTTATGGATGGTTTCCACCAAGATGTTGAAGGAAATGATTCAAAATAAGACTTATTAACAATTGTAGGTTTGTCAATAGTTTCATATTTTGTATCCTTCAAGGATTCCTCGCCGACTATGATAGAATTTTTTAAAATGTTCATTACATATTTTATGATAATATTCCCTTATGTAAGTTTCACAATATCATGTCGTTTTTGCATGTGTTTTGTCATGAGTATGAAACCTTTCAAAATGAGGTTGTCAACATCATGTTGTTCTAGTTTTACCATTACATCATGTTCTCCCATTTCAAATTTGAAGGACTCATCATAAGGCAAATCCTCTAATTTCAGCAAAAAATTTTCATTTTGGCTTGCACTTTTGTATACAGATTGATGAACTAAGTTCAGAGTCATAATTTGCATACAAATAAGGACATAATTCATGAAATTAAATTCTGTATTTTTTTCATAGTTAACAGAATTTTTCAGCTTGTCTGATGGCATTATTAGGACAGCAAGGATATTTTCTTTAGGCACATTTACAAAAATATCCATAGGTAAATCCTTAGATATGACACCGTCTATATGATATTCCCCATCAATACATACTGGTTCAAACATTATTGGTACTGACATTGATGCCATTATAGTGTCTATAACAGATGCATTTGGTGTGTTTTCTAAAGAAAATATTGTACGTTGACCATTATTTACACATGTTGTATTGATGAAAATGTTTACACCAGTTCTTTTTGCTAATTCTATGTATGTTATGTCATCAACTTCGTATACTTGTTTTAAATATTTCTTAACAGGTCTCATCATAAATTCAACAGATACAAAGCCATTTGATTGTAATAGCTTGGAAAAACTTGTTTTATCTATGCACAAGTACCTACTGTTATTGAGTTCTTTAAGTAAATCAACATACTCAGATTCAATAAAATCCACAGGTGTTTTGAGTGCAATATACAAACAATATAAAGCACCGATTGAAGACCCTGATGCATATCTTATATCATTTATCATATTCTCAATATAGAGATATCTAAGTATTCCCAGATATGCCATGCCTTTTATACCACCGCCTGATAAAGCAACATGTGTAATCATGATAAATTATTCATGTATATTTCTTATATTCGGACTATGGTATACTGCGAAGATACGGTTCCAATAATTTGACTGTACGTTTCATACCAAGGCTAATAGCAATTTCTGTTATTTGGTCACATAAAAATATGATTAATGTTCCTATAAAAATGAACAAACCAATGTTAACAAGGTTTTTATAGAACATATCTTTTTTATCAGTATATATCGGTTGCGCTACAGAAGCATGCACCTGTGCTGATGCCATTGGTTTGTAAGGTATAACATCTGGTTCAGGTATTTTATTTACAGGTGTTTCTTTTACCGGTTCCAACTCTTTGTAATTGAGATATTGTTCTAATTCTTCGTCATAATATGGCTGTATTACAGATTTAGCAATATTTTCTTGTTTTTTTTCTGAATGTATTGAAGATTCCGTGTCTGCTATGGCTACTACATCTATTGTTGCGTCAGAATAAGCAGGTTGCTTAACATGTTCATCGGATGTTGTTAATGTATCTGAAATAGGAATATGTTTCTTCTTTTTCTTTTTTTCAAATGTGTCAACATCATATGCTTCCTTCAATGTGCTATAATTCATGTTGTTTTGTCTATTTCTATATTGGAAAAGAAAAAGCAAAAAATATTTTTATAGATAATAAGTATGGATATGGATATTCAACTTATACTACGAGGACTTGTAAATGGTATATTAGCAGCATATCTTATTATTTATGCATTGCGTCCAGCAGTCCCTTATCCAGATTTGATTTTAGAAGTATTTGAAAATTTGTGGATGTTCTTAGTGTTGCTGATTTTGAATTATTACGTGTTTTTCTGGGATGCCAAAGCAGGTGTGATGTTGTTATTGTGTGTTATTGCCCTTGTTTTTGATTATTTATTGTTTACACAGAAAGGATATAAGAAGGTTATGATTTTGACTGAAAAGTTCCAAAATATGCATATAGACGATGATGATGTAAATGCAGACATATTACATGCAATTAAAAAATACACTGAAAAGCCAATTCAACAGATATAATAGGTGTATAATATAGAATGTTATTGAATTTTGATCCTTTGAATTTGTTTGCAATATTTTTGATGCAGTTGGCAAACAGATACATGAAGTTTGACTTGACTGAAAATCAGGAAAAACTTATGATGCATCCGTATACTCAAGTTGCCATGTATTCCAGTGTTATTTACCTAACTACCAGGAATATACCTATAACTTTGCTCGTAATCATATTATCATACACGTGTATATACATATTATTCAATGAAAAACATTATATGAATCTTATATCTCCTGTGAATAAATCAGATATACCCACAAAAGAAATATATAAAAATAATATACTCAAGTATCATAGCTAAGGTGGTGAAATCCTATTCACATAAGATAATGGTTGTGTCCAGTATTTATTTTTATATTTTGTGCGAACCCTGACTTGAAGTTCCACATTGTATATTGTCAAGACTATTGTAATACCTATGATTGCAATTGCTACAGCTGTTCTAGGATTATTGCTATAGTATAATATCATAGAGATACACATAATAAGTGAAATACGAATGACAAGGTTTGTATATGCCTTGTAGTAATATGCCTCTAATTGCTTGATGTTCAAATTTTGATTTGAACTTGCTGTATGTGCTTCTATTGCAGTTGATGTTTTATTGTACTGGTCATATTCTTTGTTCAGAACTGGTTTAATCATCTCATAGTTAAGCCCGCTCACGCTATCATTGATATTATACATGACTTGCATATCCATATCATTGAAGATGTTTGATATTTCATAATCACCAGTAACCTCCTTATAATAATCTGCTTCTTCAATCTGTAATTTCTTTGCTTCTACTTTACTGGCAAGTAGAGATGGTAAATCTTCATAGTGCTGCTTTTCACGCAATTCTTCTTGAAATTTTTCTTCTTTCGTCTTGAATTCTCTTCCAAATTCATCATCCAAGTCTTGTTTTTGCAGTTTAAGGTCCTGTATTTGAATATTTTTTCGTAATATCAATGCATCAATCCTGGATTGTGCAGCATTCAACATTCCTCGGGACCATCCTTCTGCTGTTGCCAACTCTCGTTCAAGCCTCTGTTTTTCAGCAAGAATACTGTCCCTGTTTCTCCTACTATCTAACAACAATGCTTCAAGAGATAATACTAAAGCTTCAGAATCTGTAATATATGTATCATATGTAAGTATTGATGTGTCTGCAAATGCTTTTAATTGAATATAATCACTTTCACTTTGCTGTAATGCCTTGGTATCTGCATTATATTGGTCCGTATAAGCCTTGTCTGTTTCATATTTTGTTTTTATAGCTTGCAACATATTGTCAACATTGGTTTCATTTAAGTTATATTTTTCATTTAATTGTGCCAATAATTCAGCAGCTTTTTCAATAGCATCATTTTGTTCTTGTAATGCTGTCTCACGAACCCTATAATAAGCTAAATATGCAATCTCTGCACTTGCTTTTGCTGTCCTCTCATCTGCTTGCAATTTTTCCATATTAATTGATGCAATGTCTGAATAATAGTTTTGTGTTGATGGACTAATACTTGTATTTGCTTGTGCTAAATCAGCTTGCAACTTGTATACTTCTGCATCACTTGTTTGCTGTGAAATACTAAGGTATTGTTTGAATTTTGTAATGACATCAACTCTTTGCATATTCAATTGGTTGACATTTGCACCAGTGTCTAAAATATAATTACTGGTTTGCATATATATATTTGAACTTATACCGAGGTTGCTAGATGACATTGCAAATTCTATCAATTTGTTTGCAATCACCTGTTCATTTTGACTATATACTAAGTTGCAACTCTCCAGAATTCCTTGAGCCTCATGAACATTATTTACCAACTGCCCACGTAATGTTGATATTTGTCTTTCAATCAAATTCTTATTATCAATAAATAATATATTAGATGCAGCTATAGCAGCTTGAGCTGCCTGGTATCTTGCTGTAGCATTGGTTGCATATTGTATAGCTTTTTGAATGGCAGAAGGTGGACCAAGTGTGGCAGCAATATTTTGTACTATAAGCTCCTCCTTCTCCTTGTCTGGTACAACAGGATAATATCGTAATTTTATTTCATAATTGTAATTTGAAAGTACTGGCTGGTACAATGTTATATAAGCATCCACTGTACCTGACCTAAATGCATTCAACATAACTGTGTCATTAAATGTCTGTGATACTGTTATTTCTTGGTTTTCAGAATTTGTTATAGTAATTTCTGACAGTTGTGGTGAAGTATTCACTATTACTAATCCATCCAATACTGCTGATACAGTAGTTTTCCTACAATTTACTTTCAAATCCCACGAAATTAATCCTTTATCGTCATAATCATGTGGTAATTGCATTGGTTGCAATTGAATAAGTGTTTGATTAGCAGATACTGATTTTGCACCACTACTGATGATTGCTTCTTTTTGTTCTCTTGTTCCATTCAACTCCCATTCACTAATGTTCACGCGATTTGATGTAGTACCTGTTATTTTGTTTACAACCATCATATAATATCTATTTGGAATGGTGTTTGTGGTCAGGTTGAATTGTTGAGACATACCAGTGCTGTAAATGATATTATCTTGATTGTCTAATTGCTGCCAAACGTTATGATTGATGTCTGTCCAACCTACATTGGAGTTTGCACCATATATTCTGAACTTCTTTGGACCACATTCAGGTGTATTGAACTTTATTGTATAATTCTTCAATACCATGTATTCACCCAAGTCTATTTTCAAATATTCTCCATTATATGATTGTTTGTACGTATTTTTCGCATTTCCATTCAAGTATGTACCTCCAACTTCTGGTCCACCACTTACCCATGAATCAGATGGACTATTGTTGAATGCAAGAAATGCTGACATTGCAATACTTGATGCATCAACTCGCACTGGAGTTTCGTTGTAATTGAATTCATTTGCTTGGACAGCTACTTTAGGATATTTCGTCAGTACACCTGGTCCTTCAAATTTTTCAAAAACTACCTTATTAAGCATAAAATAGAACACCAGTATTACTATCAGCACCAGAATTGCCAAAATAATAAATATAAATCTCTTTGTTTCCATACTTACATTTGCTGCTATAATGACTAGTGATAACAATATGACAATTCCAAATACAACATTGGCAACTGTTGTAAATGTCTTCTGATAAGCAACATTTTGCGAAATATAATCATGTTGTCTTTTATTTTTTAATAATCTATATTTTGATTTCAACAATTTTTCATTAATTTTAGCAAGTTTATTTGTTTTATCAAAAACCATATCATTATAATCAGTTGTTACGGTTTGTTGTTGCACTGAATTACTAAAATTATTTTTCATATTAATAAATACAGGTAATACATATTGTCTAATGTAGTACATAACTTTTTCGCTAATTTTTACCGCAGGCTGTTGAGTTAATAAGTAAATAGAATGTGGTACAAGATACATCAATTTGAGTCTGCAAAGTCTATAAAAATCTCTGATGTTTTGCAGATACGCAACAGTTGCGTATTTGATGTCATTACCTGTATTCAAATATTGCAAATGTTTAATGATATCCGCCTTAAATAGATTTGTATGTTCTGTAAATGAAATATTCTGATTTGTTATAAATTGGATATCTGACACATCGTTTTGCAAATTATTAAGTCTGGTAATTTTCAGAGTCATGGTAAAGTATCCAGACGCATGTCCATCATATAATTTAAGCAATTTGTTGTCATTCGGTGTAGGAATGTAGCGACATCTTAATGTGATTTCGTTAGGAGCTATTCCAAGTTTACCTGTCTTCATTGTGCTTACATTGTCATAAATTTGAGAAATAATATCAATATAAAAGAAATATTGCTTGATGGTTTCAGAAGCATATCTTGAAATATCAAAATCAACAATTTCGCGATTTTCCTCAGGACTGGCATCTAATATTTTTTGGAAGTTTTCTAAATAATATGTATTATTTTGCAAGATTTCTTCTGCTTCATAAAATTGAATAAAGTTGTACTTCAATATATAATCAATATACTTCTTGTTGACAGAAGAGGCTTGTTTGTCATGTATGAATTTAGAGAATATTAACTTCATCATAGATTCTTCTGATATTGTGTCATAGGCTCTTGCATAGTTATTGGGAGAAATATCATAAACAGATAATAATTTATCATATATCATACCGTAGAGCCCTTCTATAACATATGCATATATAAATTATGTATCTTATATACGTGAAAAATAATTTAGAACTTGTCTGATGGTTTCCTCCAGTATTTGTGTGCAGCTCTTGTACGCACTATGCGAATCAAAGATATTGCATAATATATTATGAAAGGCATATATACTATTATGAGCATGTAAATTGTATACACAAGGGATGTTCTAAAAAGTACCAATACAATGGATGTTGCAAACAGTAAATTTAGGACCAAGTAAATAGTGGCAACAAGAATCTTGTTATTTCTTTTTTCTATTTCAATGTCCATAGTTGAGTTATATTCTGCTGCTTGGATACTATCTTTTCTGCTATTAAAGTCTGCATATTCTTTGTGCAATGATGACAAGATAATGCTATTAGCTATGTAGGTTGCTGTGTTATTGATATGCAGTGTTATTTTTGTACTAATATCGCCAATAGATGCTTTAATCCCATATACATTATCAGCAGTATATTTATATCGCTGGGTTTCAATCCATTTTTGTACTATTTGGACAGTTAGATCACTTATTTGCTTCTCTACTGGTTTGCCCATTTCTTTATAATTGAAAATGTTCCTAACATGTGTATCAATATCATTCCTGATAGTTCTTAAATCTTCTCTAAGCCTATCCATGTAGTCTTTGATGTCTTGTATTTCCTTTTCTTTTGCATTCTCAGTATCTAAATATTGTTGTTCTTTTTGTGGCAATAAGATGTTTGAAGTATTTGCATATGTGTCATTGATTGCTCTTACAAGCATCTCATTTGCAAGTGGTGTGTTTTGAATTATATTGATATTGTTGTCTTGTTCTTTTTGCAATGCTTGTAATTGTGATTGGAGGTCTCTGTAGGTTTTTTCCCTGATATCACGGATATCTTGACTTGCTTGTGCATTTGTCTTTGCAGTTTCTGTTAATAGAAGCTGTGTAGCTTTCTCTTCTTCAGCTTTGGCTCTTTTTATTTCTGCATCTGCTGCTTGAGCATCTATTATTTTAGATTCACTTGTATCACTTAGAATCTTTTGTTTTCGTGCTAATGCATCTTGTGTTTCCTTTTGTGCTTGTTGGACATTATCCATCAGTTTAGCCAAATAAGCTGCTGCACCTTGAGTAATATATTGTTCTCTGAGATTGATAAGAGCATTGGCGATATCCTTGGTTTTATCAGCATCAAGTTGTGATTGTATGACAATACCAGATTCTGTTAATGTACCCAGTTGTGAAGTAAAATCATTAAAATTAATGTTACCCAATTTTTGCAAGAATGCTTGCAGAAGAGCTTCTTGAAGCTTAATTTTTGCTGCAATGGTAGTAAGTCTAGCTTGTTCTGCATCATACTGTGCTTTCTTAGTATTAGCTGCAGCAGTAGCTGATTCTATATCGCTTATTTGTTTAATTTGTGCCTCTATTTGTACCCTTCTTTGTTCAATAGCTTGTTTTTGTGAAGAATTTGTACTTGGACTGTTTAGTTGAGCTTGAAGTGTATCTCTTGTTTCTATCAATGGTTGTAGCTGAGCTTTTAGATTATTTTCTACCTCCACACTTTCTTCAACTTTCTTATCAGCATCACTTTCATTTTGCAAGGCAGCTCGTACAGCCGCTTGTAAACCATCCAACTGTTCTTGATATGCAGGAGTAGTTGATGCAACACCTGGGAAAACTGGGGGTGCAGTAGTAGGCAGTCTCTGCAATACAGCTGGAGCAGGAGGTGGTGCAGGAGGTAGTGCAGGAGGTAGTGCAGGAGGTGGCGCTGGAGGTGGCGCTGGAGGTGGTGCTACATTAGTCTTGATGACACCATACAAATCCCAGTTAGTTATTTGCAGAGATGTTGTATCTATAAAATTAGAAGAATATGCACTAAGCTCATTCACTACAATAGAGTAGTATCTATAGCCTTCATTGTTGTTTGTTGTTATTACTTCACTTGCAATACCTGTTGTATTTTGAGATACTGCAAATTCTTTTTGGTAAACAGGTGCATCTATTTCATATGTTCTATCTGGATTAGATGTGATATTTTGTAAAGGTGCATTTGCTGCTGTTTTTACAGTGAGAGGAATGTCAGTTACGTTAGTGGTACCATTTGCTAATTTACCTGTTCCTAATGCCAAAACTGTTCCATCATTTTTAACAAAATAAGAAACATAATCTGATGCATATATTTCTGTTATACCTGACAAATCTTCAGTTTGTGATAATTTTATGAATGATGGATACTTCGCGTTAAAAGTCATTTTACCTTGTTGAGAATAAGAATTCATTCCATTTGCCAGAACTTTTCCATCATTTTGTAAATACAATGTATAATCATCACCTGTTGATACCTGTTTTATATTTGTTAACAATTCTCCAGATGCATTTTTCCTAACATATCTTGCATATATACTATAGTTACTAATATCTGCTACAAGTCCTGTATAAACAACTTGTCCACATCCAAAGACTTTTCCATCATTTTGTACAAACATAGATACTCTACCATATGTTGATATTTGTACAACATTTGCTAAATCTTCTGTGACTGATATCTTAACAAATGTTGCATATACAGTTTTTGTATCATTTCCATTACCAAGTTGGTAATAATCATTTTTTCCACAACCAAGAACTTTACCATTTTTTGTTAAAAACAAAGTGTTTCCTGAAGAAGACACTATCTGCACGATATTTGTAAGACTTGTATTTGCATCCATTAATACTGGTTGTGTAAATATATTATTTGTTCCATCAACTTTAACAACTGATGAACCCATTCCAAGATAAGCATAAGCATAACCATAAAGGTCATTGCATCCACATGCAATTACAGATAAATTCTTTTTAAGAAAAAATGAACTATACATGCCAGTACAAATATGTATTATATCCAAAAGTATGTTATTTCCAGTATTATCTAATACATACCCTGGAATAAAACTATTACTTGTTTTACGGCCTAAAACACCAAAACTACCCCAGTCAAGTCCAGATGATACAACATAACCATTTTTATGAAGAAATAACGAGTGCATATATCCTGCTGATACTTCTACAATATCTTTTAGTGGAATTGCTTCACCATCAAAATATGTGGCAAAACTATAACCAATAGACAATTTATCAGTATGACCAAATATACCATAATTGTTAGTTCCACATGCAAATACTTTTCCATCATTTTGCAAGAATAATGTTTGACTTGAATTAGTACTTAAAATGCTATTTCGTTGATATTTCTTTTTAGACCCCGTAGTAGTCTCATAAGTAGGATTAGGTACATAATTTAACAGCTTCCAATTAGTATCTTTCATATCAATTAAGGAATTAGCACTATTTGCAGCATAAATTTTGAAATTCTTAGGACTTCTGCGAGTGTCTAAATATTTTAGGGTATATGATGTAAGTGTAGCAGGGACACCTAAATCAACAATCATATATTCACCGTCTGATGCAGTATATAACCCTTTTATTTCATCATCCATTAATGTTTTATTATATATTCTCATATCTGCATATGAAACAGTTGTCTGCACAGCAGTTTGTTGATTAAATAAATTGAGCAGTTTCTGGTTTCCAGAAGCTGAAAATACAAAGTTTTTCTTTTCAAATTTGAATTGTCCATTCATATAAAACTTTAAACTTCTACCACTTCTAAAGTCATATGTAAATACATAATGATTTGGTTTATTTAGTTCATATTCAATAATATTGGTGTATTCATTATAATTGACATTCTCATAAACATCTGTGGATGTGCATGTTTTATCATTGTAACATTGTACACTTCTACTGTAATTTATTGATGGTCTTCCATCATAATAAATTGTATTACTTTCATATGTAGAACTTCCAACACCCCACACCACACAAGAACATGAATAAGTTCTTCCAACTACCATTGATGTACCTGGAGTGGTTTTTTTTGTGCTATAACCACTTACAAATAGAATGTTCTTGTTTTTGTTGTTATTACCAAGATTATTATAGAAACCTGTATTATCATACTTCAAGAATATATCATCATCTATACTGAATATTTTATTACAGCATGCAGAGGCTTTGCACCAAAAACTAATACTAAAATTGTTTGTATTTACTTCAATAACTGAACTTAGTTTATATGTAGTTTCATCTGTATATTTGTTTTGAGCTGTTACCTCCAGTGTATTACCTAATTTGTCATCATTTGCATATCTTATTGTTCCACTTACATTTGTTGTTATATCAAAGTCTGTATTTTGTATGGAATCTGACAAACTATTGTCAAATTTCCACCAGTATTTCAGATTTGCACCCTCATTTGGAAATGATGCAGACATTATTCTACGTGATGCAACACCTTGTGCAAAAGAATTTATTGGTGTTTCCCAAGATGTATCATGATTACCGTCAAATGCATACCAGTATTGTGAATCTGTTTTTTTAGAAGAACCAATAAATTTTATATTATTATTACCTATGCAACTTACATATGAGTCGCTTGTCGCAAGGGGGCAAATCAAAAGAGGATTACCTGCTTTATCTGTTGATGAAATAGGAGCAGTTGTAGGAGCAGTCGTAGGAGCAGTTGTAGCGGCAGTTGGAGTAGGTAAAGGTATAGTATATCTAATAATTATACAACCAGAAGTTCCTTTGTCTGCAGGTCTATTATCTGTATCTGTGTTTGCTCCAGTTGATGAATTATATTTTGTTCCTGTATTACCTCCATTACCTCCAGCACCTACTTCTCCTTTACCTCCTTTTCCTGCTGTTAACATATATACATAATGATTTATAGATATACCTCCTCCTCCTCCTCCTGAATATATTTCATCAATACCTTTTATAGTTGTTTTGAAACCATTTCCTCCATTTCCAGTAGTATCTGTACCTGTTCTACCTGAACCATTTGAGCTAGCTCCTGCGCCGCCTCCACTACCATATGTACAATAACTAGTGCCATATGATGTTGTACATGCGCTTCCAGTACCCCCAGATGTATATCTTGTTATATTGCCATTTACATTATTGTATGTTTCATTGCCTCCTCCATCAGCCTTGAATATTACAACAGCATCTGCTGGCAAAGTCTCTTTTTCAATATAGGAGCTACCTCCATTCTGATTTTGTTCTCCACCTTTCCCTACTGTTAAATAATATGTTGAATTAGACTCAAAAAGTTGATTGGTCATGTAGACTACAGCACCACCTGAACCACCTGCACCCATACCTGGACCTTTGCCACCTGCACCTCCTCCTACCAAAAATATATCACATCTGGTGTCTCTTGAAAATGTTAGAGCATAATTTATAGTAGTATTATTAAAAACTAAGTAATAATCAGTTTCTGATGCAATTACTTTTACAGGTCTGATAACAGGATTGGATGTTATGGGATGTGTCTGAGTATTGAACAATTCTTTAGTATTTAGTTGCAACAGGTAATATACCACAATGTATATGAAAGCAACTAATATGATAATACCAATACCAATTGGTGCATCTGGGTTTGCTCCTGAGCCATAGTATAATGCAAATACTCCTACCACAATAATGATAGCTATTATAACAGTTATCCAGAATATATATTGTATATAATTATCATTCAGTTCAGACTTGATTTTTTTATTTTTTCTAATTTTGGTGCCACTTTTGTGCATCTTGTCATTAATTTCTGCCAACTTGTTGGAAGTCAGAAGAATCTGATTTGACAATTCAATACTGTCTGTGCGAATATTTTTCACAACAACAGAACCTTTCAAATTGAAGAAACAGTATGCCAAATAACGAATGATGAAATCATCAACTGTCTTATTTACTTTGGCTGCACATGCTAAAGTGTAATAAACAAGCTTCAATCTACAGAATTTGTAAAATGCTTGGATATTATACAGGTACTCATAACTGCTCTTGAAAATATCAGTTTTGCCAATATAAACCAGATGCTTTTGGATATCATTTTTGAATGCATCACACATGTTGATAACCATGTCTGGTGTATCATGTTTTATGTTGACTATGGCATATTTCGGCATTCCAGTTATGTTGTCATGGTCATATTTGATGTCAAATGTATAATAGTCAGCCTTTCTGTATAGTTGCCATGTTTGCTCTTCAAATACATATCTGCATTTGATAGTTATTTGTTTGGTACCTTTCTTATTTGCAGATAAGAACCCATAGAATTCCGACAATATGTCAAGAAGACAGTAATATTTAATAACATCCTGATTATTGTAATAAGATACATCTAAGTCAAAAATGTTGTTTTTATTAGTATTTGGTGTTTGATGACTGAAATCATGACCAAAAAATTTAACCTTTTCCAGGATGTTTGCAAAGGCATTTGCTGTCTGATATTTCAAGAAATATGATATCATTCTGTCATCAATGATGAATGTATTTGAGAATAAAGATGACATGATATTTTCTTCATTTATTTTCTTGTCATAGAGGATTCTCACAGAATTGTTCTGGTATTTTGTCATGATGTTGACAATATTATTGAACTGTGTTTCACTCATGTGTATCTACAGAATATGAATATTTATTTTTTTATATTATTGACAGTTCAAAACTTCAAATTTGTGTAAATAAACACAGCCAATTTTTTGCAGAATGTGTAAGTATTGTGGAAAAAATAAAAAATGATTTGTCTTGTGAATTTTATACATATCCCTCAATTCGGAACAGTTGTGCAAAAGAAGTTATTTAAAACTTATTATAATATTAAGAGATATGTCTATATATCCAGAGCTGTCGTATACGGACCAAAAAGTAGATATTCAGGATGTAAAAGGAATCCAATTCAGTGTACTAGGACCTGATGAAATCATTGCCAGGTCAGCTGTTGAGGTTATAAGGACAGATACTTATGCAGGCAATGAGCCTGTAGTTGGAGGTCTCTTTGACTCTCGTATGGGCATCTTGGAACATAACAAGGTGTGTAGTACATGTGAACAGAAGAATATCTTCTGCCCTGGGCACTTTGGACACATTGTATTGGCAAAACCAGTGTTTCATGCAATGTTCTTTGATATAACCAGGAAGATTCTAAGGTGTGTGTGTCATAGATGTTCTAAGATATTGATATCACCCAATACTACCAATCCTGAGTTGAAGAATGATATACAAAAAATCATGTCTATCAAGGATAATCAGATGAGGTGGAATGCTTACTTTAAACTTTGTAGTACCAGCACAAAGATTAAACTATGTGGTGATGACGGTACAATTGGATGCAATGCAAAACAACCTTCCAAGTACAATAAGGATGGTCCTATGAAAATTCTCGCAGAATGGAAAGAAAAGAATGAAAAAGCCGAAGATGCAGCTCCCAAAACTACTCTGGAATTCACTGCTGAAGATGTCCTGCGTATTTTCAAGAGAATTTCAGAGGCAGATATGGAGCTTATGGGTTTTAATCCAATATGGAATCGCCCTGAGTGGATGATTTGCACTGTATTACCAGTTCCACCACCGGCTGTGCGACCAAGTATCATTGAAGAAAATGGTCAAAGGCGTGAAGATGACTTGACACATAAGCTTAGTGAAATTATCAAGACAAATAATAACATTCTTGACAGAATCAATAAGGGTGCATCTGAGGAGACTATTAAGCTTATTACGATGGTTTTACAGTATCATATATTCACGCTCATAGATAACCAGATTCCTGGACTGGCTCCTTCACAACAGAGGAATGGAAGAAAGCTAAAATCTGTGTCTGACCGCATGAAGAAGAAGGAGGGACGTATCAGAGGCAACTTGAATGGTAAGCGTGTTGACCAGTCTGCAAGAACTGTTATCACACCCGACCCTTATATCAGTATCGATGAACTTGGTGTTCCTGTGAAGATTGCAATCAACATAACATTCCCTGAGATTGTAAATGAGCATAATATTGACCATCTTAGAAAACTTATCAAGAATGGTCCTGATAACTGGCCCGGTGCTAAATATGTCAAGAAGCAGAATGATGCTATTACTATCAATCTGAAGTATGCTCAGAATGAGATTGAGAAAATTCTAAGGGAGCTAAAAGCTGGTGATGTTGTGCACAGACATTTGACTGACGGAGATTACATATTATTCAACCGTCAGCCATCTCTTCATAAAATGAGTATGATGTGTCATAAGGTGATTGTTATGCCTTATCAGACATTTAGGTTGAATGTATTGGATACACCTCCTTACAATGCTGACTTTGATGGTGATGAGATGAATTTGCATTGTCCACAGAATATCCAGACTATGAGTGAACTCATGGATATTGCAGCAGTCCCTTACATGATTATAGCACCAAGGGATGGTAAGCCTATTATTGAAGTTGTTCAGGACACTCTTCTTGGTTCTTTCAGATTGACAAAAGATTGGACAGAGATTAAGGACAAAAGCATGGCAAATCTGCAAATGGTCAACAGTTATTTCTCAGGAAAACTTGACAAACCTAATAAGAATTATGAATATACTGGAAAACAGGCTTATTCCCAGATTCTTCCACCTGGACTTAATATCAGTCGTAAGAACAAGGCTGAAGAAAAGTTTGTCATCAAAAACAGCATTGTAGAGAGTGGAACTCTTGATAAGACAGTATTTCATGGTATGACTTCAGGACTCATTCCTGTTATATATCATGACTATGGTCCTTTCGAAGTTCGCAAGTTCTTGGATAACACCCAGAGGCTCATTTGCAGATGGCTATTAACTGCTGGATTTAGTGTAGGCATCAGTGATCTTGTAACAGATGCTCAAACTGATGATAAGCTGAAAAACAAAATCAGAGAGATGAAAGCAAAGGCATATGAGCAGTTGGATGAAGTCAGGAGAGGTACCATTGAGAACAATAGTATATTCAGCAACGAGGACTATATGGAGCGTGAAATCATTGGTATTCTGAATGAGACTACTAATCAGGTTGGTAAGATAGGTCTCTCGCAAATTGATGAGAAGTCAAATAGAATGATTAACATGGTCAAATCAGGAAGCAAAGGTAAGGAGACGAATGTTGCACAGATTATTGCATGTGTTGGGCAACAGAATGTGGATGGTAAGCGTATTAGCTATGGATTTACTGATAGGACATTGCCTCATTTTACCAAGTATGATGATGGTCCTGATGCCCGTGGATTTGTGGAGAACAGCTTTATAACTGGGTTATCTCCACAAGAAGTGTTCTTTCATGCTATGGGAGGTCGCGAAGGTCTGATAGATACTGCAGTGAAATCAGTCACAGGAGATACTCCCATCATTGTCATTGAAGATGGAGAAGCCAAGTGTGTGCAGATTGGTGAATGGATTGATGCAAAGATTGATGACCCAAAAAATAAAGCATATGTAGAGCAGTTTGGACCAGAAGATGCCAATATGGAGATGTTGGGAGTACCAGATGGCATCTATATTCCATCATGTGATGATGTTGGTAATGTTATATGGGGCAAACTTACAAATGTCTCAAGACATGACCCTGGCGAGAACTTATTTGAGGTTAATACTCAGAGTGGAAGAAGTATCATAGTGACTGCTTCTAAATCCTTGATTATTTGGAAAAATGGCAAGTTTGAGAGTGTAGCAACTCCTATGGTAAATGAAGGAGATTGTTTGCCTTGTATTTTCCAGCTACCTGTACCACCTGTAGTCCATGAATATATTGATATGCAAAAATATTTTCCCAAAAATGAATATATTTATGGTTCTGAATTCCACAAAGCATCAAAATTAATGAAAGAAGCTCAAGGAGATAAATTCCATATTCCAAGAGGCTGGTGGGAGAAAAACAATGGTATTACATTTACTTTGCCATATGAAAAGAAGTCTAGTTTACAGAGAGCTACAAGTGGAAGATCAAATACAGAAAATATCAAAGAAGGCTATTTATATCCTTATTCAGCTACAAGATGCCATTCACATTTCCCAGATAAGTTTGAGCTCAATGAAGAAAATGGTAAGTTTATTGGGTTATTCTTAGCAGATGGCAATGCACGTGATTTCTCTGGAAGTGTGAGCATCACCAAAGAGGAGCCAAGTGTTAGAGAGTTTGCCAAAAAATGGTTTGATAAATATGGTATTACATACAGGGAAGTTGTAAAAGTGGTTGAAGAAAATGATAAAGGACTTATTGTTGGAAAGACAACGAGTCTTATAGGAAATTCTTCTCTGTTTGCAAGGTTCTTAGATGCATTTGTTGGAAGTGGAGCCAAATATAAGTATATTCCACATGAAGCGCACGCTGCACCAGATGAGTTTGTATTAGGATTACTGAATGGGTATTTCTCAGGTGACGGAACAGTAGATGTCAGAACTGGAACTATTTCAGTTACATCAGCATCTTACAAATTGATTGAAGGAATATCTCATTTGTGTGCAAGAATTGGCGTATTTGGAAGAATCACAAAGCATCAAGCTGCAACCACAAATATCAGAGGAAAATGTAATCCAGCTATTTCAAATAGGTTAACAATCAGATTGCATTTTGCAAGAACATTTGCATCTAAGATAAATCTTATTGAAGAAAATAAAGGTTTGAGGCTTAGAGAAATACTAACACTATCTCCCAAATCAAAATTCAATTTTGATGAGCAAAATGGAGTTATTCTTGACCCTATTACAGATATTAAGGTTATTCCAAAGCATAAATTCGAAGATAAATATAAAAAGGTTTATGATGTGTCTGTACCAGAAACTGGACACTTTTCTACAGCAAATTGCTTTGTAACTCAAAATACCAGCGAAACAGGCTATATTCAACGCAGATTGGTAAAGGCTATGGAGGATGTGAAGGTATATTATGATAACACAGTAAGGAATGCTGGAGGAACTATTATACAGTATATTTATGGTGAAGATGGTATGGACGGTAGCAAGATAGAGTCTCAATATATTCCAACGATTGAAATGAATACAATGGACATAGAAATGAATTACAATCTGCGAGAGAGTGATAGACCACAGCATCATATGATTGATAGTGCTTTCAAAGAAATCACGAAGGATACATATGAGCGCTGCAATCAGCATCACAAAGATATTGTTCAAGATAAGCTGTTCTTAATTCACGATGTGTTCAATGGAAGCAAGACATTGACTATCAAATATCCCATACCATTTGACAGAATAGTCAAGAATGCTTACAATAGATTGCAGAACATAGGCATCAAGTCTATGAAGACTGACCTGACACCTGATTACGTTCTTGATGCTATTGAGAAGCTTTCTAATGAATTGTACATAAAAGATACAGAACAAGGGACAAGATTCTTCCATATTCTACTCAGACTGTATCTCAATCCTAAGAAGATGATATTAGAGTATCATTTCTCTCGTGAAGTATTTGATAGTATTGTACTACAGGTCCAACAATACTACAAAGAAGCTATTTCACAACCAGGTGAGATGGTTGGTATAGTGGCTGCACAGACTATTGGTGAAATGGGTACACAGATGACACTTGATTCATTCCATGTGTCAGGTACAGAGGCTGCTGTAAAGGCAACTTCTGGTGTCCCTCGTCTGAAAGAGATTCTCAGTGCTACTAAGAAAACTAAGACACCTACGCTTATCATCTATATGAAACATGATATAGCATCTGTACTCAACCCTGAAATGGATGAAGATGGTATAGATACACATGACCCACGAGTAGAAAAAGCTAAGAGCATTGCTATAAATATCAAGAATTCCATAGAGATAACTAAATTGTCAGACATCTTGGAATATAGTGAAATATATTGGGATAATGGCAAATATGAAACATCTATAGATAAGGATCAAGGTATGATGGATATTTATAGAGAGCTGAGTGCACTTGACTCCTTCTCTGCCAAATGCAAGAGTGACTCACCATGGGTACTACGCATGAAATTTAACAAAGAAAAGATGAATTCATATGGATTGCGAATGATAGATATATACACCAAGCTAAATCTGGCATATGACAAATACATAGATTGTCTATATAGCGATGACAATGCAGAAGAATGTATCTTTAGAATCAAGTTGACCGATAGTGCATTAAAAGATATTGATGCTAAGGATGAACTGGCTGCAGTGAAGGCTATGGAACATAATATAGTATATCAAGTGCTATTGAAAGGATACAAAGGTATAAAGAAGGTATCTTTGAACAAAAAGAAGTATGATAAATATAGTAAAGATACTCAAAAGTTTGACAAGATTATTGAATGGGTTCTTGACACAGATGGAACAAATTTGACAGAAATCTTGGCAAATCCCAACGTTGATGCAACACGAACAATATCTAATGATATTCGTGAGATATACGAGACACTGGGTATTGAAGCTGCAAGGAATGCATTAAATCATGAACTTATCAATGTTACCAGCGAAGGGTCTATGAATTATAGACATCTCTCTCTCTTGATTGATACTATGACATACAAGGGTTATCTGATGTCTATTGACAGACATGGTATCAATCGCGGGGACATTGGACCACTTGCCAAATCATCATTTGAAGAAACTACAGACATGCTCATTAATGCAAGTATCTTCTCAGAATATGATCATGTGAATGGTGTATCTGCAAATGTTATGTTAGGACAACAGCCACCTTGTGGAACAGGTGACTGCAATATATTGCTTGACGAGGAGCATTTGATGGAACTCATTAAAGATATGAAGCCTATCAAATTGGATGATATTCAAGAACACAATGATGAGGATGAAGATTATGAGATATGTGCAGAGGATGATATAGGGTTCAACTTCAAACTAAATGAACCACATAAATGCTTTCAACTGGGAGAACAAAATGTAAAAATAATTTAGGATGACATACATACATTTTTAGAATAATTTTTTATATTCATTTTACAGATATGCTCTCAAACAAAAGCTTATATTATTTTACAATCATTCTATGTATAATAATAATTTGCATGTTAGGCATCTTGATATATGTTGTAATAAATAAACAGTACAATTCACCACCACTGTCAATGAACAAGACAATTCATGTATTACCTACATTCACAAATACCAATGATACCAATAAAACCAATGAAGATATTCCAGTATATCCTAAGAAAATGCCACAATATGAGAATAATGAATATCAACAGATTGGAATACTGACTGCAAATGAAATGGATAAAGAACCTATTATTCTGCCTCTATTTGCTAAGAAAGTCAGAAATAATAAAGAAAGATGGCAATATTATACAGCCACAGATAAAAACAATATGATGAGATTACCTATTGTTCATCAGAACATGAAGTGTGACGAAGATATTGGTTGCAAAGAAATATATGATGGTGATAAATTATATATACAAATTTATCAAGGCAGGGTTTTCAATGCAACAATATATAGACCAGATGCTCCCAAATATTTTGCAGAAGCGTATTGATACTTATTTTTCCATCACAACTTTTTTTGTAAATTTTTAAGTTTTGTTAATGTTGATTTGGCTTTGGATAATTCATTTCTAATACCCCTCACTTCTTCTTTGCTTTTGTTTATTTCATCACGTGAAAAATCTTGAAGACTTCTTTCTAACACATTTTGCACAGAATCTACACGCATACGCTGTGATGAATTTTCATTATACTCTTTCAATTGTAATTCTAGTGCGTTGACAATTGCAGATTGCAATTGTATAGAAGTATGTAAATCTATATTTTCTGATTGTTTTCGTGCAGCACGGTTAGAACTTCTTGCAGACCGTGAAGCTGCAGCTGGTACTACAGGCTTTGGCACACTTGCACGTCTACTTCTACTTTTAGCTTCAGGTACTTTAAATTCCTCAACAGCTGCAGAAGCAGACCGTTGTGCTGATGCAGACCGTTGTGCTGATGCAGACCGTTGTGCTGATGCAGATTTGATTGCTGACGCAGACCGTTGTGCTGATGCAGATTTGATTGGTGATGATTTTGGGGGGGATTTTGGTTTTTGAAGCTTACGCAATTTTCTTAACATATATTCACGGTCAGATCTTACTTTCAAATCTTTCAAATAACGACGCTTAGCACGTTTGATGTTTAAAAGAATCTGATTTGCTTCTTCAGTACGTCCCATATTGACATTGGACACATAACGACGACGTTCATTTACAGGAACATCATTCAAAACATATTCTCTGTAAAGTTTTCTTGGAGAACCACCCTTTAACAAACTTGAAAGTAATGATGATGTAGACATTTCACCCTAAATATATGAAACAAAAATAATATTTTAATTTAATAAGTTTAGACATACATGAATAAAGTTGAAATGCATAATTTTATGCAACCTAATAGACATATATTAGCATTAGCATGCGGTATCTTAGGTGGTGCATTTCCAAATACTATGAGTAATATACACCCTTATCTGACAGGTGCATTAGTAGCAGGTTTTACTGTCAAAATGATTTATGGTGATTATGACCAAGGTTATCAATGGGCATTATCTGACCTCATATTCTGGGTTATAACATTGTTTGAAGGTTTCTTAGGAGCATTGCTTATAACAAGCCTTTGATTTCTGAAGAAGTCAAGTATATACACAGGCATGTATTTTTTGAAAATTATCATATCATTATAATATTTTGGGTATAATAGCTGCAATCTCCGCATATCGTATACATGTGTAAATATTCTTATATATTACTTAAATCACAATAAATGAGCATCGGTAAGAACTTTGATGTTTGCAGGGACGTCAACATATTTCAAGTAAAGTGCTTCATGACGTGTCTCAATATTTTTGTCAACTATGATATTATATGTTATGTTATTTTTCTCATATGTCTTATGAAATATAAGCAATGGTCTTGCATGCATGTTTCGTTTTGCTGCAAATAAAGTAGATGACACCTTCAGGTCATCCAATTCCCCTCGAACATTTGAAGCATCAAATTTTCCATACTTTCCTCTATGAATTAATAATATAGAAACATTCAATAACTCTGATATAGTCATGATATCTAAATCATTGACAGGAGGAGCTATTTGCAATATGTTACTTGTCAAACTTTCTCTTTCTTGATGAGATAAATGCACATAGTAGTTTTCCCAAAACTGTTGCACTGAACCAAATTTCTTACCAGCCTTGGATATCCACTGATTGAAATACCAAGGGTCTTGCAATATGTCTAAAAATGCTTCCTTATTATCCATTATATCAATATATTTTTTCAGAGCTATTTTTTGAATATCATTATAGGTTATTCCAGATACTCCAATCTTGTTCATAAACCATCTCGTGAATTCAGGAATTGTATTGTTTGTGTATGTGCATTTAATATACACCATATTGTTCCATCTACTTTTCTTATGCATAACCCATTTGCTTTTGAGAACCACACCAGCACCCTGAAATATATCAGGAACTTGTTCAGTAGATTCTGGTTCCGACTTATCTTTGTCATCTTTCATGACTATGGCAATTTCTTCTTCTGATTTGGTGCGTATATTTGGCAAAGCATTGTGAGATATTAACAGATAATCAGGAATTGCTTTTGTTATTGCATTTTGGGAGAAAATGTATTCTTTGTCTTTTTCGATGGGCGTATGACTGAAATAGTCATATTTTGACATAATAATTATGTCTGATAGCCATTTCTTTATAGATTCAATAGAGTCTATTGGAATCTCTTCAAGAACAATTTTGACTTTATTCCAATCATTTGTTGGTAATGTTGCAAATAATGGCTGTAGCTTCTTTAATTTTTGATGTCTATCAGTTAGTTTATACCAGTCACTTGAAAATTTCTTGATTAATGTATTAGCCACCATTTTTTGTAATTCAAACCATTTTTTAGAATTCGTTTGAATATCAGCTAAATCTTTGTAATATTGGTTCTTGGTGTTTGTATGAATTATCATACTATCGTGAAGTGCGTGTTGTGGTATTAACAAATTAGTGTAAATCTCTCTTTCTCCTTCGTTTATTACATTTCCTGATTTGCAACTGACTTGTAATGAATTGCATTTTTCTATGAAAAGAAGAATGTCTTCTTTATTCAGTTGTATATCAAAATTCTTACCAACAATATCATCATAAAATACAATATTCTCTTTTGCAATTCCAAAGTCTTTTATCATATTTGGTAATAATGAAATATTGATTTTGGTACATTCAAGTAATAGGTTTCCTTCGGTTAAAAAACTGTTGATAGTCAGATCACTGTTAAGTAAAATATATTTAATATCAAATTGCTTCCATTTTTTTAGTAATTTTGTTTTGGTCCAGTTCTGTAATACATTCATATTTTTATAAGAATTAGTATCAGTTGCTTTATTACATTTGTTTACCAGTGCTTTGAGTTTAGGATAATCATTCAACTTCATGATTTTTGTCCCAGATGTTCCACGTTGTTTTAACTCAATTGGTTCATAATACATACCATCTCTTATTATCATTGCAACTGTTGGATTAAAGTCCATCATAGTATTGTAGCAGTTTAGATATATATCCTTAGTTTTATCAATTTTTTCCCATACAAGAATATATACATTATAAAGAGCACTGACAAGTGCATACAAGTAATATGGATTTTTGATTGCAGTAAAGTTATCACTTGATAAATATTCTATATATCGTTTGTATGCGTAATATATATTCAATGTTCTTGATAGATTACCGTCTTTGAATGCTTTCTTTTTAGAAGAATTATATTCTTGTAGTAGCTTTATATTATTTTCAGGTATGATTTCTCTCATACTCATGAATTGTTTACATATCATGCCATCTGCCAGTGAAATAAATGTAGTTAAATCCAGTTTTTTCTTGACATCTCTAATAAATTCTTGCTTTGTATTGAAATTTAACAGGTCCATGATACAATGTATGATACTATCAGATTTGTTAGGCTTGACACCTTTACGAACGAAACATGCTTGTGTTTTTGTAAGCATCTTGTTGCATGTATCTATCTTGATATCAAATAATTTCATCAAATATTCTGGTACATTTCCATACCTTCCAACTGGAATGGGAGCTACTTGATGCATAATATAATTCTCATCTGAATCTTGAATACTATCAAGTTTTGCACCTGGATCTACAGGACCTTGCACTGGCTCATTTTTATCTGCTGCGTGTATGTTATTTTTTTGTAAGTAAGCCATACATTTCCCCATGTCTTTGGGTTCTTTTTTCATACAACAAGGGACACACATACCCCTTTCATTTGGCTTGATAAGTTTGACGTATCGTTTTTTATTTTTGTCATTCTCCCAAAATAATTGCATAGGCTTTTCGTCATCTTTTGGACATTTAGCATTGGGATCATCAATTGACAAAGGTACTCTACTCTGAGGACACCATAATCTTGGACAGGTATAATAATTCATATTGTTAGCATGACTACCATATTCTATGATATTATCAAAATGCATTTGGTTGGTTCTCTCTAAATATTCTTTGTGTTCCTTGTTCATAACAACAGGTTGAGAATGATTTTGACATTTCTCTCTTGCATAATTTTCAGAGAATAGGTCCTTATCTGCTTGTTGTAATAAATTTATAAAATTATTATTTTTGGAAGGTGCTCCACCAAGACTGTCAAGATCATCAAAATCAACAGAATCATCATTGATAGATGCAGATGAAGGAGATGATGAAGGAGATGATGAAGGAGATGATGAAGGTATTCCAAATGGAGCAACAGCAACGTGTGCAGTAATAGGAGCTTTTCCAATAGAATTCGTAATAATTAATGAAAGCCAGTAAATTAAATATTGTAATTCAGTATTATTTGGACAATTTACAATAGACATATCATAACCATATTGATAAGGTCTAATCATGACTATGGTTCCGTTATCTTGTAATTTAATAGGTTCTTTTACTTGATTAATATCTTCTATCATATTAACTTCATTATCAATCATATCTTGCAAATTTCCTGATACACCCAAATTCACAAGTTCCTCCATGATTTCTTGTTTTGCTATACCAAGGTTCAAGCGTGCCTTAATATAGTCATAAATATCAGTGTTTTGACTATAATTTGAACTACGTTTGTATGTACATGTAAGCAAATTTCCTTTATTGCTAAGAATATGAAATATGTCAATAGCTTCACTTACTTTCTTGCTAAGTAATTTAAGATTTGAGTTTTGGACTTCAATTTTTATATTTGTATTCAATGAAATTTCTTGCAATCTGATTGGCATTTTCAAGACATTTTGTAATAGTGATATTATTTTCTTTTTATGAGTGTCAATATCGCCCCATTTGATATATTTTCTGTGGTCCAAGAAATAATTAAAAAGCACATTTCCATCATTGTCAATTGATATTTTACAATAACTTGCTTTATGTATAACTGAATACAAATTTATGACATTGATTTTTACAATTTTGTCAATATTTGTCCATATACCAAAATGTTCCTTGTTAATCTTATGTTTTTTATGAAGCTTATATAATACTTTTGAAGTATCATCAATCCATTGTATCATATCAATATAACGACATGTGTGAATATTATCAAAAATTGTAGGCAATGACACTATCTTCAATGACACATAGAAATTCGCTCTTGTATAATATTCTTGCAATACATTCACATTTTTTGTATCACTATTTCTGAGATTTGCCAGTTTATCATCACGTTTTTTGTATTGTTGATATGTTTGGACTTTGATGTTAGGGAAATAGTATTTATTCTTTTTCAACACTGCAGGTAAATCACTTTCAAATACAACATTTACTACCTTGTGCATAAATAAAGAATTCACATAATTATATGATATTGGTTCCAATAATTCTTTAGACTCATAATTATTTGCTTTAAAAGGATTTATATTATATCCTTTCCATTTTGAGTCTTTGATTGAAAAAAGCAATGGTTTATTATTTGACCATGCATAAAATGGAGTATTTTGTATATAACCTCCTAATTTCATAACAGCATCTTCCATTTTGTCATCTTGATATGCATTGATAGTAATAGATTCTTTTTCTGTTGCACTCTTCCAACGAATTACTTTAACTGGGACAAATGGTTTCATTCTATTATATACATATTTATTTTCAAATGATATAATAAAAGATATATACTAAATGAGTTCATCATTATATGCATTGTACTATTTTGCAAAATTGTATGAGAGTTTTGATAACATTAAAAATATTGAACATTTTGAATTTGATTACTATTTTGGTGATACAGAAAATATACCAGATGATTGGAAACATACTGATGATAGACAATATGATCCTAAGTACCTTTATAAACCTCCAAAGATAACATATGATGAAATTGGATATAATGACACAAATTATACTAGAGACCAATATGAAAAGGAAGACCAAAGCTTTAAAAAACCCTTAGTACCAGCAAAAGATAAAAATACATCACCTGAATCATCAGAAGAAGATGAAAAGGAAGACCAAAGCTTAAAAAAACCCTTAGTACCTGCAAAAGATGAAGATGATAAAGATATGTCTGCTTCTGAAACCAATGACGATAGTTCCATTTCTGCAACTACATGTACTGGAAATATTTTTGATTTGAATTGTTATGGAAAATTAAAAACTCTTATCTGGATTTTAATAATATCTTGTATATTCTTGTTTATAATGTTTGTTATATGGGTAATATATAAATCTTTGAGTAAATCACAATCATCATCGTGTGTGACAACAGTTCCTATAGCATCTCAAACTTCTATGCAAGAATTAGGTGTACCATCTGTACCATCTGTACCATCTGTACCATCTGTACCATCTGTACCATCTGTACCATCTGTACCATCTGTACCATCTGTACCATCTGTACCATCTGTACCCGAATCTAATAATGATGGATTTCTTTCAAGATTTTTCTCAACCAAGAAACCGAGCACTGTTGTTGCTCCTGTTGCTCTTGTTGCTCCTGTTGCTCCTGTTGTTGCTCCTGTTGTTGCTCCATCTGAATCTCAAAATGGATTCTTTACAAGTTTTTCATCCAAAAGCAAACCAAATATTGTAGAACCTGAAGTAGATGTTCCTATAGATGTTGATACAACATTACAATCAAAGAAAGATTTGGGTTTCATGAGGAGATTATTTGGATTTGAAGGTAATAAAATAACATCAGAACAACAAAACAACAATGTAGTTGCTACAAATGCATCGCAAATGCAACAGCAAGCAATATCTCCAGAAATGCCCACTCAAGTGTCTCAGCGTTCTTATAAGTCTAAGCAATCCATGTCAAAACTACCATCTGTATCTTCACCAGAATTACCCACTCAAGTATCACAGCGTTCTTATAAGTCTAAGCAATCCATGTCAAAACTACCATCTGTATCTTCACCAGAAGTGCCCTCTCAAGTATCTCAGCGTTCTTATAAGTCTAAGCAATCCATGTCAAAACTACCATCTGTATCTTCACCAGAAGTGCCCACTCAAGTATCACAGCGTTCTTACAAGTCTAAGCAATCCATGTCCGAACTACCATCCATGTCTTCACCAGAAATGCCTAGCAGAGTATCTCAGCGTTCTTACAAGTCTAAGCAATCCATGTCAAAACTACCATCTGTATCTTCACCAGAAATATCATCTTTGCAACAAACAAAAGTAGATGAAAATCAACCTAGTTTCATGTCCAAAATATTCGGATTTGATACAACAACAAATAAACAAGTCATTGCTCCAAATATAGAGAAAGAAGAGCCAAGAGATGCATATAAATCATTTTTCAAATAAGATATTCAATGTGTGTCTTCAAAAAATTGATGAGAAGAAAACCTTTCATGTAATCATTTGTTTGTATTTGCATGTTGAACCTTTTATATATGCACATGATAATAAATATAATACGCTTTTCTATGATATTTTTATAGAAGCAATAAAAACTGTCATTGATATTTTCTTCATTATACCGATTATATATTATTGAATTTAAACTAGTACATTTATAAATATTCTTGTATAATATATTTTGTTTTTGTCCCCAATTAATATCAAATTGAGTATGAATGTCCAATAAAAACACATAAGGTATTCTCAAATTCAAAGAAATTGCATTTTGCAAAAATTTGTGTAAATCACTTTGAGATTTTATACAGGATAGAACATCATACCATATCATATGCACTCGCCATTTTTTTATCTTCATATCTTCATATCCATTTTCATACAACATAAATAATGGCGTCAACACATCTGATAAAAAATATAAAATATTATGATTATAACATAGTAATAATCTGTTAAGTAAATCCTGTTTAGATTTGCACCATAAATTCCACATACTTTTATTACACACAAATGATGCAAATAATCCATAGTAGTCATTCACCATTGTATCATTACTTTCATAAATAAAATCAGGTACATTCTGGTACGTGAGCCATAATTTGCTTGTCATATTTTCTCCTATAAATAGTTTCAATGTTTCTACAGTTAGACAAGGATATGTAGATGATAAAAACCTTGTAATTAAAACATCTTTTTGGTAATGGGTCTGAAGATATACATTATTGTTGCATATACTACAATCATATAATTGAATTATACTATTATCAAGCATCAGAGGTTTTCTGAGTAAATAGAATATAGGAAAATCACATGCATTCAACAACCTATGGTGATTCATTATTTGCATCCATATTGCTGATGTGTAATAAAAATTCTTCAGTGTATTAAGAAGTGTAGTAAGTTCAAGGAACTCAACCTTGTTAATAAATGATTTTTGATATAATGAAATAATGATATTATAGTTATCGCATATAGTAAACCCATTTTTCTGAATCAATTTATTGATAATAATTTTATCACAACGCATTTCCCATGGCTCAAAATGAATAATTTGCAGCTTGTTATCATTCGCAATACTATAAAATTGATTGCCGTGTTTTAAAATAGGTGTTGTTATCAATATATAATGGTTGTTCACATCATTTTTCAACCACATAAGCAGATTATCAAAATTCTTGAAATCTACATCATAGTTTGATACACAGTCTGTGACCAAATAACAATATAATGCAATGACATCGTTGTTTAAAGTTTTGAAGTTTTTATTGATTTCTATCTTGATATATTTCAAGTCTGTACCAAAATGACTTACTCTTTGTTTATTGCTTTCAAAACATTGCAATACATAATCTTCGGTTGCTATTGTATACCTCGGACAAAAAATGTATTTCATATCATTATTTTTAGCATAAACAATAGGTATATTGTTTATGAGATTGTACTCTACATATTTATTCATTTACTTACAAGAAGTACATTTTGCTTATATTGTGGATCGAAAATCTTTATATCTTGTATATATAGAATGAATATTAGAGGAAAAGCTTTATTATTTGGTCTCAATTATGCACATTGCAAATCAGGAAAACTTAATGGTTGCATTAATGATGTTAATATGATGTCAAAATATATACAGTCATTTATAAAGATTCCTATAGAAATCTACACAGATGACACAGATTTGAAGAACACATCATATGATGGTATCATTAACAAGCTGTATGATTTGGCTATAGAATCTTATAAAGAAAATCTTGAATTTGTATGGATACACTACAGTGGACATGGCAGTAATCAAAAAGACACATCAGGTGATGAAACAGATGGATACGATGAAGGTCTTGTTCCATCTGATTATGAAAAAAAAGGGATTTTAATAGATGATTTGATTAACAAAATCTTCAATTCATTTAATCCTAAGACCAAGGTATTATTTATATGTGATTCATGTCACAGTGGTTCTATGCTTGATTTAACATACACATGGGATGCAAAAAAACAATCATCTGTGGATAATCCCAAATGTGCTGCAAAAGCTTCTACAATGCTTATATCTGGATGTATGGATAATCAGACATCTGCAGATGCATACAATCTTTTAAATGATAATAAGTATGTGGGTGCATTGACAGCATCTATGTTGAAGGTTCTGAAGGCTAAACCACAACATATATATGATGTGTTTGTATTTGTTGAAGCTGTTAGACAAGAACTACAAAGAGGAGGATTCAGTCAATACCCTTGTCTCAGTAGTAACTATGATGTTACACAAGCTCCTTCCATGATTCCTGTTATGAGACCTGTTGTACAACCTACATATAAACCACCACCAAAATTGATGAGACCTGCATATTATGAGTCAGGTAATACATATATGAGGAATATTGATACTCAACAACCTCAACAACCTTATCAGAACCAATATCCTCAACAGACTTATCAGAACCAATTGAACCAAACATTCCAACCTATAGTGATTACTTATGTTCCAATCCAGGTTGTATATGGTTATAGTCTTTCTGTGTAATTACAAGTTTTCAAGAAATTTTGTAAGAACCTTTGTTTTTTTGTTATATTTTGTTATAAATATGTTGTTTGTATTCTGGAATTTCTTAATGACTTCATTATGGTATCTCTCACATTTGCACGGAGGATATGAATAATACCAATTGAGTAAGACATGTTTATCAATAATCTTATTATGATTATAATCATATTCTTTGCACATGTATAATATGGCACGTGCAATAAATCCACGAGATACTATGTTAGGTATGAATAATTTCTGCTTATGGTTAACATAGTTATTATGTTTCAGTTCAAACCAGTCATTATCATTTGTCAGAGAATCTATGTATTTATAGTTGGACCTATTTACATTAAGGTCATTTATAGTTCTGATGATATTATGCATATCATTCCAGTCTTTTTTATCCAGGTGAGACCTTGGGAAAATATGTTCAGCTGAAAATACAACATCTTCAAGCTTATCCTCAATATTAAGTTGTTTGTGAACATAAACACTTGGCATGTTCTTGTCAAAAAGAATAGCATGTCTCATGATATTTGTACATCTTATAGTTCCTCCTGCAAATATTTTGGTAATCATCAACAAATATAGAGAGATTTTAATCATGGAAGATTGATGTATTATATATATCATATATATATCATTTTTTCTTATTATGTCTTGTATCATTCTTCTATTTTAGACATATGTACTAAACGTGCAGATTTTCTATCTACAGACATAGGTGAACTTTGTGATGCATGCATTTGATTAATATTCTCTTTGCGAGAGAGTAATTGCAATTTTTTGTCTTTAGACATAGACACAGAACGCATCTTTTTCTCCATAAGTGAACTTTGTGATGCATGCATTTGATTAATATTCTCTTTGCGAGAGGGTGATTGCAAATTTTTGTCTTTAGACATAGACACAGAACGCATCTTTTTCTCCATAGGTGAACTTTGTGATGCATGCATTTGATTAATATTCTCTTTGCGAGAGGGTGATTGCAAATTTTTGTCTTTAGACATAGACACAGAACGCATCTTTTTCTCCATAGGTACTGAACGTTCTACAGACATAGACACAGAACGCGCAGATATATAAGAACTATCATTTGGTGATAGTTGGATGGATTGTACTGATTGTGACAACGAACGAATATAACCATGTTCATCAAATATATGCAATGTTTTTACTATGAATACAGCAAGAATTTCATACATGTCTTTGCAAAACTGTGTATAAGCTTGTTGCTTATCAACACCAGGATATATATTTTTAAGATCAACATCATCACCAATGGGTATTTCAGGAATATCTGTCTCTTGTTTCAATTCTTTTACAAATATGTCATATGGAGTTATACGTTTGCAGAAAAGGTCTTTTCTGATATTGTCAATAATAATGGATTTAGATTTAGATTTAGATTTAAACTTAGACTTAGACTTAGACTTGCTAACAGATGTAGTTGCTGGGCTTCCTCTGCCTGTTTGAAAATTATTCATAACAGATGGATTTTCCACTGTGTTCATAGATAATTTAGTAAGTAAAACATGATATTCATCAAAACTTTCCAGTAGATGGTTATGTATCTCATGCCAATCTTGTCTTGCATTGGATAAAAGTATACTTTTGCACACAATTCCATCTTGTGTATTTATAGTGCTTCTATCAGGTAAAGCTGCAAAAAATATCAAAGGGTATTTCTGCCACTTTTTTTGATATTTTAAGATTTTTATATAATCTGAGATAATTGGTATACCTATATCTATGTCATCATTTAATTGGCATGGAATTTTTTTGATAGCTGCAACATAATCATTTAGATATTTTTCAGTAAACATATCTGCAGTAAAATTCTCATGTAAAATTTCAGCATTATTACTAAAATAGTATTGAAATACATTCAATATAAAATTTTGATTATAATCATTAAATTCAAAGAAATGTGCCATTTTCACCAAAAATTCATTATCATATATTTGTAGCTGTTGTTTCAAATGTTCCAGAGTCTGTTCGTCAATATCTTCTACACGAAGGTTTTGAAAAAAATTTTGACTAAACAAAATGCCATCTTCGCTGTATTCGCCTGCAAATGACATCGTCAATAAGCACTTCATAATCATACATATTAAAATATTGTATTGCAAAATAAAATTGTGTTGATATACCCTACTATTTTGAGATTCCATTTCTGAAACGATATCTATGTCATTTGTTCTTCTTGTTTTTGGCATTGTTTGCATATTGAATATAAAATTTGATTTATCAATGATATTTTGCAGTTTTGCATATATATAAGGGTATCTGAATCTTCTCATCAAAAATGATAAATATCCTTGTTGTCTATCTTGTTGAATAATCCAGGTATTACACTGCAATTGTAGCGATTGACAATGCTTCACAAATTTCCCTAATTTTCCCAAATGATACAACATAGAATCCTTGTAATATTTTCTATTATCCAAAACAGATTCTTTTATAACACTTGTCTTGAAATTATAAAAAACCAATCGTCTGGTTCTGTGTTCCCTAACATCATTAGTTGTTCCAATAGGAGATGTTTTGATACATGGTACACCGCAATAATATGCATAAGCACTTGAGATAATGTCATTGGACACAAAAACATTATGATTATGTAAAGCTGATTTTATTTGAAGCTGATCACCAGCACGTTTAAAGTCTAAGAGTATGCCCACGAATTGGAGTATCTTTTCTGTACTTTCTTTAAAATTGTTATAATCCAACTTGTATATGTTATTGAGTATATTCATTATACCAGGCAATTCTTCATATACTCTGCTGCGTTTACCACCACCAGTTCTCTGTTTTTTTGATACATGTTTATCAAATTCATTAATAACACTTTTAAAAAAATTTTTGTTTCTATATCCTGTCTCGCGTTGTCCTATCAACTGTTGTTTTCTAAAATCATCTATTTTTATTTTTGTAGCAGGTATATTTTCATTATGTGTATACATAAAATACATATCATTTGGATTATTACCAAGGGTTATATCAGAACCCACAGCAATTTCATGAAGACCAAATAGATTTCCTTGGTCTTTTCTCAATTTCATAGGTACACTTTTGAAAATAGTGCAGGTATCATCTACTTTTGTCAATATGTCATCATAATATGATGCTTCTGACGCAATCAACTTACCTCTTATAGGATTGATAGGATTTATACTGATGCTACAGATTGTATCTGCTTTTAACAAAGAGGTATCTGTCATAAATTCAATTTTAGGACTACCTTGATATACTGTAGAACACATGCTCCCTAATAGTTGCTTGAATTTGACATCAGTCATGTCATCTACCTCAATAGCAAATGGAAAATCTCTGTGATTAGGGTCAAGTATTTGTTGTGCATATTCTTCTTCAAAATTGTGATAATTCAATGTAGGAATGTTGTGCACATTATCATGTATATTTAATTCTTCTAATACTTTATTTTCAATTGTGTTCACATTGTTTATTTGATTATTATTAACTTGAACATTAAATTTTCCTAAATGTTGCAACAGTTCTTGTGATATGTATTTTGCAAATAGTGCATTTCCTTGCAAATTCAGACTTGCATTTGGAGTGGATTTGCAAAAATCATGAACTGTATCTGCTGCACATATTTCTTTTACTGATAATCGTGACATTATAAAATGTAGGAGGTACTCTAATAGTACATATCAAAATAATTCACGGATGCGATAGATTTTTTGCATTATACCATAGCTACAACACATCTAAATGTTACATACAGATGCGCCCTTCAATCCCATTGTAGAATTTCTTGACAGATGCGTGACACATGAAAGAATCTTTATCAAGGTTTAAGATACGGATACAATGCAGGCTTTTTGCTCGTGATAGAGCAGTGTACAGTTGTCCAGGAGCAAAGATATACGTACTTCCGTCCACTTCAATAGCTTCTAATGTAGCACCTTGAGACTTGTGGATAGACATTGCATATGCTAATTTGATAGGCATAAATTTTATGTGTGTCTTGTTGTTTTCATTTGTATCAGTATGATAGTAGATAACATGTCTCTTCTTTTGGGCATCCTGTATGCATACTGATGCAGTTGTAAGACTGATAATTTTACCAATTGTTCCATTGATGAGACCAGAGTCAAAGTTGATATTTCTGGTTATCATGACTTGCAGACCTTTCATAAGGTCTATACGATAATCATCCAAATTAGCTTGTTTATCATTTGAAGTAGGATTATACCTAAATATATGGGAATCTATATCATATGTGCGAGACATGTTAAAGTCTATTAAATCTTCTATAACAGGGAAACATTGCACAATAGTAGCATCTTGTAAATTATTCTTGATAGCAACTCTTTTGAACATATGATTGTTAATAGCTTGAACATCACTATTGAGTGCATACAGTTTAGTAGGAAGGACGCCAGTAAAGTTTGTATTCTTCAGTTCCAGGAGGCGTTGAAATGTATCTTTTGAACAACCTCCAAATCTAACTTCTTGCAATATTTTTTGGAAATCATGGTCATCTTTTTGACGCATACTTTGTGTAAGCTGAATGTATTCTAGGTGCAACTCTTGCCATATATGTGATGTAAAACAATAATTTCCCTTGACAGGAGAAAGCTGGCAGAAATCACCCACCAATATCATTTGAACTCCTCCAAAAGGCTCATCACTTATTCTGATATCTTTGAGAATAAAAGATATTAATTCCAATGTAGTATCATCTATCATACTTATCTCATCAATTATAAGCAGTTGTAATTCTTGAATGTCTTTACATTTTGCTTTTTTGCTCTTGAGAGTTTGAACAATCTTCTCAGGCTTGCTGATACAATTTCCTAAACCAAGATAAGAATGAATTGTTTGACCATTTATAAGAACTGCTGAACAACCTGTTGATGCAGTTATAGCAAATTTTTTTTGTGCGTCTTTCAGATGTCTGATAATACATTTTAAAGTATAGGATTTACCTGTTCCTGGTGGTCCAGTGAGAAATATATTCTTTCTTGACAAGACAGTCTCAAGTGCAAAAGTCTGTTCAGTATTCATATTGAATATATCAAATATCTTGTATCATAATCATTTTTTTTGTTTTTTACATTTACTGTGTTCATTTGACATAATAGTTATCATACTGACATAGATAATGATACCAGATGCTATAACAATGTACTCAGATATCATATACCTAATGAACAAAGATATAAGAATATTGTTCATATATTAGAAGAAATGTTGAAGTTTATTTTGTTGGCAAATATAGCATCATCAGTGATTGCTTATGCATCTCCATTTCATAATTGGCATTGTATTGACATTATGAAGAACATTGATTTGAGCAAACCATATGCATACAATGTTGCAGATTTGCCACTTGTAAGTTGGTTTGATAAAGAACCAAAGACTACATTGAATATCTGTAAACACATGGGTTCAAAACTTGACTATGGTAAAGTAGAGAATGGATGTTTGACCTGTCCATTTCATGGTATCAGGCATACGGATAAGGATGTTTTTGGACAGACTATTATACATGAAGACAAGTTATGGTGGAGCTATGAACCTAAACAAAAGCTTCCACCAAGCACACCTTTTTATCATAATGAGAACTATAGCACTATCATGTTTGACATGGTCATGGATGCTAACATAAAGGATTGTATATACAATGTATTTGATATCAACCACTTTGCATTTGTACATAATGATATTTTTGGCAATGATGAAGAACCAACAGATTACAAATATACACATAAAGATGATAAGTTGTGCATCAGTTATACATACAAACCAAATGAAAACATAGCTAAATTCAAAAAAGGTCTTGATAGATTTTACAATTATCAGGTATTAGACTATCCATATTCTTCATCATCTGTGTTTTCTTTGAGGAATAGTGAAAAAATAGTTATTAATGTCAATATGCTTCCTATTGCAGCTGATAAAACTAAATGGATTATTACAATAAAGCATAATTTTTGGAAATCATATATTGACCAAATGAAAGTAAAGATATTGATAAAGTATATTCTAATGCAAGACAAAGAGCAGATGGCTAAACAAGCAAGGGATTCTATGTTGAAACATTCATGTATACACAAGGTATCCTTGAAGAATGAAAATCATTTCAAGGAACTGAATAAAATGTTCAAATCATATAGATATCCAGATACCATAGAAGTTATGAAATTATATCAGAAACATACAAACTGTTCTTAGTACCATTTATGTTTCTTAGCATAACATTGTGATGCATAATGACCAATCCTATTACATCTATAGCATCTTATTATATGTGTGTCATCTTCTTCATCTTCTTCATCTTCTTCATCTTCTTCATCATCTTCTTCATCATCTTTATGTGCATGTTTTGAAACATATTCTTTGGTCTTAGCATAACATTGTGATGCATAATGACCAATCCTATTACATCTATAGCATCTGTTTTCAGATGTATTCAATTCATCTTGTAGTGATTTTATTTTGTATTCTGGTAAGGTTATGGATGTATAACTACCACCTCTTACATTATCTATGCCATATTTTTTCATATATATTTTTGTGTATTTATCTTCATCCATATCATCTGCTTTCGATATAATTTCAATTACACTGACAGGTTTGTGCAATTTTGTCCATTCACTTCCATCTTGTAAAACATGTTCTATTATTCTATGTATTATTTCGCGTTCTGTTTTACCTACATAATATTTATTATTAGCACATTTGAGAACATAAATAGTAGGCATATTGATTATAATATAATATTATAATGTATCATGTCATTTTTTATTTTTACATATACAAATTAAAGTACATTTCTGTACCATCTTTACACTAACATGTATTTTGGTTGTTGCACTCTTTTTGCATTTTCCTTGAATTGCTCAGTTTTCTATTAGATATTGTATGTAAGTATCATAGATATGATTTATGTTTCCTTATGTCCTTTTATACCAAACAATTCATAGCTCTCTTGAAATAATTTTTCTTCTTTTTCACGTGCTTCAGTGCGTTCTTTATCTCTCTTTTCTTGCGTTTTTTTAATATTATCTAATTCATTTTCAAGTTGTTGTTGACTTAAATTGTAAATCTTATTAATCTTCTGTAAATGCTCTGGATAATGAGTTAAATATTTATTATGTAATACCTTTAAAATATTACTATCTCGTTTATACGATATATATTGAAAATAAAATTTATCCATTTCATGTATTGTATTTTGTACAATTTTATTATTAATATCATTCAACAAATTTTTGTATTCTTGTATATAATTCTCACTTGATGACTTATTCAAATTAGTGATATAATCTTGTAGTGAATCTCTTATAATTTTTATATACTTGCGTTTGACTATATGATTATTAATGTATGTAATGATGCTATTAGAAATACTTATTAACTGAGTTTTGATATCATGCTTGGTATTTATATGTAAAGGCTTCTTTAGAAATTTTTCGCTAAAATTTTCATTGTTATACATTCTTCTGAATCCGTATATTCCACCATTTTGATTCTTATTGGTAATATTTTTGTTCTCATATCTCTCTACATTCATCATACGACCCTTATTTTTCACATACTGTTTTGAATCTCCTTTCGAATATATAACTCTATTTCTTCCTTTTATTACCTTGTAACCAATCTTCTTATAATCTTGTGACATGTATTTCTAATAAATGCTTTATAAAAAAATTTACATATCTACTTTTTTATTATGTAATACACCAACATCTTATTATAATTTTGAAATAACATGTCAATGCTAACTGAATTGGTGTTCAGAGACTCTTTTTTGAATATACATATATCCAAGAATGTACTATATCTTTATGTTCAGATGTCCATTTACCATCCATGGGTTGTTATATTGAATAATTGTTTACAGGGAAAGTACATATACAGACTTTTTAGAGCAACATATTTTTGTTTGTATATACAGTATCATGAATGTGTGATATGTACTTTTCTATGCAACAATAATGAAAAAATGATGGTTATATTTTGAGTGAATAATGTACTGTTATCATGACAAAATGAACTTCATTGATTGCATTCAAATTTAAGTAGGGTATTATAGTAGAATGTATCATATTGTTGCAGTCATTGTTTTGATAATTTTTGTAACGATATTGGGCAGTCTGAAACTTCCTGTAAGAGAGCACTTTATACAACAGGAGAATATGGTCCTTCCAAAATCTAAAATTGCTATAGCATGTTTAATGAGGAAACCTATAGACCTTCCAGAATGGTTGAAGCATCATCGTGATATGGGAATTACAAAATTTTATATTCGGTTGGAGGATAGTCCGACATTTGCAGATTATTTAGACACACAACCGGATGTTTCGTATATATCATCTGAAAGTGATAAAGATGGTAATAATTATGAAACATTACAGACAAGACAAGGTGAATATGTAAATAAATGTCTTCAAGATGCTTCTAATGAAGGTGTTGAATGGATATTTCATATAGATGCTGACGAGCTTCTACATGGCGATTTGTCATTTTTAGATGAACTAGATACAAAGTATAAATGCATTAAAATCCAGAACGCAGAGGCAATATTTGAAGAAGGTCAAGCCTCATGTTTTGCTGCAAAGAAGTTTTTGAAATGTCATGCAGGCGCACCTTGTAAATCATATGTAAATGGTAAGGCATCAGGTAGGTGTATACAAGGGGTCTATTTGAATGGTCCTCATGCATTTGCGTATGATAAAGGAGGTGATTATACATACAATGTTCCTTTTGAGAAATTGCATCTATTGCATTATGATGCATGTACATTTGGTTCTTGGGCTGAAAAATATATTCATTTAGCAAAGACTGATAAAAAAAATGACATACCCTTTGCGTATTATAAGGATAGTATAAATGCCGTAGAAAAAGCTTATGAAGTCTATAAAGATTACAAGATGACCACACCAGATTCCATTGACCAAAGTTTGTTATATTCTTTAGATTAATAATGATATAAGGATAGCCAAAGATTATATATTATAGCTGCTGTGGCGCAATTGGTAGCGCACCCCACTTGTAATGGGGCGGTCGTGTGTTCGATCCACACCAGCAGCAGTCTATTAATTTTTTTGCAATGTTTTATGAACATTATATAATTAAGACTTCCACTTATGACCACATGTTATACAACTAAAGAATTGCGTCATACTCTCATCTCCAGAACGGATTTGTACTTCATAATATGAAATCTTGTTATTTTTACATTTACCACATTTGATTGCATCTGTCATGGCTGTTTGTTTGATTTCATAAGCAGCCTTAAGCTTCAATTTTTGTTTATCAATGATTTCTTTCCAACAGTCTGGAAATAATTCTTCTTTTGACATATATGCAAGTTCATGAGGTGTAAATTCCTTGTCTTTAAGGCGTGTCATAAGTGTCTCATTATGTATATAGCTATTACTCTTCAAATTAGAATATATAGACCTGGCATTATTTATGTATGTTTCTATGAATAATGGCGAAGTCCATGATAATGGGATGCGAAGAGAATTGGCGTAATCCAGTGTACTATTGAAAATCCCTATTTCAAGGTCAGTGGTTTCAAGTTCAGACAGTTCTAAGTTTTGCATCAAAAGTTCTTTAAACTTGTCTCTGACATTATGCCTATTATTTGTCTTGGAAGCCATGATTCCTGTTTATCATACACATATAATCATTTTTTTATATCATGTCATTATGGTTATAGACATGTATTGCAAATCCCACAAGGATAAGTAAAATAGACATTAGAGATAAAACATGTTTAATAGATTCAAGTTGTTTTGTATGCTCATTATTTTTATCCTTTTTTTTTATGAACACGCTAAATACATATATTAGAAACAAGAATAATACAATTATACAAATGATAACAGGATGTAACATGAAGGTTATTATAATTAATATGTAAATCACTAAGGTATATATGATAATATTTAACATGTCTTCTTCAATAGTATCTTCATTTGCTAAAATTACAAAAAAGAGCAATGTCATTATAGCTATAAAATGTTTAATGATAATGTGTTCGTTGATGAATATAAACATTTTTCTACCTATCAAAGAGTCTGTTAAATTGCCAAAAATCATCATATAAAATGCAAAAAGAGGCATTGCTATTTTGGAATAGTATTCAAGATTTAGTGCATTCATCTGTTCTATAATGAGATAATGATAAAAAATGATTAAGGATATCTTGTGTTGTTTATACATCATGATACATTTGTATAATCTGTTGACAGACCCTTCTGACCCTTCAGACCCTTCTGACCCTTCAGACCCTTCTGACCCATCTAACCCATCTAACCCATCTAACCCATCTAACCCATCTAACCCATCAGACCCTTCAGACCCATCAGACCCTTCTGTTCACGTTACTTCAGTTCCAGAATCAACTGAATGTGCAAATTTAGTTGAAATCTATATAAAGCAAACTAAATCAAACTCTCTGAATGTAATTGATATATGTATTGATGATAAAATGATTAACCTCATATATTCCAAGTATAAAAACTTCAAGACAACTAAATACATATGTTATTATAGAAATGAACTTTGTTATGTATATGACTTAACAGATGATAATCAGTATGTGTATTCTAAGCTCAAAAAGAAAGATAATACAATGGAAACAAAGCAACGTGAATATGAACTATATATGATTTCATACAAATTATCAAAACTTCCCACACATTTATTCCCGTGTTTGAATGACATTGATTATGTAGTTGAATATACATTATCAGAGTATAAATTGACAAACAGATTATCTCTCATCATTAGAAAAGACAAAGATGGGCAATATCTGTTTATTGAATACAGACATTCCACACAAATGGATATTGAAAAAATTGATTCAAATATAAACCAAATAATAAACAATATATTTGCATAAAAAACATATAAAGAAGATATGTATATATATATGAGATGAAAAACCATGTGCGGAGATATGCAACAGTTTGATTATTTTGTAAATAATATCATGCAAAACACGAAGGACCCAATGGCTGTTATGTTAAATGGTCATACAACATTTCTAATGAGAGATACTGAACAAAGAAAAGCTATTCATGAACACAGGATGAAGTGGTTCATAGACAATTATCTAAACTATGAGAATATAGATAAACGCCCTTATTATGCATATTACCAAAATCATATTAAGGATGAATATATGGGTGTATATAATCCACCACCATGTTTTTATAATGAGATGATACGTGAAGAGAGACGTCAAAAAGAGTTGGATCAAAAAGAATATGATGAATATCATAATGATGATATTGCTATTCATTATCGTACATTAGCATTGAGACATTTAACAAGGCAGGATATGATGCGCGAAGACAGCGAATGCATAAGTATTAGGGACGATGATGAATTTACTGTAGATGATGAGTATGATGATACAAGTTATATGTCATATGATGAATACTATGACATTGATGATTATGAAGAATATCAATCTGAATACGAAGAAGATGATTATGATTACTGAAAAAACATAAGAATTGAAAAAAATGATAACAAATTTTATTTTTATATGGGTCTTTAATAAAAAAATGATTATGATAATATAAGTATATATTACCAACAATTGGTATAGTTCGCCCAGGTTTATCACCAACAAGCATATAAGACTTTCGCTCTATATACAATCAAATCAAAGACAAACAATGGCACAGCTTCCTAAGAACATCGATGTAAACAAGCTCCGTTATTCGGAATTGCGTTCCCTCTCTTCTGGTGCAAAGACAGTTTATGTTAATTATGGTGCTGAAAAGCTCACTATGCAGACACCAGTACTGTCAATCCCTTATGGTATCGGTGTCCCATTCGTTGCTAAAGATGAAGCAAAGAATGGCGTAAGTTCTGCTGCAGAAAACAAGTATGACTTGACTCTTTCATTCAGAGGAATGGATGACAATCCCAAAATCAAGCTCTTTCATGATAAGTTGAAGGAGATTGAGAACAAGATTGTAGACGATGCTTTCACAAATCGTATTGCCTGGTTCAAAGATGACTTTGATGGAAATAAGGCATTTGTTTCCAAGCTGTTCTCGCCTATCATCAAGGTAGACAAAGACAAAGAAACTGGAAAAGCGGTTGGCAAATATCCTCCTACATTCAAGGCGAAGCTTCCTTATGATAACAAGACAAGTTCTTTCACATTTGATTCATATGATATGGATAATAATGAGATTGACTTTACCGAAATCATGAATAAACTGAAAGGTGCAAAAACTCAACTCATTGTACAACTGACAGGTATCTGGTTTGCTGGTGGTAAGTATGGATGTAGTTGGAAGATTATTTCTGCCAAGATGCAATTGCATCAGAATAGTAAGATTACTTGGATTGAAGATTCTGATACAGAAAATGTAGTAGCAGACGATGAAGATGATGACGATGACGTAGTAGATTCAGATGTTCTTCGCAGTTTGCAACCATCTCAAACTAAAACTATTAACACAGTCGTAGTTGAAGATGATGAGGAAGAAGACGACGACGAAGAAGAAGAGCAGGAAGAAGATGATGAGGAATCACCTGAACACGTTCCTGAACCACCGCCTACAAAACCTGCCAAGAAGGCAGTAGTGGTTGAAGAAGAACAACCTAAGCCAGTAGCTGCTTCAGCTCCTAAGAAGCCTCTTAAGAAGGCTGTGAAGTAAGTGTGTATGTGAATGAATTGAAACATAAAAAAAACAAAAAAAATTATTTTTTATACTTATAATATGAATATGACAAATCCTATTACAAGTGCCATTATGATTGTTCCAAGAATTTGAGGATTTTCATTTTCATCTATGACGTCAATAGAGCTGATAAATACTTTGATAATAAGATCCAATACTTTGTAAGCAACCTTGTGAGACAAGAGTATGAATAATATAGAAGCATATAAAGCTGATTTGAATTTATTAACATATTGAAAACTGGCTTCAGCTTGTACTGGGTGTTGAAGATATCGAGGTTGTGTGTTCTGCATAGTGTGCGAAGGTATTATTTTTACATCTGCTGCAGTATACTCCATTTTTATATTTATAAAATATTATTAATTATGCTAAATAAACTGATAACAATAAATGGAATATATGATATATTATGTGCAATAAGCATATTGTTTTTCCCAGATTGCATACTGGCTAATCTGCATTCTGATATCTTTGTGTCTGAAGAAGTTGAAAAAATAAACAAGAGATTGCTTGCATATTGGATAATGACATATGGTATAGTGAGATATTTGTCCACTGATAAGATGGTGTTATGCTTTACATATGTCATAGAAGGGCTTGTGTTTTTACATGAATATTATACTTATCATTCATGCAAACAACATAATGCTATTTTTGTGAGTGTTTTCTCTCTTACCATAGCATATGCTATCTATATAGATGATAGCGAAAATTGAAAGCATATGGTTCGTTTTCGTCATCATAATCATGTTGGACAGTCCTGAATTCAGTCTCTAATGTAGATATGCCATCAAGTAGGTTTCTAACATACATGTAGAATAATGCATTGTCATCATTCAAAAATGTGATAGGTGATTCTATGTTTAACAACCAACTTGGTAGATTGTTATAGAATTCTTCTATATTCAATGCAAGCGCCTTCACAAAATTGCAACATAACAAGTAATGTTCATCTGCTTCTTTAAATAGTCTTATAACCTCTTTGCAAAAAACAAAGACATAATTGATTTCTGAAATTTCAAATCCAAATGGAAAATATATATGTCCTTCTGTTATATTAGTACACATGTCCCTATATATTTTAATGACCTTGTTGCATACACTCAATGTAAGTTTATCAAACCATACTACATCATTGTAAAATCCCTTCTCTTCCATTAATTGCGATACTTCTGTAAATGCATGTGTTGACGTTTGCCATACAACATCTTCTTCTGTTTTGGGTTTCAGACCATTGTACTGCATAAGTAAATATAGTCTGTTTACAGTTGATGATGAAAGACTTTCTTTTGTATAAGGGTTCCAAGCTCCTTGATGGCGAATAAAATACTCTAATTCAATTGCATTGAAAATATATACATGTCCATTTGTATCTTTATAACTGAATTTGCATTTTTCTGGAATTTCTTGGATACTGTCATATGTAAAAGGGTCTTCATTATTTTCAGGCGTTTCTGTATTATATTGTTTTATGTGCTTGTGTAAAATCTTGCGAAACCATGTTTGTATCTTACTTACCTTTTGGCATATACTTTCATCGTGTGATAATTTATATGTATTATACAATATATCATGAAATCTATTTAACATGGTTTTTTTCGTTGTTATAGGAATCAATGTGTTATGAAGGATATTTAGCAATTTATTATGAGGCAATAAATATTTCAGTATTATTAGGAAAAGCTCTTTTTTACTGTCTGAGTCATTTGATAATTCAGTTCCGTTGCTATCATATGTATCATTGTCATATATGTGTTTCAAAATTTCATAGATATCTTCTTCAGATTTTATATGTTGCTTTATTGACATGATTTCAAATATATATTGATGTTTTTGCTTATGTCTTTTACAATATTTAGTATTTTGAGTCATTTTATTTTTGCATCTTGAACCATGGTATGACCAATGTATACATGTATCTTGTTGCATCTCTATTCTGCATATACAATATATTCATATATCATTGAATATAGTAATACTGTGCAATAGAAACAAAACAATGCCATATAACATGACTATTCCAGATTTTTCCGTCAGCTGAACCAAGCCTCATGAGACGTTCTGGCAATCTTGTAGAATATAATAGAAACCCTGCTGTTAAAAATGACACAGATATATAATAATTACATGCATGCATATTGATGCCAGCAAACATCATAGGAGTACACGTAAATATTGTCATAAATACTAATAGTGCTTGACAATACACTATTGATTTATCTATGGCTACATTATACATCATATTGTATATAAAAACACTCAAAGAAAACAGATACATACTTGCTATGGATGTTATGTAGATATGGTAATATTCATTGTAACCTATTGTATTTAGATAAAAGACAGGTGTGGTAATCGCCATATTACTTATTCCAATCAAATCCAAATATATCAGTCTATTATGCATTTTCGTTGATACGCAATTGAATATATGATACGTTGCGCTGCAAACACGTGATGTTATTAAACCAAAATAAAGTGCATGCATTGTCCACTCACAGCAAGAATCTGTTGTGAGATGCTTTGCATAACCCATGCAAAAATACATGCATGGAAATATTTCGGACCATATCATCCAGAATTCATTGTGCCTTGTATCAAATAGACTTAATAAAGCTTTAGTTGGCGAATAATGCACCCTATAGCCAGTTAAAGTATATTCATATGCATGAAATCCTACGGGAAGGTCTTCAACTTTTACAATAGCAGCCATTGTTTTGTGTATACAAATTATTCATATATCATTGAATATATTTCCTCCGCCGCCACAATTTGAAATAATTTACTATACATTTTATATCATAAATATGTAAAAAATATACATCTAATACGTCATAAACATTTCGGCATTTTTTGACTTATTGAATAGGTCTTCCGAAAATGTCTCCCAGTCTATTTCAGAAAATGGCACAAAATTCCGTAGGTTTATTTACTTTGTGTCTTCAAGGTAGACTCAAAATAGTTGAAACTAATAAATTATGGTTTGATACATTGTATAATGTATCTGAAGATTTATAATTCATTGTATTCATTTATTTTTTGTCTATGAGCATCCCATTTACTATTATTAGCATAATTATTATTTTCAACATCATTATCATATTCTTCTTCTAATTCAGGATATGGAAATGAAGGATATTCTTTTCCATAATAACATCTTTTGAAACAATTTATACATACATAATGATTACATTTTGGTTGCGATACACATCTTGTGTTTTCTAAACATATAGGACATTCAAGATTATCATAAAACTCTAATGTACCTTTTCCAGTTTTATCTCCCCAAGTACCAAATAACATATGACAATTACAACATAAATAATTACCTTGACATTCAAACCAATCATCTGGCAATATTGCTTCACAAATTTCAAAGTTATCACATTTCAGGTTTAAGTCATGCATTTTGATTTATTATATTATCTAAACATTATATACTTGTACCATTTAGGGATAGCTTTACATCATTTTTTTAATTTTCTATGATATTATGAGGATCAATTGTCTGATGTTGATAGTTGGTTATAGAAGTTGATGTGTCATATTATCAGGTTGTAGCCAATATTCAAAAAAATGATTCAATTTTTCAATAAAATATTTCAACATAAATCAAAGATGCATTGTATCAAAATAAAAACAATAATCTAAAAAGAATGCATTTTTTACTGAAAGTGTTTTGGACATCTTTTTTCTCTCCACCACCACCTCCACCACATTTTTAATGTTATTTTATGTATAGGATATAAAGAATTAATACCATTGAAATGGTAAGAATGTATATATGTACATTTTGTGCATATTCAACACAAAGAAAGGATGCATATATACGGCATCAATCCAGTAAGAAACATGAAAAAAATATTATGCGTAATTCACATCATAATTCCGAAAATGTTATCCATGTTTCCGAAAATGTTATCCATGATTCCGAAAATGTTATCCATGTTTCCGAAAATGTTATCCATGATTCCGAAAATGTTATCCATGATTCCGAAAATGTTATCCATGTTTCCGAAAATGTCGCCATAGGTAATTATATATGTAGAAAATGCAATAAGAACTATATGAAAAAGGATTGTTTCTTAAATCATGAGAAGAACTGTACTGGTGTAGATTCGCTAACATGTCCAGTGTGTATGAAACGTTTTGCTCACAGGCATGCTAAATCAAAACATTGTAAAAGAAATAATTGTAAACCTGTATCTATATTTGAAGCTGAAAATGTCAAAAGTATCATCAATAACAATCAATCATATAATAACAATCTAACCAATAGTCTGAACACTAACATAAACAATAATGTAACGAATGTATATATAAATGATTATGGAAAAGAAAGAAAAGATTATTTATTATCATATGATAACTTTTTTGATATTATCAGAAGACCTAATAACAATATCTTAGTAAAGTATCTCAAATGCAAGAACTTCAATCCTTTATTTCCTGAAAACCATTGCATCAAATATGAGAATAGATGCTTCAAGTTGAAAGAAAACAATAACTGGCGTCTGATAAATCCCAATGCATTGAAAGACAAATTATATTATGACTGTGGTTCAGAGGTATTCAATGCTTTTAGTAATAATGAGGAAAGAATAAGAGGACATATACAAAATAACGACCATTTTGATGCAGTTAAGAAAAAATCTGATTTTATGCAACTTGAGATAAGTGGTGATGATAGAGACATAAAAAATTCAATGTTGGATATAGTCAAAGACACATGAAAAAGTACATATCACAAACTTTTAGAGAGTCATAAACAAAAATAAATATAATCATGAAAGAATGTTAAACATGTACTTTCCTGTCTCAAGCTTCTTCAATAGGTAGCAATATACCTGCATTCTTATAGCTATAATAATCATAGAATTTGTTATTCAACATTACATATTTCTTACCATTATGTTCAATAACTACGCCCTTATTTTTCTTCAAGACTTGGAACTTTCTGGCATGCAATATTTTGTTGTCATCTTTGATGTCTTCTGTATATGCAAGTTGGTCTCCATCAATGTTAATAGCCCAGTTATAGCACTTGTATCCATTTTCTAAGGGTTTATTTTGCGTAGAATGTGTTATACAATCTGTGGAAGCTGCTTTAAGCATGTTCAGAAACTGATTGATGATACCTTCCTTTCGTTGGGCTATATCCAAAATATATTCATCAGTTGTCATTTCTTTATCTAATGTTCGCAATGTGAAGTCCTTTTCCATCTGCTTTTTGGTAAATGACATAATATATGTAAATATCTGCACATTTCTCTCATTTTCTGGCAGCATTTCGTGAGAACACGTACGAACTGCTCTACCAATTACCTGACTGATTCTGACAGAATTCCAGAAGTATTCCATGATAAGCACTCTCCTAACATTCTTAAGAGATATGCCTTCTGCACCAGATTGTGTAATCATCATAATCTTGGCAAGTTTGCCATACATTTGGCTACCTTGTTCTTTGTATTCATCTGGAATTTGCTGTAAAATGCTATCAGGAAGCATACCAAATGAGCCATTAAAGAGATTCATGAGAATGTTTGTTTTCGTCCTATCACTGTTGAAAACCACATAACGTTTGTTGTCATATTGTTTATCAAATACAGAAGGGTCGTCAAAGACATAACCTTGTTCAGTGCTTCTGATGACTATTTCTTTATATCCATCGTGATTAAGCACTTTTGTAAATATACCCAAACCTTCCATTGTCCTGAATTGTGAGTATATCAACACTGTTCCAGGCGAACCATCAATATCATCCAACATCTGGGCATATTTTGGACTGTACATTTGCCTTAATAGCTGTCTATTCAAGTAATCTCCTTTCATCAGCTCTTTAAGAGCCATATTCAACATATTCTCATAATCCTCTTTGACCTTCTTTTGCTGTTTCTTAGCTTCTTTATCCAAGTCTTCAGATGTAGTATCATCATCATCATCATCATCTGCATCATGTACCATATCCTTCATGATTAACTTCCTTATATCTTGAGGGAACAATCGCTTAATTTCTTCAGGAAATGCAAAATTGCATACCATTCTGCTAAAGGCTCTATACACAGATGATTTTTTGTCAAATAGATTGGTGCTTGCACTTCTTTTCTGTGCATTGTCTATGGCACGTTCTTTTGCTCTTACATCAGCATATATGTTAAATTGATGGTCTGTCATTGGGAGTTTTTGGATGCTGTTTGGAAGCACTTTAGGGAAAAACTCTGTACCTGTTGTCTTGTAATAACTGAGAGTTCCTAAAATTCTTCTTTGAAATATGTCCAGATTTTTGATTGAGGGATTTTCAGGGTCATTAACATCCATAAAGGTCTTGATAAATTCATCTGTCTGATTGGGTAAAGCATAATACATGGATGAACCAGGTACAACACCAATTTTTACATCAGGTAGTTTCTTTAGTGATGCAATAACTTGTTCTATCGTCTTTGCTGGTGTCATTATCCAGTCTTTTTTCAGTATTCTATTGCTTGTATGGTGCGCTTCACGAGCATATCCAGATGGCAATAAAGAGACATAAATATTCTGTTTATCCTTGTTAAAATGTATTTCATCTATATACTGGTATAAGTTGTCTGCTTTCAATTTGTCTATGATTTGCGGGTCATTTGGTTCAGCAGAACCTTTGAGCAACTTGAGTTCATATATCTGCATAGGACCTCTTATAAGATTTATCAAGGTCGCTATTTCATATGGGTTGTTTATAATAGGTGTGCCTGATAACAAAATCAATTTGCAATTTGTTGCAGTCATAAGAGCATTATATATACCACGAGCTAATTTTGAACCATTGACCACTCTGCTAACAAAGTTGTGAACTTCGTCAATAACTACAAAAGAATCATTGAATCCTTGTTTAGCAAGTTCAGATACCAGTTTTTGCGTAAGACCATTGTAGCTTACAAAAGTGTAGCGGTTGCGAATGATATGCACCATAGTCTCATTTATCTTGTCCTTGTCTGTATTTGACAAAGCTGCATATTTCTTGTTTTCAGTAATAACTGTTGCAGCAGATATGTCATTTTGATATAAAGGAATCCATACTAAATCATCTTTTTTGACAAATTTGGCAGATATAGCATATTTGTCATATAAGGTTTTCAAGGATTCAGCATCCCTTGTTATTTTCAATTGTGTCCAGGATTTTTTCAAATTCAGTCCTAAGTTAGATATTTTTAGAATCTCATTCTCATAGTTTTGGGCAAGAGATGCAGGTGATAACACAAAGACCTTTTTTCTTCCAACATATCCTTCAGCTGCTGCAATGGATGCTGCAGATTTTCCTGAACCAAGTTCATGATATAAAATAATACCTCTGTATGGACTGTTGACCTGGATCATATCTCTTACCATTCTTTGTTGTGGAAAGAGAGAGACTGTTGGGATTTCACAAACATCATCACTACAGGCACATGCCTGTTTTTGTCTCTGTTTTGCAGGATATTTTGAATGATTGAAAGTATTATACACGTACTTATTGTAAGCAACTCTGTTTGGTAATATCCAATTTTTGGGTTCCACTTCTAAATCCATATGCTTCTATTTTTATATAATAAATATTTGTATGATTTTCACCCAATTTAAATAAAAATTGAGATATATATTTCAAATTTTGTTTTGACACCACAGTAATGACTAAGAACATGGACCATTTGGTTGTTGAGATTATATTCAACAATGATGCTGCATTTGCTGAATTAAGCAAAAGCGAACTGGCTAACATCATGAAAAACACTTCAATGTGCATGTGTATGCAAAACAAAAATATGAAACAAAAAGCGCAATATTGCCGTGTCACGCATGCCTTCAACTGTTTTCAAGACAAGCTGGATGCACAATCTATAACCCTGAAAACAAAAGAAGATAATACACTGTTCAACATGCTTCTGATTGCAGAGTATAAGGAGCTAATATATGAGAGCACACATGATTTCTGTTTTGATGGATATGACATGTTGGAAAAACTGCATGGAATCATACAACAACGTTGCAGCCTTGAAGAACAGCAATCTCATATTTATGACCCCACACACTTTATCTTTGAAGGTCGTAGATATAGCTTCTATAAGCTACAAAAACGCGGGAAAAACACATTGGTATACTAAACATAAATGTATACAATCCAAAATATATTTTTTGGATCTGATGTGTCATTCAAATACATATTGACATAAGATAATATCACAATATACATAGGTAACAACATGTTGCATTTACGGGATATCTGTAACTGCTATATGTACTTGTGTAGTAGCGAAGAAACACTGTATGATTATGAGGAGAGGCTGTTGGAGAAATGTTTTGATAAAGAATACGAACATCAAACAAAATTGCATGTTACCGAATATGAACCACCTCCATTTGCAATATTGAACACATAAAGTAATAAATATTTTTTACAGGTTTATTACTTTGTGTCTTCTAGGGTGTAAATGTTATGCTATATATGTATAGAAATATGTTCAGATATATCAAGCATGCTTTGGAAGATGCCAAGATATACACATATAACTATTTTTATAGTGACTCAAAAACAAATAAAGTGTATCCAAAGATCATGTCAGATGATGAAGAAAATGACAAACAAGATGTTATTATTGATGATAAACAATTGCGCATTGATACATTACTATTTGTAAGACAGTTTAAGAATACATATTACAAGTATACAAATAAGGAAAAATTTAATCAAGAGCTTTACAATTCCTTTGTAGATGATAAGAACTTTGACGGGGGACAAACAGCATTTGATGATGATGACCAAGATGTAAGAATATTTGATAAATATGTATTAGAATATATTAAAAACAGAAGTGATGTTATTACTTTTTTACAGTGTAAAAACAAAGATATTGTCATGAAATTAAAATTAGAGCAACTGAATGATTTACACAAAAAACAAGATGATTTTGATATAATATTTGCAATAGATATGGCTGAAAAAGACTTGTTTCATTATTGCTATACTATCATCCAGAAAACAGGAAAAGTATATATGATAAAAGCAATTGTGTTCAGTTTGATTTTGAAGTATGATGGACAATATGTACGAATTAAACTTAACTCATTTACAAAGCAAAAAAATAACCATCCTTATCTAATTCTGGAAAGGTTTCTTTGATTTCTGTATTGTTCTGCTTGTTTTGAAAGACGTATAGGAATAACAGTATGGTTTATATTATTCAATTTATAAGGTTCACTATTGAGTAATGGAACATTATTTTCAGCATTGTAATTCTCTAAAGATATCAAGTTTTTAGATATAAGTTTATTGAGCATTGATGTTTCAAAAGATAGTAATTGTTTCACGATATTAGCATCTGCTATGACATTTTTGATTTGTGCAACCATGATGTAATTATACTTTTGTAGAACTCCCTTTATTGCTTTTATAAATGGGAAATTATGACCTAATAATTGCATTCTGGATAATATATAATAGTAATCATGTATTATACCTAACATGTTAGTGATGTTGTTTAATAAATCTCTTTTCTGTTTCATATCATACATTTTAACACGCTCATAGTAAATACTATTATCTTTCATGGGTTCTGATAGCCCAAAATCCCATAACATCATAATATAACCATGTGAATTCAAAACATACTTTTTATCTGATAAATTATAATAGATGTAATTGTTTATGTCTTTACTGGAATATGAATATAAAATATTACCATCATGTGTATCATTGTGATAACAATGTGTATACTGATGAAATGTATATATTGATAATATAACTTGCGTGAGCATGCATTTCAGGATATTTTCATTTATTCTATTATTAGTAGTAAGTAATCTAAACAAGTCTCCTGATGCTTTTTCCATTGCAAACATCATGTATCTGTTTGTAATAACCTTTTTAGATTTGAAATGAATAGTTAAAGGAGCACTGCATTTCATAGTGCTATATACAACAGGAAAATGAGGACTTATACCTTGTAGAACAATATTAGATACAGCATCACATAATTGAAGTTCTTTTTCTGAGTATATATGTATACTATCTTCATTTGTAAAAATCTTGACTACAACTTCATATACTTTTTGATTTATTTTTATTTTATCTTTGAATGTTTTCCCAAATGCACCCTCTCCTACTACTTTGTCACTAGTCAATGATATGGTGAAATTTTCAAATTTCAAAGTGTTGTTTCTAGGGTCTAAACACATAGATTTGGGCTTAAAGTGCTGTTTGATAACCTTATTGCATTGTGATATTCTTTGATTACTATTATTTGACCTACATGTTGATGTTGACATGCTTCTACATAAGAATTACAAAAATATATATGTATATGGTTAGAATCATTTTAGATACTAGAGAAGGTCAGTTGATTTCACTTATAAAAAGTAGGGATTTTGATAAATATTCTGACCACATTTCCATAGAGGTACAACAGTTAGACATAGGTGATATTCATGTATGTTTTGAAGATGGTGTGTATATTATTGAACGCAAGACTGTAGCTGACCTACTTGCATCTGTGAAGGACGGGCGATACAGAGAGCAGAAGGCGCGCTTGCTTGCATCTGGACACAAAATTTCATATGTCATTGAAGGAGATGATATAACTGCAAGTAGACAGACCAGATATCACGATGTACTGACTGGTGCATATATTCATTCTATGTTCCGTGATGGAATTAATGTAGTATTCACAAGAAATACAAACGAGACATGTACTTTTATATTGACATTATGTGCCAAGATTGTGGACAACCCTCATTATTTTGGAGGTAATAAAGAGTATATACAGGACAATTACATAGACTGTATTAAAGCAAAAAGTAAGAAAATAGATAATATTACTCCTGAAAATTGTTTTATATTACAACTTTCCCAAATTCCTAGCATTTCTACAGTGCTTGCTAAAAATATACAAAAACAATATGCTACCATGAAGGACTTTATCAAAGCCCTTGATGATGCAGAAGACAAATTAGAGCTTTTATGCCAAATCGACAAGATTGGCAAAGAAAAAGCTAAAAAGATTTTGGAATATATGGCATATTCATCACATGATACAGCTTAGACATGATTTCTTTACTTTTTCCTCAACCTTTGATACAGCTTGTTGTTCCATATTTTGTACATAGTTCTCAAGACTTGCTACCTGTTGCTGCAACGCTTCTCCAGTAGCATCTGCAATAGCAGACACTAATTCCGGAAGCAACCTCTCTTTATTTTGTTCTTGATCAACCATCTGAATAGGAAACAAGATTTCGGGTTGATGAGCATAACATACATATGGGAAACCATTAACATAATAAATGGTATAATGAGGGACTTCACAAGATTCCTTTACAGGCTGAGAATATTGTTGCTGAGGATGTTGTGAACACATTTGTGGTGTGCAATGTCCTGTAGCGTATGGCATAGTTGGAGGTACTTGGTTTACAAACTGCATGTTATAAGGATTACAGTAAGCATAAGGTCCTGTACATGATACATGGATGGCATTTTGTTGAGGAGCAACGTATGTAGTGTATGAAGCAGCAATAGTAGGAACAGTTGAAACAACAGTCATACCACTTTCTATACATTATATGATGTTTACTTTTATATACTTTACATTTTTTACATCATTGCATCTTTATGCTGTGTTATTATACAACAGTACATCAATATCATTATTATCATCAATATTTAATGAAGTCGCTACGAAACTCCTCATACCTCTACATGAAATTTTTGTAGAATTTGAAAGTTGTTTGATATCATCACCATTAATATAATATATATTTTGCATATAATCTTTTAAATTAAACCTAACACTTTTAGAATCCCTATTAAAGAATATGCAATCAATCTTATGAATATTAAGGAACATTCTATCAACATTGATATGTTCCTCATCTGTATAATTTGCAGTCTTAATTTTCTCTTTGAAATCCTTCAAGTTTCCCTTAGACATTTCATCAAGATGATCTAAATATTGATTTGACATGCGCAAATCCAACTTTGTAGGTTTTTGATGAACAGACACCAATCCTAGAAAAGAACAAATTGATGGCAGATAGAGCAATGACAAGATAGTTTTGGTCCACATTTTATATTATACTTAATTAATTTTTATATGTCTTTGACTATATCAAGCATTGAATTTTTTATTTCTTTATCATGTCCATTCATTTCTAATTGCATAAAATCAGATTTCTTCTTGACTAATTCAAAATGGTCAGTGTTGTGTATTTGTCTTTTTATTTTGTCTTCGTGTTTGTCAAATACATGCAATACTTCTGAACCACAATCATAATATAATTTATCTTTCAAAGCTGCTGGGTTTATCAAGCGCCAGTTATTGTTTTCTTTCAACTTGAAACATCTGTTTTCATACTTGATACAATGATTTTCTGGAAATAAAGGATTAAAATTTTTGCATTTTAGGTACTTGACCAATATATTGTTATTTGGTGCTCTAATAATATCATAAAAATTGTCATAAGCAAGCAGATAGTCTTTCCTTTCTTTTCCATAATCATTGATGTATATATTTGTATTTTGTATATTGTTATTTATATTAGTTGTGTTCAGGCTATTATTATATGATTGGTTGTTATTGATGATACTTTTTACATTTTCAGCTTCAAATATGGATACAGGTTTACAATTATTTTTTGCACAATGTCTTGACTTAGCCTGTCTATGTGAGAAAGTAACCATGCATACAGGACATGTGAGGGAATCTAATCCTTTACATTTCTTTTCATGATTACATAAATATTCTTTTGTTTTATAGAATTTATTACATTTTTTGCACATATGTGCGACATTTTCTTGATTTAGGATGACATTTTCTGGATTTAGGATGACATTTTCTGGATTTGGGATGACATTTTCTGGATTTGGGATGACATTTTCTGGATTTGGGATGACATTTTCTGGGACATTTGAGACAGTTTCAGGTTTATGGTGTGAATTGCATAAAATATTTATTTCATGTTTCTTACTATTTTGATGTCGTATAAAAGCATCCTTTCTTTGTGTAGAATATACACAAACTGTACATGTATACATTCTTACCATTTCAGTGATATTATTTCTTTATATCCTATACATAAAATTAACAAAAAAAATGTGGTGGTGGTGGTGGTGGAGAAAAAAAAGAGACCTAAAACACTTTCTGTAAAAAATGCCTTCTTTTTAGATTTTAGAATCTGTAAGAATAGACAAAGTCTCTTTGGGCTTTCAAAAGCGATTTTGTAAGTTTTGTCAATCTAACTACCTTGTCTTGCAATTCATACATGTAGTCTGCATCTTGTGATTTGTTCAATTCTTCATGAAGTTCACTGATTTCTTTTTCATTATATTCAATTATTTCTCTGAGGTCTTTGATGATTGCATCCTTTTCTTTACACTTCTTTAGTAGTTCAACAATCATTGTTTCGGCTTCCCATAGCATAACTTGCATAGTTATGTTATTACCAAGAAGTTTGAGACAAATCATTTTTTGCTTTTCAGTCATATGGTGACATTCCTGGTTGTCCTCTTGCAAGCCAACTGACAACATAAGGGTTTTGCATGTTTGGATGCACTGTATTATCATGATAATCTCTGTCAATACTGCTACAAATCCATTTATTGCACTTAAGACACTTCCAATCTCTGTTCATATTTGTATACACAACCTCAAAACTTTAAGTCATATCAGAATAGTACATATACAGAGCTGCTTCTATATAATTTATGAATTTATTTTTGTACTATCTTGGATTATTGATATGTACTTTCGTAGCCTTTTGTAATAAAAAATGATTAGATATATTATATACTTCTATAACCAAATAGTGTCATTGATATTATAAAGGATGCAAACAGTTGTGTGTTTTATAACAGCTGTGTATGAAGACACTATAACTGAGTGCAAGCCATTTGTTGTGCAATCAGTGCCAACAGATTTCATTTGCTTCAGTAATAATACTGATATTATCAATAATGGTTGGAAGATAGATAACACACCTTATCACAAGGATATATCACATGACCATAGGGTCATATCCAAATACTACAAAATGATGACACATGATATACTCATATTACGAAAATATGCTGTTATAATATGGATTGACAATAATGTAGAAATTATTAGTAAAAAAATTAGTGAATATGTCTTGAAGAAGTTGTATAGACATTCTTTTGTATGCTGGCATCATCCTGTTCATTTTGGCGACTTGTATACTGAAGTCCATGCATCTCATAGACTTCTTAAGTACTCATATGATATAAAAAAACAATATCAAGAATATCTTGCAGACGGGTATCACAATATATACTTCAAATCATTGTGTCATAGTTCTCCGCATTTTGGTGTATGGTATACTGCATTTATTGCGTATAACAATAAAGACACTTTAGTCCATAAATTTCTAAGAGAATGGTTCACAGAAATTTTAAACCATGGCACAAATGATATGGTATCATTCTCATATATCTGCTACAAACACAATACATTCCCTTATACACTTCCTGACAACCAGATATATGGAGAGCCAAATACAAGTAATGAATTTTACCTGTATCATGATTAAAAAACATCAACATGTTTTACACATTTATCAAAAACATCTAATGCATTTGAAATGGCTTCGTCCATGTTGAAGTATTTATAGTTTGCTAACCTACCTACAAAGATAACATTTGTCTCTTTCTCAGCCATTTGCTTATATCTTTCATATAGGTCCTGATTTCGTTTGGTAGGAACAGGATAATAAGGGTCTCCTACATCATTTGTAATTTCCTTAAATATGATGGTATGTGGTGATGTCTGATTCAAAAAATGCTTGTATTCAACAATCCTCGTAAATGGGTGTTCGGGTTCTGGATAGTTTACAACAGAATTCTGTTGGTAGTACCTGGTATTCCTATGGACCTCTTGTATAAATTTGATGCTTCTATATTCTAACTTTTCATCTGTTTCAAAATATCTGTCAATAGGACCAGTATATATTATTTTTTTGTATTTAGATAGGTCATTTGTCTTCCTGAAATCATTAAAATCTGTGTTCAATTTATATGTTATCAGAGGATGGTCTATCAATTTACTGACAAAGTGCGTATAGCCTTTTTCAGGTAATGCCTGATATTTGTCAGAGAAATATCTGGTATCAAAGTTATCTCTTATTGGGATTCTTGCCAAGACACTTTTATCAAGCTCATGTGGAAACTTTGACCACTGTTTGTAGGTATACTCTTTTATCATTTTGTTATATAATTCTCTACCAACCCGAGACAAAGCCATCTCCTCGCTGTTTTTTACAGTTTCTGTATACTTTACTTGGTTTTTATCAAGCCATTCTTGCATTTCCTCAGGTGTCTGCAAATGCTGTCCACAAAGCTCATTGACTGTTGTTATATTTATTGGTATAGATACATATTTATCATCAACAAAAGAAAGAACCTTGTGTTCCCATCGTATCCATTTATCAAAAGAAGATATATATGACCATACATCTTCATTATTTGTATGAAACAAATGTGCACCATATTTGCAACACAATATACCAGTTTCTACATCAATATAGTCATAACAGTTTCCTGCAATATGGTCAGATTTTTCAATAATTAAAACGTCTTCATGAAGCACATTAGCTATTCGCTCTGCCAAAACTGCACCAGATAATCCACAACCTACAATAAGATACATGTTATCTTGAATATATTTTGTTCTTATTTCAATTTGTAATATAGAAATATTCATTCAAGCATATTATGGCTTCATATGGCATCATGTGTGATACATTTTGCATAATACCTATATCATTTTCTTGTACTGCTGTGTGAATGACTTCATCATCATATTTTGCAGCCTTTTCAAATTCTTTAAAGTATGCTAAACTCTTGCTGTAATCTGTTGCAAACTGTTTATAGTTTACTTTAATAGACACTTTTGCATTATGCTCTTTCACAACTGCTACCATGTTCACAATGATATTGATAATTTCTTTGGTTTTGTCTTTGTTTTGATTATTTTTGTGTTCCCAGATAAGTTGATTTCCCTTATAGAGTTTTGCTACAGATTCTATTAATTTTGTTCCCTTTTTTTGTACAACCTTTATCTCTGCTGTCAATAAACCATCTGTATTATCAATACCTTCTTTAGATTCAACTACCTTTTGCTTCTTCCTAGTATTTTTAGCAACAGGTGTATCATCACTTTGCACATCATCTTTTTGTACCTTTACTTTATCTTCTTTGCGAGTCTTTTTGACCTTAGGTTCTGATAACATATAGATGAATTCATCAAAGAGCAATTCTTTGACCATGTTTAATTTCAAATTATCAATGCGATTTTTTCGTTTTGCATCGTCCTGATACATTGGCTTCTTTTTCAATTCATGGTCTACCTCCATCCAATAATCATCTGCTTTATCATAGTTAGGAATTTCGTCTAAACACAATGCATATAATTGTAATACAGGATTCATAATCTGGTTAGTGATATAATGCAAGTAATCAGGTATTAGATTATTTTCCACAATATACTCGGGATTTTCTATACGGTCTCCTTGTAGTTTTGCTTCAGGAACTTTGATATATACGAAAGGAACTCTATCATTTACCTGTGGTTTATTGCCTGGGTCTCTCTCTCCAATTCTGTCAGCCAGCACCTTATGTGCAATCTTAGTGGCGTCTTTATAAGATGCTCTCAGACTCTTGGATATGATAAGGTCTGATATAGGAGCCTTTCCATTAACAAGGTCATGCAATTCATCCTTCAGAAATTGTATTGATTCGTGCAAGTCTTGATTATTCAATAATATGTCAATGATACCTCCATATATTTTCTTCACAATAGGCGCATTGTCTCTGCGTTTGAGTGCAATACCCATTGATTTTTGCTTGAATTTTTCAACACTGGACTCATACAGATTGCCTACATACCGCTTTTTGCTGAATAAGATGAAAGGATACAATGATTTCTCATAGTTCAGCTTTTGTGGACTGGGCATGATATCAACTATATTTTTCTCCACATGTTTACCTATCTCAATAGCATATTGCAAGGAATCCTTTCCATATACTTTGTTTCCATTTGCATCTTTTAAGGGAAACCTGCAGAATATAGAATCTGTATTCTTTAATATAAGATTTCCTACTCCTCCATGAAATACACCTGTCTCTGTTTCAATATCATATACATATCCATGATATTTTTCATGCAATACTTCAATAGATTTTATCTTGTTATCACATTCAAAGTCTGAATTTATGATTTTGATAGTAATAGTAGATTCACTACAAGTTATCTTGATATGATACTGTAATATCTGTAATAAGAGCATGTATGTCTGTGCTGTTATTTGATGAGTATTATCTATTAAATAATACGCAAGACCTAAAGCATCGTCAAGACCTTGTTTGAATCTTGACATGATTCCTGGTGTTGCATTGAGAATGTTTTGAGGAACAACTTTACATACACTTCCATCACATACATTTTTATGATAACATACATTGTACTTTGCAACAAATTCATCAATGTCTATATGAACACTAGGTGTTAACACATATTCTTTGTTTCTGTATATAATTATAAATTTAATATGTTCAATTGCTCCCAGATACGTCTTGCATTTTTTAAGAATATCAAAGTTCTTATTTCTAATCTCCCATATGTAATATGTTCCATAAATATCCTCATGTTTATATAAGCAACCAGATGCTACAAATTGCCCATAAACATATGCCTGATATGAATCACATACATGATTATATTTTTCAATGATTGGTTGTGAATGCAAGAGTTCTTGTCCAATAATGCAATCAACAGGCTTAATCATTTGAGCATTTGCATCCAACAAACTATGGTCTTCTGTTACATCAATCATACCAGATGGTGTGCAAACTCTATATATCTTTTTCATGGTTTTGTGTCTGATAATACGTTTGACTTTTGCCCAACCTTTATGTGTCCAGACATATATATCATTTGGTTGAATCTGTTCTTTGTTATATCTACCTGGTTCATCTGACTTAAATTCTTTATAAGGTGTCCAATAGCCATCAAATGATTCAAATGTATCTACATATATTTGGTGTCCTGTTTTGTAGGTGATAGGTGTATATGGCATGACACTATCTCCATAGATAACCTCTGCTTGATAGTTTGTTTCTACAAATTCTTTCGCTAACATGATCATTTCTCTACCTGTTGCTGTTGTGCATGCTGCAATATCCTTCAAATATACAGGAGATGTCTTAGCACCAATCTGACCATATAAAGAGTTTGCTGTAATTTTGTAGGCAAGCTGTAGAGCATCAAACACATCTTGTTCAAACTTGTTGAATGTGTCTGTTACATTGACAACAGAGGCTTTATTTACAACCCTTTTTGCATTAGTGTCTATATCAATGAGTTGATAAGAATCTTCTAATTCTGTAAGAATACCTGAATACTTCATACCATCTATAGAAGTAATGGTTTGATATTCCATCTTTTTCCTGGTATTCTTGCGTTCTTGCAGAAGCATGCACAAGATTTCTGCTATGATTCCTTTACGTCCATCCTTATATTGTGCAAAGATACATTCTTTCACACCAGACTTCCGTTTTTTATCCCCTGTACCTTCATATAAATCATAGCATACTTTAATATAGTCAACGTTAGGATCACTATGTACCATATATTTAGGGTCAATAACATAGCAATCATGTGAAAGGTTTCTTGCAATCATGGAAGATGGATAAAGAGAACCATAATCAAATACTACAATAGGGTCATTCAAGTATATGCCTTCTTTGGGTTCCAATACAACTGCACCCTCATAACCGTCAGTATCCATCACCATATTAGGGTCAAATGCCCTAATAACAGGGATTAGATGACCTCTGTCCATACATTGCTTGGCTATGAGGGAGAAGATTTTGATACCTTGACCTCTTTTAAATAGGTAATTAAGAGGTACAAGACAGACATTACCCATACCTATGTTGTTTTCAAGAATCTTCAACTTATGCAGAAGCCTATTCACAAGTGCGCAATCTTGTACACAATACTTAGCAATAGTGCAACGGTCTTCTGCTGTTCCAAAGAACTTCTCAAATATTTCGTGTGGCTTCAGGTCGTCCTTCTTATCGCCTATGAAAATATGTGCAACATTGTCCAGCTTATAGCTATCCAATTTATGTTCACGCTGCATAACCTTAAACAAGTCTATAACAACTGTGCCATCCATATCAAAGTATTTCAGGATGTTTTCACCAAGAGCAGATGAAGATAGCTCTTGTCTAACAAGAGTGCACTTTCGTGTTATTTTACGCCCCAAACCACAAGAAAACTCATCAATAATGTTGTTCTCTTGTGCACGAACCCAGATATACTCCATATCAAAACCGAATATATTATAGCCTGTCAGCACATCAGGATTGAGTGATACCATTAGATTTTTCCATTGCATCAGCACCTCTTTTTCAGTTTTACACGTTATGACATCTGTATTCTCAATAGGATTACATGTATTTAATGTTATGATGTTTTTATAGATAATCTCATCTGAACCATATCTATGAACTGTTGTACCAATCTGAATAACCTTATCGCCTTTCAAAGGAGGTAAAATATCGCTCAATAGTCTGTTTAATTTACCTTCAAGGACATTCTGTTCTTTTACAGTTATACGTTTTGTAGCTTTCTTGTCATCGTCGTCTTCGTCATCACTGTCTACAGTTATATCAGCAATCTTGTTGAGAATTTCAACAAGCTGAGGGAATATCTGTGAAATCCTTTCCTTATAGTTAGCAAATGCTACCTTGTGTTTGGGGTACACTCTATGAACTTTAAGGTCATCGTCTACGATGGCATCTGATACATATATTGTTTCAAACCAATACAAGATGAACTCCTCTGTTATTTCGTATCCAGCCTTTGCAATATTTGCAAGGTCCTGTGTCACTTTACGGTAATCTTTTTTAGCAACAGGGAAGTCTCCGTGACTACTTGAACATTCAATATCAAATGATGCTATCAACAAAGGTGCAATGTTATTGATATCAACTGGTATGACATTTTCATGACTTGTCTGTATATTATAATCACAACGTGTATCATTGTCTTCATTAAATTCATATTCTTTGATGCTAACCCATCCACATGGTTTGATATTTTGCTCATGAATATACCGCAAGAATGGGTCAATATTGCTTTCATAGAGTATGAAACCTTTTGACTTGAGAGACTGAAAATAGTATTTCAAATTGTTGAAAAGAGCAAGAGACTTGACAGTTACCTTGATGAACCTAAAGTCGGTGTTATTAGTGAACCCCCAGAATTCCTTCTTTTTAACAATGGACACATCTATTAAATGTTCGTCATATCCTCTTGGAATGATTTTTTTGTTGTATTTTGACTCAATACCAGTATTCCTATTTTGGAATGTGCATTTGTACCATCCGTCTTCAATCTCTGATTGCATACTTGCAACCTTTGATGCGAATACTGTGTCTGAATATTGTTCCCATTCCGCAGGTGGTTTCACATAGAAATATGGTTGGTATCCTGTTATGTTAACACAGACTGTATGTCCTTCTTGTGTACATCCATATATCATCATAGTGAATACATCAGGTTCATCAGATTTCTCACGTTGTCTATCTGATTCAGGAATATACCAATCAATAATTTGGAACGTAATATCATCATCCGCATTCAAAATGGGTGCTTCTTTCCTTGGGATTTCCATTGTATGTATAGGAATATATATATATTTTAAGTATCATTTTTTTATTTTTTATCTTTTAGATATATAATGCAGATAGGTTTTGAAGGGCTCATTATATTATCAACAGTTTTATTAATATCTTATCTAACATACAGCACGTTTTTTGATGACAACTTAGAGGCAGTCAAAAGCACTGTGGATAATAGAGACTATTATGTACAATCTGATAGAGAAGATGCAAAAGAGGCAGCTAATTTAATTGCAGAAATACGCCAACGTCTTATAATGTTGGTTGAACATATGATAAAAGCATATCCATCAGATGATTCAAAAGTTATTTTACTTAAACAAAACTTTGATCCAAATGTGCTTAAAGAAGGTGCGGATAACTCTGGATATACAAGTTATTCCATTAACAAAGGTGAACAAATCATCCTTTGCCTAAGAAGTAAAAACAAATTGATGGATATTAATGTTATGATGTTTGTTGCGATTCATGAACTTGCTCACTTGGCGAATGAGACAGTCGGGCACGATACTGCGTTCTGGGAGACATTCAAAGTGTTGTTGTTAGAAGCTATCAACATAGGTGTGTATGTGAATCATGACTTTGATAAGCAACCTGTTGAATATTGTGGTATGACCATAAACTCCAATCCATTAGATACATAAATACAAAAGAAGTTCAGATGCTGTTGGGACAAAATATTTGGTAAAATTAGATAGCAATGAAGACATTTGTACATCAGTTGCAATTGAATATAGATGTATATTAGGAATGAAACCCTCTGAATAAAAAAAGTACATATACAGGTTTTTTGGACAAGTTGTTATAACTCTTTGATATGCTCCAACAAGAACACTGATATGTACTTTTCTATATAAAAAATAAAAAATCTTAGTTTAATTATATATGCTATATGATACTGAAACTGATGAACCATATTATATAGTAAACATGAAGGAAGTTGAGCACGCATATGAACGTTGGAATAAATGCCTACCAAATATAAAACCATATTATGCTATGAAATGTAATCCAAATGCATCTATTTTAAAAAAACTTTATGAACTTGGATGCAATTTTGACTGCGCCTCTAAGACTGAAATTCAGACTATTTTAGATATATCAAACGATGCTTCAAGAATTATATTTGCACACCCTTGTAAATATCCTTCACATTTGATATATGCCAAAGATAATGGTGTGGATCTTATGACGTTTGATTGCGAAGAAGAGTTATATAAAATAAAACAGTATCATTCTAAAGCCAGAATACTTTTACGTCTTGCCGTGGATGATTCACAAAGTCTGTGTAAATTTAATATTAAATTTGGATGCAAACAAGAGGATATCCATAAATTGTTAGGAACAGCACATGAACTTGGATTGAATGTTATAGGATTCTCATTTCATGTTGGTTCAGGTTGTAATTCTGCATATACATATTATGATGCTTTAAGGATATGCAGAGAAGCATGTGATATAGCAGAAGAGAAGTATGGATTTCATATAGAGCTGATAGATGTAGGTGGTGGCTTTGTTGCACACACAGATGACCCACATGCTGTACAGTTTGAAGATATTGCAGACAAGATAAAACAAGCACAATATGAATTCTTTGACGGTAATACTGTCATGTTCATAGGAGAACCTGGGAGGTTCATGGTACAAAAATCACACACATTGATATGTTGCGTTGTTGCAAAAAAAAGAGTAAATGATAAATTTATATATTATTTAAATGATGGTGTATATGGTTCTTTTAATTGTATAATATTTGACCATCAGGTTCCGGAGTTAATTCCTGTATCTGCTACAAAATCTACAACATTATATGAATCACAAATATTTGGTAATACATGTGATTCATTAGATGAAATCAAACATTCTGTTATGCTTCCTGAATTATATGTAGGTGATTATATGTATGTCAAGAACTTTGGTGCTTATACTACATCTGCAAAGAGTGATTCTTTTAATGGTTACAAGGTAGATAGATTCATATACTCAAATGAATATGGTTATGAATAGAGCTTGGAACAAGATTCTTCTTTTGTGAATTGTTGTATGAATTTCGTTTGAGAAATGAGTTCATCGATATTGCTCATATAGTCTTCTTCGTTCCTAAAAAGATAGTCTATAACACTTGCCATACAGAGTTGATGATTTTTGATATTTGCATAAAATTTCTCAAAATCTGCATCTGGTCCTATGAGCGCATGGAACGCTTTTTTGATTTCTTCTTTTTTTGGATAGTCAAAGTGAATAATTTTATCAATCCGTCCTGGTCTTAACAGGGCTGCATCAAGCTTATCTGGGAAATTAGTAGTTATGATATTAATGATCCCTGAACCTTTGCTAAGAGTTCCATCCAAAATGTTAATAAGACAGCTGAAAGATATGTTCACATCGTGTCCTGTTCTTTCAGTGAAGTATGAATCAATGTCTTCGTATAAAATAATGGAATTATCTTTTACATCTGATGTTAGATCAATTAAATAGGAGTCTGTCATAGTCTTTGTGAAGTTCATAATGTATATTGAATAGCCATATTTCTTTGCCAGTGCTTTACACAATGATGTTTTGCCACTTCCAGGAATTCCTGACATCAATAGATTGGTTTTATGATTTCTTCCAAATTTGCTGTATTTTTCCTTAGACACCATAAAATTATCTAGATAAGTAACAATAGATTTTTTCAGTTTATTATCTATGAAAATATTGTCAAGTGTTTGTACATCCACTGTATTGAATTGTTCCCATGTACTTCCATAAGAACTACATTTACTTACATAAAATTTTACTTTGCCTTGTTCATCAATTTCTGTTATATACCTGAAAACATTGTTCAAAAACTCTTGAATTTTTTTAATATCATCATGATATATAAAGAGTCTCTGAAAATATTCCAAACCATCTGGTCCAGATTTTACATTCCCTTCTTCTATAAATTTAATTTTAAACATATCTTCATTATGGTGCCATACAAACTCATTGTGTCCAGGAAACATCAGACACTTGCCTCCATTTGTTCTTTTATATTTTGCTATAAAATTTTGTAATTTATCTTGTGGCTGTGTATGATATAATTCACCCATATAGTTCGTAAATTTATTAAGCTCCATACCATTCAGCTCTACATAATTTGTCATATTAACAAGATAGTATATTAGTATATTCTTATATATGCAATGTGCTGTATGTAATTTTCTCAATGTAAAGTAGAATGACAAAAAATACGAAAACAGATAAACCAACAAAATCTAAACAAAGACAAACAAATGGTTCTGGATTGTTTTTACCTGCTAATAGATTTACAGATATATGGGGGAATAATAAGATAAATGGTGGTCCAAATGTGCGTCAATATTCTGATGATACTATATTTTCAGATGCTAAAAACAAATTTATTTCACATATGACGAATAAAATGAAATCCAGACCCATAAAACAATCAAACAAAAACGGGTGTAAAACATGTAAAAATTACAACACAGGTCAAAGAAGATTATTTGGATTATTATAATGCCAAAAATTTATTTGGCATTTTTTTGTTTTTTTGTTTTTTTGTTTTCAAGTTTTATTTACATATTCACACGGACATGTGGTAAAGTCAATGGGGGTTCTGATGGGGCATTTGTAGATGAACTTGTCATCTTCGTGAACATAGTTTATTGATGTGATATTGCAAGCATCTTCATACTGGTGCTCAAGATATCTCATCAGACAATTCTTGTGTGTGGTTGAACATGGTATTTTTTCGCCATTTTTTGTTGTTGATACAATAGCTAGTATATCCTGTTCTACAAATTGTGATTGGCAAACAAAGCATACCGATTCAAGATGTTCTTCTGTAGCCTTTCTCAGCTCAAATGGAAGATTGCAGATAGTCCATTCAAATGTCTCTTTCTTTAGTAGTTTATGAATTCTTTTGAAAGCGCATTTATTCCTGTGAAATGTACTGATATCTTTTTGTTTTATGTTTTCAAACTTGCATATGTTTGTTTTGAACTGAATCATATCTTGTTGAATTTTGAGAACTTCAGCTGTTTTCTCAATCTCTGTAAGCTTATCTATGTAAGTTCCAGTGTTTTCTGAATAGAATACTCCATGCTTTGTTCTCAGGAATCCGTTGCAAAGGAAGTCAAGATTACGAAACGGTGGTTGCATCATAATAGGATAAGTAGGAGTTACGACATCTATGTTAATCTCAATGTTATAGCCACTAAATACGAATGGGATGTTTCCAGCTTTCATGGTCAATGTTAGCTGTTGCACGTCAAGCATTCTGCTGTATTTTGATAGGCGATTGGATATGTCATCTTTTGATGTTTTTGTGCTAATTCTGACATGTTCTTCTTCGCACATAGAATGCAGAGATTCTATGAAGAATTCTGAATCTTGTTTGCAGGAAAAGTAAATGTCCATATCATCTGGTACAAGGGTTCTTGCTGCAGATTCCGGATGAACACTGGTATCCCAGAACTGCTTATTATGCAGTAGATGTTTGTCACCTTGCGCGTAATTCCTGTATTTCTTCGAATAATGTTCTGATATAATACCGTCTCTTACGGCTCCGCCAAAGATTATGCCATCATTTTTGAACGCTCTTCTTTCAATCATATTGAAAGTAATTTGCTTGACCTTTGTCGTGTTTATATCTACGTGATGAACACTATCCGCCATTGTGGGTTTCGCTTTCGGGTTTCGCTTTCGGGTTTCGCTTTCGGGTTTCTCTTTCGGGTTTCTCTTTCGGGTTTCTCTTTCGGGTTTCTCTTTTGTCACCAATCATTTTCTTCAATGAACCAATCATTTTTTATACAAAATGCGAAAAATCAACACAAATTTATTCATAGTATGAAAAACAAATAATGAGGTAAATGTTTGTATCATACATGAAGTGATATAGGTCCATATATGCATGAGAGTACATATCAACGTTTAGAATCAGAATTTATAATACTTTTGTAGTGTCTAAGGAGTGCATCTGATATGTACTTTTTACTACATATAAGCATTTATTTACAAAAACATGCTAATGACAAAAACATGCGTATTAGTTCCTTCACATATTTCATATGATGTGCAGTTAGATTTATTGAGGAAGACAATCGTGTCTCTGAAAGAACAAACCATGAAAGCTGACATATATTTAGCAATATCATTTCAACATGAAAGATATAAAAAAGAGTTTGATGAAACAATTTTTAGAGACATAACAGATATCAATTATGTCATATCAAGTCATCAACAATATCAGATGGAACACTTGAACAATTTAAGGAAATATGCAAATGGTTATGACCTGATCATGTTCTGTGATGATGATGACACCTATGAGGCAAATAGAGTAGACACAATAGTTAAATTATATCAATATTGTATTGCTAATAAAAAAATGGGAAAGTACCTTGGTGGGTTCATTGAAATTATTGATGTAGAAATGGATGATGCACCTGAATATTGGTGTTATGCTATTACACCGAGATTGTACAATGATTTCTTTGATAGGATGAAATATGATATGGACCTTCTCAAATATGATTATGGTGATATGTACTTTAGAAATTATCTGAGATTGGTAAATACAAACATTTCATATGCTCATTGTAAATTTGACAAACCACTATACAACCATTACAAAAATCCTGATAGCATATGCTCCAGAAAAGTTCAAGATTATGCAAGATATATCAAGAATGTCATCATATTATTGACGATATGTATGTATGATATTCGGTTTCTTGAAGAAAAGGTCCAAATGAAAGAAGAGGAGATGTATTCTTATGTACCAGAACTAGACAGAATCAGAGAGATAAAAAATAAACTTTATGACAATATTGCGAAGAAGCAACTTAAATAATATACCCTGTCTGATTTTCATAGTATTATATGAAAATAAATTTCAAGAAAAATTTGATTTATTGAGAAAAAACGATTAGCTAATTGAATAAAATATTTGTATAATTGCAAAAAAAATGAGTGATAAACTTTACTTTTATTCTAAGTCCCGTGATGCTACCCTCTATACTGAACTAGCTGGTATCAAAGATTGGCGTAAGACCCTATCAAATTTTCATGTAAGTCCATTCAAGTATGAGGGCTTCACATATAACACAAACGAACATGTATTTCAAGCCAAAAAGATAGAGATTGCAGATAAAGAATTGGCTCTCATATTTACAGTTGAGAGTGGGCATGAAATTGCATTAGGAAATGGTGAAGTAGCAAGGAAAAATAGGAAGTTAGTCAAACTTACTCCTGAACAATTAAGAATATGGTGTGTCATGAAAGACAATATCATGTTTAATGCTGCTGTACAGAAATACAAGACATGTAAGCAGGCTGTAATTGTACTTAAAGCAACAAATGATGCTGAACTATGGCATATAGTATCTCGTTCTAAACCAGTAAGATTTACACCCTTGAAGATTTAAAATGGCACAAAGTTCTGTAAAAAAATATTTCATACAGATTTATTACTTTGTGTCTTCAAGGCTTTCTAATAATTATTAGAAAGATAAATTATGGTTGGATACATCGTGTAATGTATCTGATTGATTGCTTCTACATAGATATAATGGTCTTTTTAATCCATTTATATGATTATAAGATATTTTATAAATGTTTTTAGCACCATTAACATCTCTGTTCCACAATCCACAACCGCTCTTACAGCGTAAGAGACCGTGTACTAAAGCATTGTTGTCTTTCCAAGGTTTTGGGTTTTTTCTTATCATAAACTTTTCACAATCTCCTCCTTCACAATTACAACATTTGCAACTTGTTCTATACTCATCTACTAAAAAGGTATTATATCCAGACTTCTTAAATAATGTCCTAATACCTTTACCCTTAATAGGTTCTTTATATTTCATATGTTTTCGTTGCTCAAAATCACCAAAACATACAACAACCTCATCAGGTTTGCCAAATATTTTATTGAACTTATTTATCATATTCTGTTCGTTTCTTTTTCTATTGATATATCCATTCAATTTTAGTTTTCTGAATATATATCCTTCGTAAAATTGAATTAATTTATGATTGATTTCATTTTTCTTTTTGATGTAATCTTTGTATTTATTTATATCTAAAGACTTCTTGTTATATTGTGATAGTTCAGTTTCGTAGTCTATTATAGACTTTCCATCAATCCTTTCTTTCTTAAACTCCAATATGAGTTTATTGTATTTCTTACTTTTAGTTTCTTTTCTTCTGCTATCTTGTGTATATCTAAACATAGTAGCATCTTTACAGCATCCATCAACGCAATAAATAATATCACACTTTCCAGGGTCTATTGCAACTATCTTCTTATTTTGTATTTTGGTATAATCATTCAGTTCATCAATATATTGTTCTTTTGATATACTGGTATTTTTAGGTTTTGAAAACTTATCTATCAAGTCATCTCTAATCAGTAATATAGAACAACTAACACCATCGGTTTCTATCATATGATGAAATGAATATCCTTCTCTCTTAAAGCATTTCCTTTGTGTCCTAAAGAAAAAATCCCATATTTCTGATTTCCTTTTCTTAAGATTGCCTTTTGATAAATAGTCATCTTTTTTACCTTGTTCTTTTCTTAACAAAAGATTTACTATTGTTGTACTATCAAGAGTAATATGTTTTGGTATGATATCTGACCTTAAAGGAAAAACATTATTTATACTATATTCTTCTTCTTCTATATGTTTCATCATATAAATCATACAAGGTAAGTAATCAAACTGATTACAATGTATATCATAATGAATGCTATTTTTTGTAAAAATCTTATTAGGAATGATATGTTGTTTCACATTATTAATCCAAGAGTGATACATATGATGTGATTTGTATTCATATGTTTCAACATTAAGGATATCATTCTTAATTTTTCTCAATTGAGAACATAATTTATTTATCCTATTGTCCTTCTCTTTTTTAGTAAAGCTTAGTCTTCTTATTTTGTTAATGATGTATTTCTTCTTCCAATATACATTCACAAAACGCTCTACATATTCCACATAGTGTAATTGTATGTTATTTTTATACATGATAATAATATCATCTGCTAAATAGTCCAAAATTGTATTCATATGAGTATATGTAAGTTTATCATCTTGCCTTAAGGGTTTATAATGTTCTTCATAAAATGAATTGAGCTTATCTTTTAGTTCTTTTGTTTCATCAGATGGTGGTCTTCCTGAACCACCTTTAACACATACTATTTTCAAGCAATTTACTACAAAAGAATGGTCTATTTCTGGTATAGTATTATGATGGTTATAATAGTCTAATAAATACAATTTCATAAACATCAATCCGTGAATTACAATCTTATGTGCCCTCATAACAGCATCATTAATTTTAGACAGATTGATTTCAGGATGTTTAAGAATATATTTGATAGGTACTTTGACACCCTTATAGAAATCAGGAGGTTTCTCTTTAATGTTATTCATCTATTATAAGAATAAGAAAATATATTTTTAGTGTTTTCGTGTTCTATATAATATTATAGTGTAATCTTTATATAGATTTTGGAAATATAAGGTTATGAGTTTTAGAATAGATGTGGGTATTTTGCTATGAATTCTTCCCATTGCTGTCTAATTTCAGGGTCTTTCATAATATATTTATTGTTTTCGTAATTTTTCTTCTGGTCTGATAACCAACACCCTTTATCGTCCAAATCTTTACTTGATGGTAATTTATTATGACCTTCTATATATTTGATAACAATCAATAAATTGTTTCTCCATATATCACACTTAGATGTAAAATATTCACAATATTCATTCATAAATTTATTCCATTCATTGTATATTATAGGATTATATTTCATAATTTGTTCTTTTTGCTTGTAATTTTTCAATTGATGACTTAACCATTTTCCTAAAAATGCTATTTCATAATCTTTATCAACTTCAGATGGACGTTTTTTATTCATATCCATATAATTCTTTAATTTCTCAAATTTTTCAAACCAAATTTCTTCATTTCTTCTGAAATATTCATTATATTCTTCAAGAAATAATTTGAACTCGTCATAAATATTCTTATTATTCATACTTTTGTTTTTATTTTTGTAATTTTCTATTTGAGACGATAACCAATTAGATAAATATTTACATTCTTCATTATGTTGAGAAGGACGTTTTTTGTGTATATTGATATATTCTTTTATTTTTGATAAGTTTGAATACCATTTATCATCATCACTAATAAAGTAGTCTTGGTAATCCTCAATGAATAAATTCCATTTTATACATATATCTTCATTTTTCATAGCATTTATTTTATCTCTATAATTCTTTTGCTGACATACACACCATAAACCCAACGATTTAATATCAGGGGTTTTATCACTACAACTTGGTCTTTTATGATTGATATCAATGTATTCTTTTACTTTATCCAAACTATCATACCAAATATCTTCATTAGATTTTAAATATTCTTTATATTCTTGAATAAAGTTAAACCAGGTATCAAATATCCTTTGTATTTTCATAATATTTGTTTTACTTTTGAAATCTCTGTTTTGTTGCACTAACCATTTAGCAATTGATTGTATTTCTTTACCTTTATCACTACTATTTGGTCTCTTTTTATTACAATTAATATAATCTTTAAGTTTATTCAAATTATCATACCAAATATCTTCATTAGATTTTAAATATTCTTCATAGTCATCAATAAATTTAGACCATAAATCATATATTTCTTTAATCTCAAATATAAATTGTTTTTCTTTATAATTTTTTTGCTGAGATTGTATCCATCTTGATAAATATTGTATATCCTTATCATCTGAATGTGATGATGGCTTCTTTTTATGTTTTTGAATGTATTGCATTACTTTCATCAAATTTTCATTCCACTTGTCTTCTTCTGTAAGAAAATACTGCCTATATTCCTCTAAAAACCTATACCATTCTGACTTAATGTCAGCATTCTTGAATGCTTTTGTATCTTTTCTAAAAGTATTTTGTTGTGTATTAATCCATCTTGCTAATTTAGCTATTAGTATATTTTCATCATATAATGATGGCCTTCTTTTGAAAGCATTAATATATTTTTTTACTTCTTTAAAATTATCATACCATATTTCAGTATTACTTAAAAATAAATCTTGATATTTAGTCGTAAATTCAGTAAAGAGTTCATAATAATAATTTTGAACCATTTTATTTGTTCTGCTCCTGTAATAATGAATATGATTAGCAAGAAAATGACCTAAAGAACTTATATGTCTATCCTTATTTTTACTACAAGGCAATTTACCACATCCCTTAATATATTCTTCTACCATTTCAAGTTTCTCCTCCCAACTCATCACCTTAAACTCCTTTACACCAACAATGCAATTACTCAACAATACCTTATCATTCTCTACTAATTCTATTTCTTTATCTTCTTTACTATGATAGAAATCTACAGCATTTACCTTGATTTTGTCCTTAAACATTATGTCATATTCTTTGATTGATGATAATGTCTCTAATATTTCTTCATATTCTTCACACCAAATATAAATATTGGCAATCTTATAAGAATTGTTCTTATCTGTTCTGGTTGCTCTACTAATTCTTTGTATAGTAGTAATCTTATTTTTAGGAGCATAACTGATATAGATACTATCACAAGATGGTATATCAATACATTCGTTCAGTATCCTAATATTGAATAGCAGTTGTATTTTATCATTATTATTAGCAAAGCTTTCTAACACGCTCTTTCGTTTCTTCTCACTATTCTCGCAACTAATGCTATTCGTTTCAATATCCATAATGTAAAACTCATTCAAAGTCTTCATACACTCTATCATACCCCTCATATCTTCTGTGTCTTTACAATAGACTATACACTTTCTTGAACCATTATTTGCTATACACGAATATAAGAACTTACATCTATTCTTAATTATATTATCAATCTCATAAATAGATAGTTCTTTGTCAAGCTCTTTATTATTTTCGTGTATAGAAGGCAACCATATTTTATAATCTGTTATATATTTATTAGCAATAGCATCTGTAAATGTCATTTGATACACTACATCTCCAAACAACCATTCCATATCAAATGCTTCATCATCATATTCAATATCATAAATCCTTGGTGTTGCTGACATAAACAGTATTTTATGGTCTGACATCAATAACTTAAATATATTATTCTCATTATCTGATATATTAGCTTTTGACAGATTATGAAACTCATCAACAATAAATAAAGCATTTTGAAACAAGTCTAAACATTCTGCTACCAAGTCCATAGAGTTGTAAGTACAACTAATTAGAAGCTTGTTCTTATTTCTAATGATGTCTTTGATACTATCTATATCTCTATTACCATCACTATCAACTAACAAAGTATTTGTCTCATCATATCCATATTCAATAAACCTATTTAAGTTTTGACTTGCAAACTCTCTTAATGGTGATAAGATGATGATATGACTATAATCAGAAGAAATCATATAACTTGTATATGTCTTACCACAACCACAAGGAAGAGATAAGACGCCTCTATTGTTGCTTTCAAAATGTTCTTTGAATTTAGCAACTGCGTCTGTTTGATATGAATATGGTATTATTTCAGTCTTTATAATTTCTTGATTATTTTTATCTTCATAAGGCAACTTAACAAAGTAAATCTTATTATCATCAGAAACTTCTAATAACTTATCTATTTTTGTACTACAATCAATATTGACAACATAAGGACTTAATTTTGCTGTATATCTAATGTTTCTTGATAAGCAGTTTGTATAATAAATAAATGTATTGATATCTCTTAAAAAATTGCTTCTCATCATAATACCAGATATGTCATCTACACATAAACCATTATTATAACCATTTTTGCATTGGACTATAGAACATTTGTCATTATCAAGTTGTATGATATCAATACCAATATCTTTATGGCAATGTAAGTATTCTTCTTTGATGTCTGTTCTCAATAATCTCATATCATTATGTGAATCAATCAAAGAATTCTCTATCAATATGTTTTCAGGACATTCATTCCATAAGTAAGCATTCTTACCAATATTTTGAATAATAAAGTCTTTAACATACCTTTCATATAATAGACCTTTTTCTTGGTTATTCATAGTGGTATATGTATTTTATACTATTATAATCAATTTTTTATATCTTGCCTTCTTACAAAATAATATCGTTTTGTTCTTATATTTTTTGGTTCTGCTTTGATGGTGTATTCAGTACTCAATATTTGATATTCATTTTTCAATAGATGGCGAATAATTGATACATATGGTCTCTTGATTTTATCAGGATATGAAATTGCTGTTATAGTACTCATAGAAAAATAATTATGTATTCTTGGTAAAAAATCCATTATCTTCTCTTGTAGTTCTTTATCTTGGTCTAATTCATATAAAATAAGACAATTAGTTTCTTTTAGATTTAACAAATCAATTAGTTCTTCTCTTATTTGTTTTTGTTGTTCTGGATACAATTCAGTTTTTTGTCTCATTATGATAATAATGTCTTATAATATACTTAATATATTCTTATGTTGTTTTATATGTTTTAGGTTTTCTGTATCTTGTTGATAGTTTTCGCGTGTATTGTCTTAACCCTTCTTTGTTGTAAGCATTATTGAAATAGTTCTTATAATTCTCTTTTCTTACCATCTTAATAGCATTATTGATTTCATTATTTAACTCATCATACTTTAGCACATTCTTATTCAATTTGAGATAGTGCTTTATTTGATTGAAGTAATTTTCTATTGGAGCATTTGTTGTTGGGGTGTATGCTATTGAAAATAGATATTTACTACCACTATTAATAATAGCATCTTTGACAAATTGATTATTATGGCTTCCAGCATTATCCAATACAATGAGATAATTCTTGTATTTACTAAATACATATTCTTGTAAGAAATCTACAAACCTTTCTTTAGTCATACCACCTTGTTGGTATAATTTAGAACCCACACATCCTGAATTATTGATTGCTACTAATAATGTAAATTTCCTAAATACATAATTGTCATCTGTTTTTACAACACACTTATTACCTAATTGACACCTACTATATTCTAACATCATAGCAGGTTGTATGGAAGTTTCATCTAAACATATAATTTTATCAATTGGATATTTACTTACTTCATTATAAAACTTGTTTAACTCATTCTGTTTATTTATTTCTACACCATACCTTGTTGTTGAAAAATGCTGATGTTTAGTTCTTTTTCTTGTCTTATTATTGTCTCTTAATACCTTGCCTAAATGTTGTGATGTAATACCAAATGAAGGATATTTATCAAGTATTAATTTCTTTAGTTCAGTCATAGTAATCTGTTCGTTTTGTTTTAGCAGTCTAATAGCATATTTAACTTGCTCTTTTGTTATTTTGTAAGACATAGAAGGTCTATTAAGTCTTTCAATATGTCTGTATGCCTTGTATTTCATAATCCATCTTCTCAATGAAGACTTCTTACAATCAAAAATATTACATACTTCGTTTAAACTAACATCATTTTGTAAATAGTACTTAACAGCTGTAATCTTGTAGTCTTGTGTTTTATGTTTCATAATAATACACAATAAAAAATAATATATTTTGTGCCGTTTTAAATCTTCAAGGGTGTAAACATCTTGAAAAAATAAGAGATACTATCAAAAATCTTCCATAAAATTGCTAAACAAAAAGCCAGCTCCTATACCCATTCCAAAAACCACACCTAATCCCATAAGAATATATGCACCTATAATATTGGATTGATTTTGCTTGTCTTTAGGTTTTTTACGCTCCTGGCTAAGTAAATATAGACCAGGAAAGAAAAATGCTAAACCTAATATGATAAATATCATAGTGGATATACCTGCTCCTAGACCTGCACCCAGTCCAAACTTGAATGATTCAATAAACCAGTTATTTTTTTTAGCCATAACCTATTATGATAAGATAAAATTTTAATTCTATATATGGCTATAGGTTACATATTTCTGAACATTTTTATTAAGTAGTATATTATAATGAGAATCAACAACACGATAAGTATGTATATTATAATATCTTGCAATTTCAAGGATTTTCTAAGCCAATAATATTCACGTAATTGAGGATAAAGGTTATATGACAAAACCATTGCATTACTTACTGCACTTTCCATAGTAGTATAGTCTACATAACTTTTTCCATTTTGCGTTCCTACATTGTATAAATTAGATATAACATCACTTTGAAATGGCAGAAATTGTGTACCTACTGTGTTAAAATAAGCTTCATCATGACTTTTCCATTCTTTTTCATGATAATATTGATTCGGGTTTAGAATTGCATGATAATTATCTGGAAGGTCTGGATATATAGACCCTTTTATTTGTCTGTGTGTTTCTATATACAACTCTTCAGGTGTGCATTCGTTTGCACTTTTGGAGATAACTTTACTTTTAGCTTTGGGAATACTGATACCAACACTGAGAACTGTCTTATAACCATCTTCAATATGTCCCATGTAATCACTCAAAGCTATGACAACAATGCCCCAATCTGTATCTAATGTTATACCATTGATATGAGGAATATCAACTTTATCTTTGAAATGATATGTTATAGAAATATATTCGTTATATTCAGTAATTTTGGACCACTCATGAAACTTATGATAATCCCCGAAGGCATTTTTGATATCTTTATTAGTTTTTAGAATACCTGATATATTTGCAGGCGGAATTGCTAATACCAATTTATTAAGATGAATTTTGTGTTGATTTTCAAGAACTATGTAATCTATTTGTTTTGTTTGCTCATTATAATGCAGATGTAATAATTCTTTTCCTAATACAAAATCAACATTTCTACCTTCTAAAAATGTTTTCCAATGTCTAAAAAGAGATTTATCAAGAGGTTCCTTTGGTTGTATAATATCAGATGTGCTATGATTCATTGCACTCAAAAACTTATTTAAAGAATATTTATGAATGTCTGTTCCATCTGCAACTCTGCATATTCTGTCAAGTTTATCAATAATTACTTCAGAGAAATTATGTGTTTTAGCAAATGTGGCTAAACTTATTGAATTTCCATAATTGGGATTGAATATATATATCATATATGCATACATAAATGCTAATATTTCATATACAGACAAAAATATATAAAATTTTTTAGCAATATCATTTGATGTGTACTTATATGGAACAAATACATCCTCTTGAACCAGACCTATTTCTGACATTATATGAAATAAATTCACATAGAATGTAAAATATACTCTGGGACTATGTTCTGTAAAAAGTCCATCTTTAGTTCTAATGACTCTATGGCATCCTCCTATGGTTTTTTCTCTGTCAACTACCAATATTTTCAAACCCATGCGGCTACAGCAATGTGCCAATGTAAGACCAGCAGGTCCTGCACCAATAATGACCAAATCATATTCCTTTTTCATTGTTATAATCTAAATACATATAAGATTTATTACATACAAAAGAACATCCTATGATTCCTAAGATTATTCATCAAACATGGCGTTCAGACAAACTTCCAAGTATTTTTGAGAAAATTAATGAAAAAAACAAAGTTTTGAATAGCGAATTTGAATTCAAAATGTGGTCTCATTCACCAGGTCCTCCTGATATTGATGAATTTATTAAGAAAGAATATAATGACATATACCATATATTCAAAGGTGTCAAATATGGTGTTCAGAAGGCTGACATAGGAAGGTTAGCTATTTTACACTATTACGGAGGAATCTATTATGACCTTGATATTATGTGTATAAAACCTCTTCAATCATTGATTGATTTGGGTACAGATTGTGTTTATATGGCATTGGAACCAGCTGAACAGACCAAAAAACTGTTCAATGATGACACTATACTTTGCAATGCTTTTATTGCTGCACCTGCAAGACATCCATTGTTTAAAGCTGCTATGGATGAAATTAAAATGCTGTTTTTGAAGCATGGTAGTGCTATTTACAATTCTTTCAATATATTTGGTTCAGATTTGCTGGCAAAATGCATGCATAATAAGGATATCATAAGAAATGTGAAGTTTGTGAATAGAAAACTGGTGTATCCTATAAATGATCCCAAATTTACTGATTTGCCTTCATCATCATCTGATATTGTTATGTTGAAGTCCGGAGATTTTGGACAAGCCTATATGGTACATTATTGGATTCATAGTGACTTTGAATCCAAAGAACTTATTGAAAAATTTGCATATGATGATTCCAAAGATATTCACCAAAATATATTCAAATTCTTCCAACAACTGTATCCAGGGCATAAATATTTGCAACAGTGAGCAAATTTTGTAGTACAAATTAGTATATTTCTATATGTAAATTAGGAATGTTTGTTGTTTGTAATGATGGTAATTGTGGCGACGGAGATTTGGAGTACAGACCTGTATTCAATGGAGATAATGATATCCAAGATTCATGTCCTATAGATGCATGCTTTCCTTTTTGTGATTTTTTCATAATGAATATTTCTGCATTATAACGATAATGCATATTTTGTATTAATGGTAAAGTTCTCAAATATTTTGTATTTGCCCACCAAAAATTGCCACTGTAATGTGGTGTTAAATTATATGACGTATATTGATGACCTACAGTCAGTATATTACCACGAAGAAGGCGGATACACACATGCCATAGTTTGATCATATAGAACATCATGAGATTTCTCCAATAATGTTGTCTATGTGTTTTATTAGTAACACCTTTAGAATGCAAATAAAGTATAAAAGCATCTGTATATTGGCTGAATTTTAGTATATAATTTATTGTACCATTTTCGTGAGTATTATCTTTATGTGCTGGTAAAACAGTTATTTTGTGATATAAATTTGATACTTTTTTGATATCATCAACACAGTTAGGGCAACTGCATCCAATAAAAATTTGTTCACATACCTCATAAAGTCCACTTTCTAAAAGATTGTTTATTATTTCATCAAATATATAATTCCAGCTTCCAATATTACATATATGTATGAATATGTATATAGGTTTATTAGGAGATAATACATTAGATTTATCAAAGTTTTGAAAAGTAGTAGAATTATGCTTTGGTTTGCATAAACGAGATATTAGATTATTTGTTGTGTCATTATGCAATAATACCACAATCAATATTGCAAACAACAATATGAAACAAATCCATGTTATCATCATATTATGAGTATATAAAATATTCTATAAGACGACCTCCTATATGAAAGTCATAAATGAATAAACTGCAAGACCTCAACTGATAGTACCAGAATGTAAAAAATTGAAAAGTTGCCAATGAAAACCTTTTATGGATATAGTAATTTGTTTATATAGCCTTATAATGATAAAAATGTGTAAAAACACAACATGTATGTATTCATCAAGAAAATATTTTTGTCTCATGCATAAAATACTTAAAAACAATTCAGATATATTACTTAAATGATGATAGAAACATATTTTCAAGAAATTGACAGTGAACTCAAAGCATATATATTGGGTACAATTGTATTTAATATAAAGAATGCAGATGCAGATGAATTGGTTATTCAACTAGAGACTTTGCATAGTATATCTCCTATTATCAATAATGAATTGCAAAAAATTGGAACAAATTTTGAGAGCGATATGTTTGTTATCAGATCAGCGAAAATGATTAATGACATTCACAGACATACTTCCAAACTCAGCATAGATATTGCAGATTTTGTAAAGAATAACAAAAAAGAATATGTTGTAGAATTTTTGAAGGCATATTTTGAAAAACACGCTACTATCAGTCATATAGGAACATTAAATAATACAGACCTTACTGATACAGGTGGTTATATTTGTAATATAACAGAATATTCTAAAAACAATCTTGAAGTTTTCAATGAGTTTTTCAATGTTCCAACCAAGATGTCAAATATATTTAACCTTGTGCAGTTGTCATATACTAATGTGAATATTATTGACCTTCTGGGCATCATTTACAAGAATCATCAAATGCATATTAATCATGACATTTATATGAAATTTCTAAAGCTTTTGAACAACGAAAGACCTGTTCTCAAGTACATGAAGATATCAGATGACGCTGTTATTCCAACGAAAGCAAATTTTTCTGATGTAGGTTATGACTTGTCTATTATTGGTGTGCACTCAGTTATGTCTTCAACAACTACTCTTTATAAAACAGGGATTAAGCTTGAGATTCCCATTGGATACTATGTAGAGATTGTTCCCAGGTCATCAATCAGCAAATCTGGCTACATTTTAGCCAATTCTATAGGAATCATTGACTGTTCATATAAAGGCGAATTATTAGTCGCTCTGGCAAAACAAAATCAAGATGCATCTGATATAGTATTCCCATTCAGATGCTGTCAGCTTATTATGCGTAAACAAATTTTTCCTGACATGATTGAAATTAGTGAAATAGAAACTACCAAACGACTAGAAGGTGGGTTCGGATCATCTACATAAGTATTTTTTCATTTTTTCATATACAATAAAATATATTGCAGATGCGCCACCCAAATACGCCATGCGATATGGCAAACCAGACACAAGATTTCTTAACAGATTACCATTCAATTCAATATTCCTCTGACCACACATTATTTTAGTTTTTACAACATCTATTGGATTTGTTATGGCAGCAGCAGTCATTCCAGCAACTGCTCCTAGAACCATGGTATTATCATATGTTTCTTTCATATTATCATATAATGTCAATTGAATCGCTCTAAATGGAAGGTCTCTTGCTATTAGACTGATATAGCCTTTATACAGCCCTCGTAGTCCTAGATGATGAAAAGCATCAGATACATTGTGATATCTTCCAACTTGTATGTTTTGTTTGATAACTTCACATGGTGTCAAAAATATACTTCCTAACATGTCACTTGCAATAGCAGTACCTAAGTAGATATGTAGATGTGAGGTATTTGGATACTTATTTAGAAGATATATCTTTATATTTTCATATGTTCCAAATACTATCATCGCATACATAGACTGTGTTGAAATGGTATAGGTATAACCTTTGTATAATGATGCTTGTGTAATTGTGTTGTTTTGCCTTCTTGATTTTAAGGTATCAAATGGAAACATGATGCTGACTGATATAGCACGGGCTATAGCTACTGATGATAAAATATTTATCCTATCTTGAATAGATGCATCCATGTGTATCTATTATAAGCTATTGCTTATATTTTTTCAGAATGACTAATGACATCTATGTTCACCATTCACACTGATATATTCATCAATTCCTATAGCAACTTGTAGGTATTCAACATTATCACATGAACTCATAAATACCCTAAAAAATTCTTCATAAGGTATTCCGTTTTGTAATGCTTTCAAGTTATTGAGAATCATGTTATTTAATTTTGGAAGAGTCTCTGAATTCAATTTATAGAATGATGTTAAGAAATATGTAGACATACATGGTTGTATGCGTCCTATATTCTTATCATTATCATAAAACGAGAAATTGAAATTTTGGTTTAATGCATATCTTCCTGATATCTTGAAGAAATTTTTGCATGATATTTTGTTTTTTGTCAAGTATTCAATCACTAAATGTGTTTGTGTTGCTTCTGCCAAGGATTTAGAAGGACCATTGCATAATATACTTCTCATGTTGTTGATATTATAGACATTTAAAAACATATCACATGCATTTTTTAATACAGTTTCTTGACTATCTGAGAAATCAGAACAATCAATGAGTAATATTTGAGCATTAGGTATATATTTGCGAACAGATTCAATTGTTTTCAGTGTTTGTTCAAACCTTTCATCATGAGTATACACTGACCTTATGTTGCTATATGTAAGTGGTTCCGATGATGTTTTAATAAGTGATGAAATCATGACAAGGTTCTCAATATTAGTATCCATGTATATTTTATCATACCTTTCAAATGTTTAAGTTCAGTGCATTATCAACAAGCTCTAAAGAATAATTAATGAACATGTTATTTTTACTAAATGACTCGCTGCAAATTAAAAATTTGTTATTATACATAGTTCTGATTTGTTCACGAACAATTACACTATTAACACCACATTTGCAAACATAAATGTTGTTATCCTTTATTGTGTAGTTTGGATACACTATATGCAAATTATCAAGGAGTATATTCCTAATCTTTTCAGAATTACTATCATGCTCATTGAAAGAAATTAATTTATGCAGCATGTTTTTTATATTATATGCATTAATGCTATGCAATGTATTTAGTAGTGTCAACTGAGCATTATTCCAAAATGTAAATGCCAATAAATTGGTTTTTGAAATGGTGGTTATTAACATGTCCGAACTAAATGTATTATGATTAGATGTTCCTATGACAAATTTCCGTTTAATATATTTGATTGATTTCACATCATTATTGTATATGATTTTACCATTTTTACTATTGATATACGAAATCATATTACTGATTAGTTCATTGATAGATTGAATAGAAACATAATAGTACTGAGGGACACATCTTGGGCTATAAACATTACGCAATTGTGTAATTGGGGACATAATGTCGTGTGTAAACATATTTATACAATCCAGAGCATTCATGATTTCAAACAAGCCACCAAATGTATTATCCAAAGAATTCAGTTCAGTTATATCATCCGATGGTAATAAACTATTGTACAATTCTTTGAATGTGTATGTCATAAGTATCTGTTGAGGTATCAATTTAGATTTTTGCAATAAATTTTTAATAATTGTTGTAAATTTTTGGCTGAATTCGGTGGCAAATCTTTCTGTTTTTATATTGAACCTTTTCAGTAAATTTATGTAAGCTTTATGATTATCATTATATAGAGAAAAATTGTGATATGAAGTATCATATACAGGCACTATTGAATTTTTTCTTTCTATGATCTGTACCTTGTAACCAATATCAATGCATCTGATTGCAGCATATAGGGATGATATACTACATCCAATAATGATTATGTTGTTTGATTTTTTCATATAATTTATCTATATATAGTAAGATAGATGATGTTAAAAATCTTTTTATTAATATTTATAATCATAATTACTTCTTATATAATCGTGTTTGGATGGCAAATTCCACATCAATCTGGAATTGAAATGTTCACAAATACACCATCTGCGACACCATCTGGAACACCATCTGGAACTGCGCCAATAACCATATATGAAAATTGTAATTATACAGGGCGTTCGTTTTCTTTTACAAACGAAGGCAATTATATGCTAAAGAATACATCATTAGCTTACATTCCTTTTAGATCTATACGTATTCGCCCAGGATATACTGTGCATGTATATGAAAAAGATGCGAATGCAGTAGATAAGGGTTTCTCAATTACATTAACACATGATCAAGCATGTTTGCCAGAAGATTTCTATAATATCATGACATCTATTAAAATTGAAGTAAATGCTGCTCCTGGTGCCAGAACTGCCCCGCCTATTATAACGTTTAAAGAATGCAATTATAATGGTATAGGTGATTTATATTCATTAGGGCAACATGACAAAAAGAATACTATCAAATCTATGCTTATTCCCGCAGGGTTCCGTGTACTTCTGTATAAAAACAGTGAAAATCAAACAAAACAATTAATCAATATTTATCAAACCAATCAAACATGCTTACCTATTGATATATACCCATTAATTACATCATTAACTGTAGAACGTGATGGCGATACACATAGTGCAAAATATGATGCATTATCTCCATCTACTGATACCTATCAAGATCCTGAATTATTCATGATAGATTTGGATTCTAAAATGCGTTCTCAAGGTGATTACTTAGGTTCTGATTTAATCAAAAACTATGTGTATACATCAGATTTTTTCCAACAGAGACCTCAATCTGATAATAGAGATTTATTATCTATGTATGAACAGTCTATACAGATGGTATTGCAATCACATATGTATAATGACAAAAAAACTATTGATGACCCTATAAGTGATGCATATTTGCCATATACAAGCAATCTATATTTATCTCACTATAAAACACCTGAACAAGCTAACAACGAATACATCATAATGAGTGTAATCAAAAGTGTTCTAAATCGTAGTCCAACATCATCAGAGTTAATTAGATACAGTGAACAAATTGAAAACAATGAACTTGATGAGCATTTGTTAAAAATACAATTGATGAATTCAACTGAATACAGAAAAAATATTAAATTACAATCTAATGATGTGGCAATTGACCTTGAATATGCTTATGCAAAAGAAGATATGATATCTTATGTATCAAAATTGTATTTTGATGAACGCAGTATTGAAGTACCACGTGTTATGTTATTACCTTTGAGAGATCTTTATGTATACTTACAAAACAATGAATACTTATTTAGAGCAGTTTTGACACATAGTAATTATTCATTATTTGAAAAGGAGGTATCTGAAACAAGATTATTAACAAAATCATCATTAGCAGAAATATTCAATAGATATTTTTTGTTATACGACATCAAAGTCATTGCAAATACTATTAAACGAAATGATGTTTTAAAAAGAGGCAACAAATCAGGAAGCGTGGGTTCTATGTATTCTCATTCAGGTTTGCAACCAAACTCTTTAGATAATGCATGCAAAAACCAAGATACATCTGCTATATATTTAAAAATAAATACAGATGCTGATAATGTTTTTGACTTACATAATATAGCAATTTGTGCAACTCCAACAACACCTGCTTCTGCATCCTTCACGCCTGCTCCTGCTCCTGCATCCATGGCTCCTGCTCCTGCATCCTTCGCACCTGCTCCTGCGCCCTTCGCACCTGCTCCTGCATCCATGACTCCTGCTCCTGCGCCCTTCGCACCTGCTCCTGCATCCTTCGCACCTGCTCCTGCATCCATGACTCCTACTCCTGCATCCTTCGCACCTGCTCCTGCGTCCTTCGCACCTGCTCCTGCATCCATGACTCCTGCTCCTGCTCCTGCATCCTTCGCACCTGCTCCTGCGTCCTTCGCACCTGCTCCTGCATCCTTCGCACCTGCTCCTGCATCCATGACTCCTGCTCCTGCATCCTTCGCACCTGCTCCTGCGCCCTTCGCACCTGCTCCTGCATCCATGACTCCTGCTCCTGCGCCCTTCGCACCTGCTCCTGCATCCATGACTCCTGCTCCTGCATCCTTCGCACCTGCTCCTGTATCCTTCGCACCTGCTCCTGCATCAATGACTCCTGCTCCTGCATCCATGACTCCTGCTCCTGCATCC